CTACAATGTATTTAACGATTCAAAAAAATAGTTCTGAACTGGTCCAGAACTATAACTTTCAAATTTTGTCGTATTGATACAAAATTTATTAGATTTTTTTACAAGATTCATGATTTGTTAGATCTAGAAGGGGTCTAGAATCTATTTTTAACGAAGTGGTTTAAATATTTTTTTCTGGTAGACAAAATTTCAATCTATATAAGTCAATCAAAACAACGATTTATTTTTCGTTTCAACTAGCTTGAACTTGTGTCCGTATACTCGTTGATTAGATCGTATAGCAGCTGAAATCCTACCATGAGGTATTTTGAATTCATCTTCTGCACAGCTCATGGATTCGTAAATTTTACCTGTATCTACATCAATTACTTGTACTTTTCTGTAAGTATTGCAAATCACGTGTGTACCATTCTTAATTGATCTCAATTGATTTTCTCTTGGAGTTACCCAAGTGAGATTAGAAACGCAGTTGTTTTCTCTATTTCCGTCTAAGTGATCAACTTGTATTTTAGACGAAGGATGATCATTGAATACAAAAGCCACTGCTACAAGACGATGAACAAGAAAATCTTTATTCTTTCCATTCTTCGACAACACAACACTCAAGTAACCTGACGTCTTTCCTTGGCTTAGTATTTTTCCTTTGAACGAGTGAGATGCGGTTACTTGTCCCTCAGTGTAATGCTTAGAGTAAGTCGTGGTTCGATCCAAACTTCGTACACGACCTAGATTGCTTACTTGATAGTATCCTTCGTATCCCTTAACATCCTTCCAAATCTCTTCAGACATTTTTCGATCAACCTTTAAAACAATTTCTTACTTCTAATGTGATTTGTTTCTTTGTATTTCCAATCCCCTTCAATCGCTTTCTGTACTTCAACAATGTCAAAAGCAACCCTACAAGAATTCTCATTCTTAAGTTGTTCGATAGTGAATCCATATGAAGCTGCTAAATCTTCAAACTCTTTGTATGTCGCTTCGTCACAAGTCTCTAGGAAACTCATATTAGATTTTGTTTTTACTGTACGTGATTTATCTGAAAGAGAAATAGTTCCCCACTTTCGTGTAAATAGTTTGTTGTATCCTGTTCTAAGCCTATGACTAACAGAATCCGCAGAAAATGCCGGAAATTTCTTAAGTGCGTCTAATGACGTCATGCCAAATAAGTGGGTCTTAATGTCAGTGTATGAACTTTTTGCAATGAAATCATAACACTCTGCGAGATATCTATTTTTAACTCCTTGGGCTGAATCATTCGCAGGAGATAATCCGCACACAACAACCCTATCTGGATATATCCATCCGAATTCATCTGACCATACTTGACCTTTATCATTCTTCTTTCTACTATCCTTAGAAGGGTCGTATGTTTTGTCTCTCCAATCCAGCATATTCTGTAAAACAGAAAACGGTTCTCCATAATGGAATACAGGTATCAACTTTTCTGGACTTTTTAATTTTTTACGCATGTAAAGATAGTTTTCCCAAGATTTCTTACCAGATTCTATATAATCTTCTCTCTTTTTTGGAATTCCAAACTTTCCTGGAAGCGTATCCAGCTGTGCTATAAGACAGATATCATCATCTATGCTGTTTACAAAATCAATATATTCATCTACATCTAGATCTTTAGCCTTTCCTGTATACATACTATATGCTCCAGAATCAATAAATAATGATTTTACAACTCCGTCTTTTTTGAGGTCTAGCATACACTGTATTGAACTTTTATCTAATTGTGTTACCAGTACATCCATTGGTTTGAAATCTGGAATGTTAGATAATAAGTTTGCCATTGTTTTTGTTAAACCCCCAGAAAAGATATATCGTTCCATTTCTTGTATCTCCTTTATGTTAATTTCTACTGTGTTTTTGTCTGTGTTGAGAAAATGCGTATCCTAAGATTGCCCCTTCTGCCATATGTCTAGTTCTTGCATCTCTAGACTCTCTATACATGTCTTCTGCATCACGTGATGCTTGTTCTGCATCTCGTGCAGCTCGTTCACTTCTTTCGTAACTTCTTTGGGCTTCTCTTGCAGCTTGTGTATGCTCTTTCTCTTTGTCGGCAAGATATTCTTTCATTACAGTATCAACGATAAATTCTAAACTGCCTGTAATAGCATCAATCATTTTTAATACTTTATTTCTGTAATATGAAGTTTTGAGAGGATCGGGCAGAGAAAGTTCCTCGTATAATTTTCTGTACTTTGATAAGCAATTATCGAATCTATCCTTATATGGTCGAATTCTTTGATCAAAATCTTTCTGCCATGTTTCTACACAATGCCTATATTCTGCATAATCTTTACAGTCAGCTTGATAAACTGTTTCAGCTTTCTTATCAGCTTCTTCTAGAGCATGTTCATAGTTAGCGACAATCTGTTTATAATCATCTGTATTTTCCCAAGCTTCTTGCTCTTGTTTTTTTAAATATTTACCAATTCTGAAAGTAGCAAAAAAAGAAATGAGTACTAAAGCTGTACCAGAACCTGATCCACTTTGAATCGTACTGCCAATGAACCCTGTTAGAATCAACCCAATAGCATATCCCCACATATATTTAGATGTAGGACAAGATAGGTCTGGTTTAGGAATTTCTTCTAACTGTTTTTGAGGCTTGCTATGTCCAAAATTCTTAACATTTGTAGGACAGATAAACCGATTATCTGATTTAAAATCCTCTACAGCTCTCTTAGCTTTCAAAGCTGACTCTTCAACTTCATTCAGCTCAATAATCTTTTGTTTCATTTCTTCTTTTTTACTCATTTTTTACACCTCTTCGTTTGTACAATCAATTTATAGTCAAATAAGAATTTGGATATTATAGCAGATTTCCCTAGCTTGCTTTCAGATAAACTGTTTAAACAAGTTAAACATATCTTTTTTAAATCTTTATCATTACATTGACTATGTATATAGCTTATAACGATGTGTATTGGTAAAACATGCTTATCAGATGTATTTTGAAGATTCCAAGATATCATACTTATTGGAATATTCATACCTATGAAAGATGGACATTGAGAAATATATTCAATGTCTTTTTTATCTAACTTATTTAGACAATCTATATCCGAAAAACTTCTGATACAAGATAATATATTGTATTTCCTGTATAAATCACATTTCTGCTTATCTCTTGATTCGGCATAAGAAAATATATCATTTTCTGTAGGGCATCCCAATTCAACACACTTAGACCTACTTATTATAGTATCAGGAACCTTAGTAAAATTTCTACATGTAATGATAATATAAATATGACTTGGAGGTTCTTCTAAGATTTTCAGTAATGATTGAGAAGCTGAATTAACCCCTTCATCTATATTTTCTATACATAATAGAATATTATTCTTTAACGACAAACAGTTAGCGATTGTTGATTTTATCTCAGAGACTTTAGGATCAACTTTGATAAAATCATCAATTTGTAATAATTCAGCATATTGTTTTGCAAGATAAGTTTTACCGCATCCTGAATTGCTATACAAGAGCAAACTATGACAATCATATTCAGCCAATGTAGCTAACTGATTCAATGCATTCTGTTGAAATTCAAATCTCAATTCAAATATCCTCCATCAAAGGAATCTGTTTAAATCCTATACAAGAAATAAGTGTTATGAACAAAGAGTACTGGTCACAAGATGTTGACCTATACTTATTAAGTACAAAGTAACAATTAGAAAATACTGTATAAATATCCGAAACGTTCCAGCATTTATAGTTATTATGTTTATTACAAACAAGCTTTTCAAGTTCTAGCATGGAATGCATTATCTCATATATCATATCTTCAATTTCTAAATCACATGATTCGGAAAATTGTAATATGTTCCGAGTATCTCTCTTAAAAACAAGTTTTTCTAATTGTTTAATGTCATCCGATGTATTATTTTTAAACGTTTTTTCTAAATCAGAAAATGATAAACTCAATGGAGTAGAACATTGCAAACAATAACAAAGTAATTTAGATTTTCCAAAATTTCCGTCCGAAAGACGAATACAACTTTTTATGTCTTGAGATGATAAATTTGAATACATCTTATTTAGATGTTTAATAAGAAAATTGACAGGCATTTTAGAAACCAAATAACATTTATCATCTAAAAATTTAGATAATTTAGGAGAATCATTATCCTCAATCACAATAGATAAAAATCCAACTATGTTCATAGCATTGAGCTTTTTAGACAGATTTAAATCTAAACTTGGCAAGAAATTAAGATCATGTCTAACAATATAATGCTTTGATGATAGCGGAATAAGTCTTTTCTGACCTACCATAGAAACGACTTGATCTACAGTATCACATTCGACACAAGGTCCATATATCTTAGATATCTGATCTAGATACTCTTGATTCATACCAAAATCAGATCCTACCATGACTAGGAATTTATTTAACTTATTTTCATGAATATGCCTTGTTAGGTCTAATCCTGTATTCAAACTGAAAATCCTTTCTGAATCAATAGCTCATGTTTAAACGCATATAAAGGTAATATAGTTGCGATTACTTTATTTTGAGAACATACACCTGCATTTGTATCTAAAGAAATATCAATAGAAAGCGTATTTCCATTGAAATGTAATTGATCATTTGATAAGTCTAAATAACTAAATACAGTTGACGGAACCATACAATATGTATCTGTAAGAAGTTGTGATCCGTTATCTACAAATAAGATAGGATACTTCATTTTGCTTTGAGCTTCAGAGCATATTTTATCCCAAATGTCTTTGTGAAATATTACCTTGTTAGATACTTTTGTATGTGTTTTACATTCCCCTAACCAGTCTTCCGATTCAATATCCCCTGGATGAAAATTTCTAGCTCCACTTGCAACTACTTTATCCCATCCGAGATATTTAGATATTCTTGATTCTTGTAAATTACTTGCTTCTTTATTAGTCATGTGGTACCACCTATTCTATATATCAGAAACATCAGGATTGACACCATTTATATCATCCATTATTGCTTTCTTCATTTGATCGAAATACTCTTCATGCTCTTCTAAGTACTGATAAACTTTTGCAAGTCCGTTTACTTTAACAGGTTTATCGTCTACCAGAAGTGGTTCTAATGTTTTTGGATCTTTCATCGTAAACCACCCTGCTGTTTTTGCTATCATTCCGTATTTATAAATGGCGAGGTTGGCAAAGTCAAACATAGGAACAATACCTTTTTGACACATGAGGAAATAAGATCCTTCTTTTCTGTCGTAGGGGGCTGTTTTCTGTTTAGCTAATCGAGCCTTTACTATATATCCTGCAGGATTCTCTGCTTTCTTAGGTAACTCATTTCCTAGAAAATCAACAGGACTACCTATTTGAAACTGCATACGCATAGAACAGTAAAACTTAATTGCTTTACCTCCAGGAGTAGATACTACATATGGGTTATCCATATTATCTCGAATTTGATTGATTAAAATCATCGTACAATGATATCTTTTTAATATTGGAACTATTTTTCGCATGAATGTGGTCATGAGTCCTGCAAGTGCAGATACTGTTCTCTCTCCATATTTTTTATCTAGCTCTGCTTGCGTAACAAGTGATGGAATGGAATCTAATACTACTAATCCTAATTCATCTGTTTCTATTAGTTCTTGTACAGTCTGAAGAAGCTGTTCAGCTGCAATGTCAGGCGGCTGCATGACTTCTAATTCAGACTCTAATATTCCAAGAGTATTCATCCATTCTCCATCAAATGAATGTTCAAGATCAACAAAAAGAACTTTTTTAGGGCCAAGTTCAAGAGCTTCTGCATAAGCAGCTTTGGCGCTTGCTGATCCAGAAGATTTTGCTTTAGTGGCCAATATTTCTAATTGTTCATCATACTCTTCTTTGAAGATTTTTATTGCGTTTTTGCAAACATCAACAGCGGTCGCGGTCTTCCCGCCCGCAGGCTCTCCGAAAAACTCCGTTATAACATCCCTTGGAACTCCTCCATAAGTTTCCCAAGTTAATAGAGGAGACGTGAACGGAATCTTCTTCCCTCTTTCAGCTTTTGATCCATCCATGAGAGAATCACAATTCCATTCTTTCTTTTTCTTTTCTAATATATCAGCATATCCCATTACATAAACCTCCTCAAAATTCTGCACCCTCTTCTTGATAATCGGGTAAATGATCTGTCTCAATAGCAGAGATTGGAATGAGATCATCTGTATCCTTGCGCCTGTCCCAAATCTTTTTACAACTCATGATAAGCTCTCTGGCAAACGTGAGTTCTGTTTCCACTCGAGATATAATACCTGACATTGCAACATATAAAATGTTATCCTCTAACAACTCATTATCAATAAATTCAGTCTGTTCGGATTTAGATAATTGATTAAATTCGGCATTATCGACATTATCCGTCTTTAATTTCATCTTCTTTTCTTTTATTTTTAATTTAAGTACTTCTTTATCTGTTTTCATATCATTAAGTTTATATGATACCGAAAATAACGATAAAGGAGTATCAGTAAGTATAAATTCAAGCTCATCATCAGATAATTTATCTTTACTCAATTTAAGCTTTTCATAGATATCATGAATAGGGTTGAGATACTGACCGAATGACTTCAAATAAAAGTTATCACACCAATCATTCACTTCTTTAAAATTATCTTCATACACTTTATTAAAATCTAACATGCTACTTGTTTCCTTCCTTTATCGGAAATGCTAAATACGATAAAGCTGTTTCTTGCAAATATTGAGTATATCTAAGAGCTTCATTTAACTTAAGCAATTTCATTGACAGATTTAAACAAATAGATAAATGTGCGGGACCATATTTACAAACTTTATTTAAATAAGTTGTAGGTATCATAGTCTTTGATATATCTTTTAAATATATATATTTCATTATATTTGCAATGAAACTATGAAAATTTTGAAACCATTTGACAAAATTAGTACCTGAATTGTAAACACTATCTATTATATTAGCAATAGCTGACCCATCCTTATGTGCGTAGGCTGATAGTAAATCAAAAAATTGATCATATTCAGGAATATTCAACGCTTGACATACATTTTCTATTGTTATATCTTTTGAGAATGTAAGACACTTATCTAGCATGGTGAGTGCATCTCGCATACCTCCGTTTGCAAGTTTAGCAATGTAGCTGACTCCATCTTCAGTATAAGATAAATTCCTTCCTTCTTCTTTTTCTCTATCTAATACATATTTTAATCTTGAAATTATACCATCTAAGCTTATCTTAGATAATTGAAATGATTGTACTCTAGATAATATAGTATCTGGAATTTTTTCAGGATTAGTTGTTGCAAATATGAATATACTCTTCCCTACACCAGATTCTAACGGCTTCAATAGACATTGCCAGGCCTGTTGAGAAAGAACGTGCGCCTCATCTAAGATGAAGATTTTCCATTTGCAATTTACAGGAAATGATCTTGCTTGATCAATCAGGTTTCGCATGTACTCTACTCCATTATTAGATGCAGCATCTATTTCTATTATATCTCCAGATCCGTCATTCAAATAATTTCCTACAATTCTAGCTAATGTCGTATTGTGTGTAGGTATCAACCCAAAATCGCAGATATAACTATGATCTTCGTGATCAACCATTATACATTGACACTCTTCTTGTCCAATATATTCAATATCTGTTATATGTCTTTCAAACTTATCCTTTTCATCATATACCCTACTGTAGATAGATTCTGATAATATGTCTACACCTATATTAGAAGCATATATATAATGATGATACTTATCTCCATATTTTATTACCTCATCTAAGTAATACCCTATCGATCGTACAAGTATTCCAAATTCTTCAGATAAAGTAGGTTGGTTTAATATGATTTTTATACAATCTCTAGAAACTACAGAACCACATGTCTGATAAACTCCTCTTAAATATTCCAATCTATGTCTTATCGAAGTAAATATATAGGGATAAATAGATGATTCACCATCTTTATCATCTGATTCAACTATACTCTTTCCATCTACAAATACATCACGAGTAGACTGTTCATCCATTTCTATAAATGGAATATCAATAAATAGATCTTTTGAGGATTTATCAAATAATTCAATCAACGAATCAGTCTCTATTTCGATATTTTTACAATATGACCGGCCATCTTGAAATCGATCATAGAAATATATCATATTGATATGCTTATCTGACACATCTATGTAAGTGCTGTCGCTGAGATGTATTCTATATATTGGTTTTTTACCTTGAGGATATACTCCTGAAACTGTTCCAATGTTTCCAGTATGGGTAAATACTTCATCTCCTATCTTAATATCTCCCATTCGGATAAACCCGCTAGGTGTAAGGATTTTTGTATATAATGGGTTCGCCTTTCCTGTACCTGCAGGTCCTGTAAGCAAGATATTTCTAGATTCAAACGGTTCTGCATCACAAAGACCCTTTATAAGCTTTACAGGGAGTCCTTGTTCTATGACATCTTCAAACTTACTTGGCCTATATTTGTTAGCTAAATTCATCTATTTAACCTCCCAAATGTTTCACATTTATTAAAGTAAGGACATCTTCCTTTGCTACACCAAACATCATTAGAAGGAAGACCTTCAGGAGCAATATTAGTATTCGCGAGATGCAATATATCTTGTATTGTATCTAAGCAAGCTATCTTATCTGACTCTTTTACTGATAACTGGTAACATTTTATATTACCATACCGCCTGTCAATATAAATAACGAGAGCCTGATCCAAGTGAAGAAGCGAACAATAGCAAATAATTTGATCTATATGCTCTTGTTTTATACCTGATAGATTCTTCCAAGATTCATATTCTACTGTTTTTATCTCCAGTAAGAAAATTTCATCATTTAGCTCAACCAATCCATCGCAAGCAAACTGAATTGGAATATCCTCTAACTTAATTTGAGTTTCTAACCCGTTCTGCTTAAAACTATATTGATGATCTGTAACATACTCCTGTAAGTAATTAGGTACATCTAAAAATGATGTACCTAAATGATCTCTTAACCTAGATTGTATGTTTTCATGAATAGCAGACCCTAAAAATGCTGTAAATTCTAATTGAGTGTCTAATTTAGAAATTTCAGGAGGTGTTCCCTTAAGTCGAAACCAAGTTTTCCTTTTACAGCGTAAAGAGGACGGTGCTATGGTTCTATTAGGAAGGCTAGACCTTTCCGATTCAAGATCTTCTAAAAGGAACGATTCATACATCTCAAGGAACTCTGAACTCAAACTACTATTAAATTTGGCGAGAGAATCAAAATTAACTTTTCTAAATGCCATTATTCTTCAACACATCCTAAGACTGAAGTTAAATCATCTGACCAGACAAGCAACCCTACACATTCATCATTTACAATTCTAGGGTATAGGCATAATTTATCTTCATCATAATTATAAATCATTTGTTTCAACTGAACAGATTTAAACTTCATAGTGAAATCTGGAATATTTCCTGTATATGGAATATCTCCAGAAACATTTTTATCTTGTAAATTAAGGAAATTACGTCCTTCAGAAGATATTGTAGAGATTGTAAGAATATTATCAGATGTAGACGCTAAAATATCAATCTGACCTAATAACTGTTTGAGTTTCTTCGTTTCAAATTCAATGTATTCCTCTTTATCATTCATCATATCTAAGATGACATCAGAGCTGTAACTTCCAACATCTGGATCATCTTCGTATTTAGGAGAAAATTGACAAACTAAATCAAATGAATCACATGCATATAATGTAAGATACTTTCCATCACCAACCTGTTTGATCTGAGCAGAATTTGGTAAAGAAACTAGAAGATTGATAATTGTATCCGAAAGCAAACAAGTCTCTGGCATATCTCCAAATCCTGAATATGTAAATATACTATTGTCAATATCTCCAGTAAGTACATCCCCAGTATCTCCTACCCATACATTGGTGTAGACAGGATGAATAAAAGACATGGCTATTGCGTACATCTGTTTATCTCGAATAAACGTCCAGAATTCATGAGAAATATCTTTATACGATTGTGCAGCATTATCTTTATCAGGTCTATCAAGCTCCAGATCTGTAATATCTACAATATTAGGAAGTGTAAAATTAGATTTGCCAGAATGAAGAATAATTCCGCCTTCTATAAATTCAACGGAACAAGTATTTGTATCGAATGTACTTACAATCTGTTTAAGCAATAAGCAATCTACAACAGCTTTTTCTGTAATATCTTTGGCATCTGAATCACCTTTAAGTAATACTTCTGTTCTTATCTGATTTGCTTCAAAATTAAGTCTTAAATTATTTCCAGATAAAATTAACTGGGCCATACAGCTCTTACTATAATACTTAGATACATTTGAATTTACAACACTGAGTGTCAATGCATCTGAAAAGGGTTTTGTGTTTACTAAAATAGTTGACATATCTTAATTCCTTTCATTCAAATTGAGTTAGTTCGATACTATATTTAACGGTCAAGGTTATACAAAAGTGTAATAGATCGAACAAGTTTTTTATTCGGCTTACATCACTAACTTGATCCAATCCTTCACAGTCCTTCACGTCTTTCCAAGGTTCAGTTTCCATACTTCACTTTCTTCTCAATATGATCTATAAACTCAGATTCTGATACATGAAATCTTGTCATATAATCGAATATAGCTTCTTCCATTTCTTCTGTTCTTTGACCGCTAACACCTCTAGATGCATTACCAAGTGTTTGACCTGTTTCATCTGGACGCACAGGTAAAGTGTATTCCATTTCGATCAGATGGTACTGTATCCATTTTACTTCATCTAATTCTACAGTATTTATATAAGACGCTTTTTTATAAGGACACGGAAATTCTAATCCGTACCACCTAGTGGTTATTTCTACATCGCACTTACTTTCAAATGGAAGAAACTCTGCAGCTTTACACATCAAGCTACTAAGAAGCTGTGCACCTTCTTCATAATATTCCATCGGTACCTCTGCGAGTATTTCATCGTGAATCGGGGTCAATATGCGACCTCCAATTTCCTTCCAACGCTTATTATTTTCTATAAGGAGAATAGCCATCTTGCTCTGATCTGCGGCGCTCTATTTCATTTATCCTTTCAAATAAATACTGACTATATCTTGATATCAATGATTGACATCCTCTACCTCTTTGAGTGGTAACTCATCCTCCACCCTACGTTCAATTGAACTAGTCGATACACCTTCCGAAGTTTTTCTTGTCCATTCTTGTCCATGCATGTCCCCAAAATTTAGATCGTTTTCCATTCTTATTGTATTTATCTATGACTTTAGATAAGGAACTTGTATTTCCTACATCTTTATTGAAGTACTGACATACTAAAGATAATGAATCGAACGACCTTATTGGATTGTCATTTTCATCTAACATTATTACAGGTATTACAGTAGGTTGATTATTACGAACTTTACGTTTGACATCTGGATCATTTTGAACCACTCTTTGTATTTGGCCCATTTTTATTCTGCTTGATTTGGAATGTCTTCTTCCTGTAGACGCTTTTCTTAGCTTTTCTTTGTGCTCTTCAGACGAACAAGCTAATCTATGATGTTTTCTCACAAGAGGATCATCCATTGGATTATTATCTCCTCCTTTAGACAAATTATATCCTCCTTGAGAATAATGTGTTCGTAACAATTCTATGAAATGTGCTTCCCAATACTTCCATGTATCATCAGAACATTCAAATAACTTATCTACTCGAAAGTTTTCTGAACCATATTTTTATATAGCTGCATCTATATACATGTTTTTAGGACTACCAAGTTTACAATGTTCATAAAATCTTTGTTCAACTGATTTAATTGTCTTTCCTACATACTGTTTACCGCTTAAAATATTAGTTATTACATATATATTTGTCATCTGCTTGATCTCCTTTATTTTAAATTTAATAAAAGTGACCAGATAAAATTCGGCTTGGCACGGTATTACCTTTATCTCACCATTTTCAGGTTTAGGCTCTCTTAGTCAGCTTATTCGTCTATGGTCTTCGGCTTATAATCATCATTGCGTTGATTTCTATAAGCAGTCTTATTTCGCTGATACCGTTAGCATTGCTAATTTAAGCAACACACCTCTGAGTAATAGAGTTCAATAGGGAAGGGCAGCGCGCAACTTTCTACCCTGGATTATGCTATTTAGAACTTGTCGAGTTGCATCTCCTATCTTTCTTCTATTATTAACAACTCTTATCTTTTCAGCCTTTAGTTCATTTGTTCTTTTTACAATCTGTCCAAAATATTTAAATGATTTAAATTCCTTTTCTAATGCATTTACAATTCTATTTGGTATCCTATCAGCTTCGCCTATAGAATTCGGATCAAATGGATCTATATCAGGATTCACATATCCTTTCATTGGGAGAAATTCAAATTCCTTCAAAGTCATATCTGGAAGATGCCTACGTCTTCCAAGAATAGTTTCTGTAAATCCATGCTTTCTACAAAAATTCTGAGAAGATAACATAACTTTCTTCAAGTTAGGAAATGCTTTTATTACAGAATCATATACATGTTTTGCACCTTTAAGCTTTTCCTCCTCTGTCATATCATCACGTTTACCATATAATTGAGCTGCAATAGAAGGTATGGAACGTCCGTACGTTATCAACAACCGAGCAATCTGTTAGACTATATCATTACCGATTTGTGCATTCGGTAGTTAGCGCTTCGAGTGGTAACTCATCTTCCACCCTAATAATTAGTCGTTACACCTTGACAAACCTCCAATAATATCCATATGCTTTGCATCTTAGCCTGTCTTCATTCTGGACGCATACTTCTCGAATTCTACTAGAACACGTCAACGCTTTAGCTGTTGATAATCCTAATGAAATAACATATCTACCGCCTTCATTGATATTGTAGAATTCTTTTATAACTTCACCAAAAGTGTTGATCATCTGTATAGGACACTTAGAATTCGCAATACTTACAAGTTTCTTAGATTCAGATGTATGATGCTTTCCGTAGAATGCATTCTCTGTACCTTTAAATTTTCCTAATCTGCTCTCACTAAGATGTTTCCGATGTTCTGATGACTTTGGTTTCCCTTTTTGACTTAATGAAATCTTACGTCCTCTTTCAGAACTCCATATGACTCCAGAGTTGTTAAAACCTCCGTCTGTCATATTGTAACCGTTTGGATATTTAGAATTAAATTTTTGTATATAGAACATTTCACGTTCATCTCTATCGTCTTTAGATATATTGGATTCTAAAAGTTCAATGAAGAAATTCTCAACTCCAAACTCTATCATATCATTATACATTGGATTATTATAGTTATCTGTATGTCTACTGCAAGATATATGAGCATACCATCGTTCTTTTATTCCAATAGACGTTATTCCTATATACACTTTATTATTTATCCTATTTGATATTTTATACACTTCGTACATTATAAGTACCTCCTAATAAACTATGTATGTAATACCTAATAGGATTAAGGTTTGACCTTGGCACTGGATTCTAGTACATCTTTTTCATCACTTCCCTAGATGTAAAAGTCCCCGGTTAGCAAGATAGCAAACTGTCATTTCCTACAAGCTACCATGATTTAATATCATGTCTATCTCACACCTATGAGTAATGTAGTTCACAAACTTATCATCTCAATCTTCTAATACACATATGAAAATTTATATGCATCAATAATTAAGCACAAATTGATTGAGAGGGGCATAACCGTGTAAGTCTACCCAAAACTATAATTTTTGCCTCTCCTCTTCGTTTCTTCCCTTCTTTCTGATACTGATGTGTTTCTGGATGGAATTCTAGACATTCTTCATATGGTACGTTGAATGCTTCACTTGCTATAGTCGCATAAATATCTCTTCCATCTTGAAATGCCTTTATCATTGTTGGGTCTTTTGATACAAAGGCTGTTATTCTTGGCTCCTGTGCCAAACTAAGTTGAATGTTCGTTAGACATTTCTCTCATTGCTGAGAGTGTCGGACTAAATCTTGAATTGTATATGCTGTTACCACATATACAAGACCCTCGTGTTTCCATTCAATAGAATTACAAGCAGTTAATATCGCTGCAAAACTAACTCACTTGAGCTGTACTCTACTCACTTGGTTATCTCAACTTGCCTGAATAGTTATGAACTATTCATTTATGCATTTCTACAATTGCAAATATCTAGCTTTCGATAGTCTCTACACATAATACTCCCACAACAACCCTTTGAAATACTTATGCTCTCTATCAGATTGTTTTATCTTATCCATAAGTTGTCCATAATTCTTGACAGAGTATCCATTTTCAAGCCACCAAATCGCTGCATCTTTCACTCTATCAAAAGACTTGACTACTTCACCTAACTCATTATAACAACGAACCTTCTTGTTCTTTGCGTCGTTCAAAGCTTTGAAATGCTCAGGTGTAAGATGACGATTTGCACAATCTTGCTTGAATTTGTCTGTTTTCAAATATTCTCTGAACCCTTTATGCATACGTTCAGCATATTGAGAAGCAAGCCCATTCTCAGATATCTGCTTTTTCAATGTGGAAGATATTTTAGCTCTAACTTCCGGTGACCTCATGACTGCATCGTGCTTATTTCTAGTTACTGCACAATCCATTGTATTAGAATTTCCACCATAACTTAAATTATATCCATGATCAACCGAATTATACTTCCGAATATAGTATTCCTCTAAATAATTCAACGCATCAGCATCTTCAGTTTCTGCAAGAATCTCAATCTTAAAACTTTCAATTCCGTATTTGCTTATTGCATTTGAAATATAATATCCTCTTCTAGCATTTGCATCTCTAATATGCTCTGAAATTCTAGCCTCTAGAGTTCGTCGAGTCTGTCCAATATATACTTTTTGGTTTAACTTGTTAGTCAACTTATAGATAATCATACAATAACCTCCATTATCTTTTTATGCTATGAAATCTAGTTCTTACTACGAGAAATGGTGAAAGCACTTCACCTTTATCGCATGTTATTACAAGCAGAAAAGGTTATTGTACTCAGGAGTATCTTGCTAGGTATAGCCTCTAAGGTTGAGCCATATCCCTTAAAGATTCCACCTAATTAGCGAGGTTTTACTACAGCACAAATCTACTGTAATCGGAACTCATCATAACATAAGCAGGAGTTTCCACTGCTAGTTGATACATAATATAATCACCTCCAAGATTAAATTTATTAGTATTTCCAATCCCAAAGGATTGTACCACTATCATATACTTTAACGAAGCTATAAGATGTCATTATCTGAGATTCTGATTGTGATAAGTCGATAGAATCATCATGTAAAAACTTTTGTATGTTGCGTTTCTGTGCATTTAATCTGTTATACGCAACATCTGTTTTTATATTCACCCAAACATATCCAGGGTCGGATATTCTTTCTTGTTTAAACCCTAATATTCTATACAAATTACCAGATGTATGTGATCGGTCTGAGAACGATCTTATCTCCTCTGGGTGATATTTTTCTACAAAATACTTGAAAAGCTTAGAAGCTCCTCCAATTACTGATGTATCTAGCTTATTACAAAATCTAACTAATTCATAGCAATTTGAAGTATTTTCATTTGGGGATGTTCCAATAGTATTTCGCATTTTAGAAAATGTCATCACAGCTACTAATTCATCTTTGTATCGTAACCCTAATCTTATCGATGAAGTTACACCACCTTGTCGATGATTTTTATTCAAAAAATTCACAGATGTAGCATTGTCAATCTCTACAACTTCTGTCTTTCTACCATATACTATATTGACAGTATGCCCTAACTTATTTCTTATCATACTTTGTATTATTTCTTTTTTATGCGTCCACTCATGTCCAAAGATGTGAAAAAGATTTACATTCTTATTTTCACAGAGATCTGTCTTCATCATGTGGTATCTAATAGGTTTTGGATCATCATCTTTAGGAAACATGCAAGTAGTGCTGTTGTGACTGCACGTTGGGTTACATTCAATTGCAAAATTATATTCAGGTAGGTAAATATCTAATTCGTAGGGTGCTATAATGACCCTATCATTTCGTAAAATTTGTATTTCAGAATCTATTGAATAGATAAAGTCAACGACTTCATCTTCCATTTTAGAATACTTGTGATTCAATACATCTGAAAAACCTGACCGTAGAAGATACTCAGTAACTGAATAATCTGTGACACCGCATATAGATGAAACTTGATTTGCTGATGGTTTCTTTTCAAAATGTTCGGATAAGAATTTAATAGGATCTTCTTTAAATGATATCCAATTACCTGACATAGTAGAATCAGACATCTTAGATTCAATTTGATTTGAAGACTTCGCAGGGTTATCCACTCCGTATTTTTTCAAACATGTTTCTCTTATAGATTGTTTATGCTTGTCTGTCTGAGATTCCCAATCTACGCCATACTTGATTCTGTTAGTCTGTATGCATTTAGCTCTAAATTGTTTTGTTTTAGTAAACGAGGTTTGTCCATATTTCTCTAAACAAGTATTCTTAACTTTATCCTTGAACCTCTCGCACTTCATCGGATTATCTACACCGTATTTAGACTGAACTGTAGCCTTATACCGGTTCAAGTACTGGATTTTAGATTCATAATCTGCTGCATTTCCACAAGATTTAGAAAACGACTGTCCTGCTAGTTTTCTATTACATTCAAAAGAACAAGTTTTCTTTCCTTGAAGTAATTGTTCTCTAGAAGGTAAAAAAATCTTACCACAATATGCGCAAGTTATTTTGTGATCTTCATAGCAAATGCGAGAATTCTTAGAATGACTCAAAAATGTACATCCACAAATGGAACAAATACAAGGATATTTGGGTTCTGACATCTTAGACGATTTACTTATAAGCTTTTTTCTACAAGTATTAGAACAAACCTGTTTATATCTGGTAGAATACGTTATTTCAAATTCCTTACCGCAGATCTTACAAGTATTGAAATGTTTATTGTAACAGATTTTTCGTCTCGAAGATGAAGTAGTAAATTTTGTACCACATAACTCACAGATTCTTTCCGGCATATCTTACTTCTCCAAATCAATTTGAAAGTCTAGCAGAGTATCCTCTGAAAAACTATATGTTATAAAGGTCTGTAGTGCTTCACTCGTAAGAAACGTGAAATACGGATTCAGAATTTTAACACATTCTGCAATCATGTTTAACTCTCCTTTGACAAAAACAATATGCCATGTTTATTGTATATACGGCACATCTTAGAATTTTTTTTTGAAATATTGGTAAATAGAACACTTCGCTACCAATTTCAGCATTCACGCAAGAATCTACACCTAATAAATACTGAGTTCTGGATCATTTCAATCTTTTCGTATTTCATCCAGCACTGCTTCTGGATAGCGGGAAGTTTTGATTTCCCATCCATACGGATTTTCATCTGAATACATTCCGTGCTTTTTGATAGAGAGATCTATGTGCTGATATCTCGTGAAATGCTGCGCAAGTCTTGTCAAAATATGCCTTGCTTGTCCGATATACGCGTACCGAAATCCCTCACTGTCCGTTCTTGTCAGCACATAAATCCCGCTATCATCATCTAATCGACCATAATATCTGAGCAGGTCTTTTTTATGCCCTCAATTCTTGCTATTGCTTCTCGACAACTCTTTTTGTTTGTATTCATGTTTCCTCCGGAATGAACTATAGGTAGTCATCCATATCTATGTATTCCATCGCATCCACATATCGTGTACTCCAGAAAATATTTGTCCATGGATTTTCCGCCCAATACCTTACATTTGACACCTCTATATTCCAGTCGCGAACAGCTTGGATTACCGTTACGGTCATTGGGCTATTTTCTTGTCTTCCCAATGCTTCAATTTCCTCAACAATAGACTCTCTTTTTAATTTGGCCTCGTAAATCTTCTGATCGATTCCGACTCTTGATCCTAATAAGCAAAACAAAGAACATACCAGTAATACAATTCCGCAACTAAGCGAAGAAATACATGCTAAATCGGTACATAAACGCGTTGTTTATTCCATAACGCCTTATTTGCGAGTGCTCTGCCTACTGCTAGAACTAATCCAATTATCAATATAATCATATAATCCCTCCACTACATATATGAATCAACAACTTCAAGTTTCTCTAAGTCATCAATCTTCCACGGTTCTTTATCATCCCATTTGACCATTGGAAAATCAACACTGATTCGTTTAAGATTCACAAATCCTGGGTTTGAGAACCAATCTTCCCTATTTCTTTCTGGCTTAGTAGTATATAGGCATAGACTTCCATTAAGATCTCTTGCAATATATTTATAACCATCTTTTATATACTCCAAAAACGCTCTGTCCTTTTTGCTTATGCGTATTGTTGGTGGTTCAACATACTCTTCTTCAAGCCACTTTCTAGTTGCTTCTCTACATCCTTCTTCTGTATAAAACTTACAGTCTTTACAAAGAATGCTGTAACACCCTACAATTTCTCCTTTGGTATTTAATGCAATCCTACTATTACCTTCAAGTGCAAAATAAGCCAATTTGTCTATGAACTTTTCTTTGTTTTTCATTTTATGTAACCTAAATTCCTTCCTGTATTAAAAAGCAGTGAACTACTTCAAGCAAGTTACCACCATAGAAAATAACAACGATCAATAGTTATCAACAACCTGTAACTGTTTCAAATCTTCTATCTTCCAGGGTTTCTTACATCCAGGCTCTATCATTGGAAAATCTACATTGATGCATCTAATTAGAACATCTACGTAACCATCATCTACGTCTTTCAAAAAATAAACATTTCCTTTAGTGCTTTTAGACATGTATTTATACTTACTATCGAGATAATCTAAAAACATCCTATCTCGCTTAGATATAATATAAGGAGTATATTTTTTATCTATCCAACACTTCCGTCTCTCAGTACAATTTTCTCCTTCTCCAGAATAAAATAAACAATCGAAACAAGACAGATCACAACACCTTTTTATCTTACCTTCGTGATTATCAAAACCAAATACAGCAAAATGAGCCATTTCGATGATATCTTTCATATACTTCTCACCGTTAGTCAAATGTGATTGTTCATGTGAAAACAATTCTTCCTTCAGAATCTCTACTATATCATCATCAAGAGTTCCGTCTACTTTTGTATGCTTGTTGATGACTCTTATCAATTCTTCTCTGTTTAAGCTTAAAAGTTTGTTTTCTTTCATAAATTTCCCCCTTATATCGTTCTGACAGTAACATCTAGGCAATAATCTTTTCGATATTCTTCATTCATCTCTAACGATCTCATAAATGATATCATCGTGATAATTACCAGCTCTATCCTTAATTGCATCTTTAAGAACATGCTTATTTCCATTGTATTTTTCTATAAATCTATCGTAACTTCTACAAGCAGGATTTCCACTGACAGCTCTCCACTCTACTCTATGAAATCTATTGACGAGTTCATCTAATTTTTCGAAAATGTCTCTTCCAATCAATGCATTTCCTCTGTCGAAAGAAAATAAGCCAAAATTATAAACACGTGAGCAATACCAATCTATTCTGAAATCAAGAAAGCCAATCAACTTATTATCATTTCCTATGATTGCATATTGGTACGTTTGTTCATCGGGATTTTCTTCTATGTTTGGACTCCAATTGTACAGACCACCTGTCTCATACATCATATCTGTTGTGTAGTAATATGTTTGAAATTCTTTTTGAATTTGATCTCTGTATAAAATTGCTAGAACTAACACTCTACACCACCTCGCTTAACAATTTCAATTTCTTTATCAATGACGTTTGCAATATTAAGATAAGCACAATCTTTATCCGCATCACCAGTGTTTGCTAGTGTCAGAAAGTAGCTCATCTTCAAATCTTCAAGTTCTTTCACAACTTTCTGCATATCAAACGCTATCGGCTGTTCTTGTATTTCCATAAGTACAGATACCGCAATATCTGCCAACGAAACCATTTCATCCTCGTCCTGTGATTCTAGTTCTAACCATTTCTTACACGTTCGTATCAGTAGATCCGCATCAATTAGTCTCATCTTTTCAATCCCTTTCACTTTTTAACATATCTGCCTTAATCAGTTCGTAGATTATATCCAATGCTGTTCTGCGATCTCTGTATTTGCAATTTACATTTTTGTGTATTCTTAGATCATCTGCATTCCAATCATTTACGCCAAAGAACACGTCACTAACAAACAGCATCTTACACCCATTTGCCACGCAGAGATAATAACATTCTGATTCTTTTGGAATACCTTTACATCTTTTGAATCCGAACTTCTCAAATTCTTTAGCTTTTACTTTTGGTATTAGCACTAAACTCACTCCAATCAAATTTACAACCACATTCGCCACAATAGTTATTTCTGTATTTCACACTTGATATTACATTTTTACCGCATAAACTGCATACATAATCAATATTCCCATTCAGCGTATCTAAGATAATTGGCTTCACTGGAATCTGCTTTTCCAACGCAACGAGAGCTGTTCGAACAGCTGCAACATGCTTTCTTGCTCCAACAGCTGCTTTTGGAATGTCTGTATGTATGTCTTTTTCCAATATCTCCATTGCTTCTTTAATTTCCATTTTTTCTCCTTTTGCCGTCTAAATATTCTGCTCATTGTGCGTTCGCCTATGCTTCATCGTCATTCTCCTTTTAGCTAAATCTGCAACCGTTTCAAAATCTTCCGTTTCTGCTACCACTTCATCACATTCCATCATCATGTCTTTACTCCTCCATTTATCGATATAACTCTGTTTACATTCACAACAAGGATACTCCCTTACACTCTTTGATTCATACATGCACCCTGTACATCTACTATGGTCTTTCATCTTACTCCTTCCCTGTGCTTCCAAATCCTCTACGGTTCGCATTACCAAGCGTCTCCACTTCTATCAAATCAATCTCCGGCTGATGCTTCATGATCCGGAACTGGCAGATTCGATCGTTCTTCTGAATGATTGCTCCACGTCTTCCGTTTTTCAAGTAGTCCCCTCTCTGGCACAATGCCGGGAACTGCCATTCGTCGTTATCTCCACAGTAAGATTCGTCGATAATTCCCATACTATTGACCAGTGTGATGCCGAAATGCTTAAACGTGCTGCTTCTCGGTACAACGTATGCCTCATATCCTTTTGGCAACTGCATAGCTATACCGAGTGGAATCATTGCTGACTCTCCTAGCGGAATAAATACGTCCTCTCCTGCCCGCAGATCGATCCAGTCGCCGATACTCAATTTCTCAATCTTCTCAATGTCTCTTATGTATTTAATTCTAATCTGTTCCATCGTCTTCCTCGCTTTCAACAACTCCAAAGCGGAATCCACATCCATCACAACGTGCTGTTCCATCTCCGTAATACACACCTATAAGTTTTGCGCATCTAGGGCAAAAATTTATATTATCGCTGACTGTATATCCACTTATAAATCCATACACATTTATTCCTCCCATTCTTTGTCATAGCATCGTTCACAAACCACATACCCCATTCCGCTTACAGTATGGATTTTTCGAGAAGTATATCCGTCTCCATACAACATCTTCTTTCCGCATTCAGCACACGTTATCTCTTCATCCATCTGACACAATGCCGATGAGGTTGCTCCATCAGGAAGTTCATACGGCTCATATTTCTTAGTTTTAAAATTCCATTTTATCGCTTTTTCCATCTATCTTCACTCCTTCCAGGTTTTTCAGAAATATACTTACAGAAGATATCTTTCATTGTCTATTCTCCCCTTCTTCTATAAACTCTAAATTATATCTACAATGTATTTAACGATTCAAAAAAATAGTTCTGAACTGGTCCAGAACTATAATTTTCAAATTTTATCTATTTTATACAATACTCATTAAATTTTTACAAGATTTCAAGATAAATGAAGTCTGACAAGTGTCTAAAATCATGTATTCCGATTTCTTTGTATGGATATAGTACACCTCTTCCTCGTCTCCAAAGAAAATGTCCTTCAACATACACATGTCTTCCTTTGATAGAATCCCAAATTTATGTTTTAGAGATATACTTACATGTTCATATCCATATTTATTATTTCCAGATATCACAGAACATATTCTACAACCTGGCAACTTGACTAAACCACTAATACAACCACCACTAATCATTCTTACGTTCCACAATTTTCCGCTTTCCATAATTGCTTCATACGTTCTCATCTTCTTCACCCCAATCCAAGCTTTGACCACAACCGCCACAATAATTTTGGTTAAGATCTAATATATCTCTGCACACCGGGCACTTATAAAAGCGCATTTTTGCAATTTCCGTTTTTAACACTTCTTTTGGTTCGTTACGTTCTCTATCTTTCAAAAGACCTTTAAACGTAAAACCCCTTTTTATACATTCATCTTCAAACTCCATGCACTCCAAAACGTGCTCAAGAGTCATGTTCCGCTTTTCCATTTCCGAGATAATTTTTGTGTACCACTTATCTTTAGTTGTTTTATCTGTCATCTTCCTTTACAACCTCCTGTCTTTATTTGAAATCCTTGTAGGAGATACTTATACTCATTCTTCTATGTTAACTCTCCCTCAATTCAATCTTATCCATTTTCTATGTTTTCGATTTATCGACAACTTATATATGTACCTACCTGGAACAAAAATATCTTTTGGTACATGTATCGAATAAGAATGACGTATTGAAGTCAAATCCGAAATATGTAAATCTAGATGATGAATCAATATATGATAAAGTATACTTATTCTATCTCCAGATTTTCGATGAAATGTATCAGGGAATACTTCTTCTTTTGAGGAAAATGTTACAATACTTTCGTCAATGATTACTAAATATTCTTTATACTTTAATCTTTTTCTAGAAGACAGATGACTAGAGAGTAACTTAAGCAAATTATCTGTATTTTTTACATTATATTCGTTCAACATGTTCAACTGTACCTATCAATTCTATATATGGACTTTCTTCTATAACCAATATATCATCTATAACGAATTTACAGTCTGAAGATGAATCCTTAATTGGAAGTATATCTCCAATAGATAAATCCTTAACCAATACTTTACCTTTATCAGAATCAACATGACTGCACCTGTGTAGTTTGAATCTTAATTTACCGTCGGTTTCTTCTGCATTGATTAGTTCTTTACTAGACGGTGTAGCTCTAAACATGTGTCGTATATCAACAGCTCTCGATGGAATGTTCATTAAATTAGGATCACGAGAAGACAGCCGACCCGTTTCGGCGCCTAGTTGTTTAAACTGTGCATGTATTCTACTATCCGAAGTTGTTGCTTGTGGAAGCTTTTTAACAAATGTATTTATAAGAACTCCCAGAGACCTAACTTTCAATATCTGATTAGTCACATCTAAATTTAAATCTGTAAGAATTTCTTTACCTGTACCTTGACCATCAACCTTTGGAATTTTCATCACATCATACAATAGATATTTAACTTGAGTAGGTGATTCTGGGTTGAAATCTAGTCCAGAAGTAAAAGGATGTTTAGTAAATGGTGATATGGTGGTTTTATCTAACTCATCTTGTACCAAACTTGCAAGCTTAGATTTCTCTTCTTTGTACTTGTCATTATATCGTTTATCTAGAGAAACTGTGACATCTTTATCTACATATATGCCGGATCTAAACATGTTTTGACAAATTTCTATGAGAGGAAATTCGATATTCCAAACAAGATCAGATATCCGTTCAAGATGTTTCTTGGTACAATACTGAGATGTTTTTGTTAAGTATTTTATCTGCCACTTGAATAATTCAAATGTTATCTTAGCATCATTTCCCGCATACAATGCTGCAACTTGGGGTTTACAATAAGGGAATAATGCAGGAGTAAAGAAATCTGAAAACTTTTTAGGATCGCCTTTTCCTTTATTCACATACTTATTATAAAGAGTCTTCAAATCATTTTTAGGTTCGTTCTCTTTCAAACATCGCCAGGCAATAATTACATCATAATAACATGCCGAATTAAAATCAACATGTAGATCTTTCCATATCATAGATAAATCGAAATCAGCATTTGCAAAAATAAGTTTGCAACTCTTTAAACGATTAAACTGAGTAGAAACTTGTTCATAAGATAGTTGATCTTTGTAAGGTTGTTCAAATAATGGAATTCTATGCTTCATAGGAATGTAGCAATCGGGCATACCTGGAACATAAAGAGATGCTCCTACAATATAATCTTTTATCCTGTCCAAACCAGTTGTCTCTGTATCTATTCCAGCATAACCATACTCAATACATTTATCTACATATTCTACTAATTGATCTTCTGTAGTTATCAAAATAGAATCTGAATCTTTGAAGTATTCTAATACAGAATCCATCATAGAATTTATATTGTCTTGTATATTTTTATCAGATTTAGATACAGGTTTTGGTTCTTTACATTTTACAGCTACTTTGTTTATTTCCGTAAGCTGTTTTTCAGAAAATAAAGCCATCAGATAGAACCTCCAAATAAAACTAGGAGATAGAATCAGATTCTATCTCCCTCAAGTAACTCAAATTAGAAATCTACTTCTTCAGAAATATCACCTAAGTTTTCTAGCTCAGGAATATCTGGAGTTTCTGTAACCTTTGTAGATTCTCTAGGCTTTACTTCATAATCAGGCATATCATTATATGATGCAGAAGTAGATTCTCCAGAATTCAGTACGTCATATAACTCATCTGTTGTATATTCTTTGCAAATGTTGCTGTAACTGTCAGGAAATATGAGATTATTTTCAGAAAGTAATTTCTCATAAGAATAAATGTTGTTTCTAGCTCTAGCAGAAATTTCATATCGAGTATCCATTGAGCCAGCTTCACCATGTCGTGTGATTCTAAATACAATTTCAGATGGATTTGGGTATTTTTCAAACACATCTTTCATGAGCTGATACTCAAATCTGGTTGATCTATCCCAAAACTGTACTTCTTTATCTGTAATATTGAACATTGGGATAAAAAGTTTTGACTGAACTCTAATATTCTTATTACATGCTGGACACCCTCTTCCACAGCAATGAACATATCCAGAATAATCAGAACTTTTGATGTAATGTGTATCTGCTACAAGTACATCATCTGTTGATTGATAAAGAAAGATAACATCTGCGTAATCTCCGTCGTCTCTAAGTAAAAACCAACCACCAAATCTTTCTTCATTATAATCTTTTAATTTTTTAAATGCCATTTTAAACCTCCATTGAAATATATTGATAGTTTCGATTTATTTGAACAAGCAATTGCTTAGTTCGTTCGTTTCCACTTTGTGTAAGAAGAAGGATTTTCTCTCAATATTACTTCTTCTACAGAAACATTGTACTTAGCTAATTGAAGTTGAATTTCATTAGCAAAATAATTCACTAAATTTTCTGCGGTTATGACAAAATCATACCCACAAGGTATAATACCTATACACATTAGAGAACGTGCTACAGAAGACCCATCTGGATCGTCTAAGTAGTAAATAAAACGATTATCTGGTAAGATGGATTTTATCACATTATAAAATGTTTCAAACTCAAGCACAATACCGTCATTTACATCATTAGATATAACAGAGACCTCTAACTTATAAGAATGAGCTTGGAATGATTTATATGGAACAGATGTTACATATGCACATTCAAAAGAAGCCCTCTGTGTTGTTTCAATTTTCTTATTAACCATATACAAAATCTCCTTTACTGTTCATATCCATTAACGATTTTGTATAAACTAAAAATTCACTTATAGAATCTATCTTTATACTGAACCAATTCAGATTCTATGAGAGATCTAAGCTCCTCTTTTCGCTTACCTCTTACACCGTTAGGAAGCTTTCCACCGTCAATAAGATAAGACGCAAACTCAATTGCATCTTGTCCTAATTGAAGTAAAGAGTTCCAAAGATCTTCTCTATCATCTTTATAATCATCAGGATTAGATCTTTCATCTTCTATAAGATCAAATGTATCTAATTCCCCATCTGACGTAGGAACTACATTAGAAGACTCCAGCTCATATCTTAATCTATCCCCTACACGATCATGACTGATACAGTACAAACAATTGTAAGCAACTCTATAGATATAACTAGGTGTGAATCTTTTAGGATTTTTTTCAATTACTGGAACGTTTTTAAGAAGGTACTGACAAATTGTCTCTACACCCTCTTGTTCAGAAGCGTAGAAACTTTTGCTCTTATACCAAGCTGAAATGATTTGATCAAAATATTGAACATATAACCAAGCTGCTTTATGATCCTGCGGAAGAGCATTCCACTGGTCAAATGTTACTGGAAATTGGAAATGAATGTATTCTCTGAATATTCTTCTTGTTTCGTAAAATTCTTTTGACATGATTAAATTTCCCTTCTTGATATCTTCGATGTTTTTTGATGTTAATATTATTATAAGCCCAGAACTGACAGAAGTCAATATCTAGGCCATTTACTTAATAATTTCGTAATAATTTGAATTGTTATTGAATCAGTGCCAAATATATCCGTCAAGCAAACCATCGACAGGATTTACATCTGTGACGTCAATGCCCTTATTTTTAAGATAGTCTGTGTACTCTGTAGTGAAATTTCGAAGAAGCGTATCACCCGATATAGTATTTAATGGTTTTGTATATACTGTATATATTTCAAGATCATCAATAGAAGATACTAGCCTAGAATGAAGAATAAAATGACACTCAAATCCGACCATATTTCCTTTTGTGTTTTCTCTAGGAACAACATCAATATCTACACTAGAAATCTCTGGAAATTTTTTAATTACGCTTCGAGCAACAGCCGAAATTTTCATTTTAGTTCGTACAGACGCATTATCTAAAAATTCAGAAGCTTCTATACAATTATTCCTTTCTTTTTTAATGAAGTAATTCCAACAGTTATGAAGATTGGTTAAACCTAAATTTCTCAGATTAAATAAAACAGAATCATATGTCTGACCTAAGCATAAGTTTCTATATATAGTAGTATATACACCAGACCCTAAGTATTTGGAGAATACAGGCGAATGCTCATGTGATTCTTCTAAATACTCCTCAATAGGCATATCAAAATAATACTCTCCGTCTTTTGCTTTATAGAAATAATCACTCTCGGAATTATCAGATTCAGCATCTCTACAGATAAAAATGCTAGTTACTCCAAGCCCTATATGATGATTTGATACAAATTCATAAATAGTATTTACCCAATTAAACCCTATAGAACTTATACGAAACCAAAGAGAATTGCTTCCTACTTCAGAATCATACATCCCTCCAAATCTAACTCGACAAAATTGTTGATTTAAAGATCGTTTTATGTCTTCTTGAATAACGTTTAAATTATTTTTTACTTCATCTAAAAATTCATAATAACTATCAATGTCAAAGAAATTACCTAGAGAATTATGAATGTCTAAATAGTGAGAATCATCTAATGGAAATGGAAATTTGTAAGGTGTCTCATTTATACTGGATACTATACAATCATCAATATCGGAAGAGAGCATATCAAAAGATACTTTATCCTCTATAAGCAACGCCATCCAAGCGTCTAATGTTTGATTACACAAATTTTTATCTTGTGAATCTGTACTTATAAGAAATGAAGCACATTCTGCTTCTGAAGATAAGTCATCTGTATTCATTCCATATAGATGAATTTTTACTTCCCAATAATTTCCGTCTTGTCTTAACATCCATGCTTTTGTCATCTTACTATCTCCACTGTCTTCTAGGTTTGAATTTATTTTCTTTATTATACTTAAGTAACGATTTGATTTCAGAATATTCGTCTTCAAAATAAAACTTGATGTAATGATGAATAGTATAATGAATCGTTGTGGTAGGTATTCCAATTTCTTTACTAATCGACCTCAAGGTGTAACGATAAGTTAGCAAATACTCAATTATTTCTTCACACAACCTTCTCTTTTCAATTACTTTTTCTTCAAAAGAATAGATATCAGATAGATCTAGTTTACTCATCGTACATTCCCTTCTAAGCTACTTTAATCGAACACCTTTCTGAAAACATAAAAGGAAAAAATTTACAAGCTAAACCAAATTTAACATCTTGTAATCATCGTAACTAAGATCATTTATATCTTTCCCTTCAGGTATTCCTTCGTATCTCCAAACAAAGCTGTTCTTACTCAAAGCATTCGAAAGCCTTTTGGTTCCGCGTACACCAGCTTCGTCTGCATCTAAACAAAGATTATAACTCCAAGCTCCGATATATCGTTTTATCTGATCTATCTGATAAGGTGTCCCTGTTCCAAATAATGCGATAGCAGGTTGACCATATTTTACAAGTGTCAATGCATCAAATACGCCTTCACAAATAGCAACAGATTTTGTGTTTGGTAATTCATACAAACCATACACAGGTTTTTCAATATATTTAGGAAGATAAAACTTTTTAGATTGAATAGCTCTTCTTGCAATAAATAAGACATTTCCATTTATATCTCTAACTGGAAATGTTATACAAGGAACACAGTTATTGGAACCATAAGGTCTGTAATCTTTATCAAACCCAATATCGTACTTTTCAATGATATCATCTGTAAGACCTCTATCATACATATATTTACATGTGTATCTATATCTGCGTAGTTCTTCTTCTGTTACATATTCAATTCGAGTTGACACTATACTGTTTTGATATGCGAGCTTATTACATATATCATTGTATTCTGACTCAGAAAAGATTCTAGAAGATTCCATCATATCTTCTGTAATCATTCCGAGAAGCGTATCTACCATCTCTTTTCCTAGATCATATTTTTTGATTATATGATCAATTACTTTATCTATAGTAGATACTTTCTTACATGCGAAACAATGTGTGAATCCTGCAGGTGTTTTAATTCCGCCCTTCCATTCATCTTCTAATAAAATGCCACATGAAGGATGATTCTCCTCATGAAATGGGCAGCATACACTATAGTACTTGCCTACTATTTTTCCTTTTTTCATTAAATGATTTCTATCCAAGAAATCAACGATGTTTTCTATTGATTCCACAAGAAGCCCTCCAAAGACCGTCTATAAAACATTTACAACAAATTTCCGCATCTCTTAAAGTCACAAAATCGTCTGAATCTGAATCACAGACAACAGGAATTCCATGTGCATGAAGAGCATCAAAATCCTTTCCATAGTTTTCAAAACTCAATACAAAACAGTTCAATTTACTATCCATTGAAATAACTACTTTGTCAAGAGTTATACTACCTACTAGCTCGTTGACATCTAAAAAATCTGGAAAATCTTCTGTTTTATAAACATAACAAACTCTGTATCCTTTCTCCTTTAAGTATATTCCGTACATTATGTCTTGATATTGATTGAGTTTTTCTAAGAAAAGCATTGAATTCTCCTCTAAATCAGAAATCTACATCTTCTTCCCAATCATCATCTATGCTAGAAGCAAGTATATCAGAATCATCTCGTACTATCCCTTTGAAAATCTTTGAGGAATCTGCACTATAATCTTCTGGATGTGATTCTGTATCTCTTATATTTTCTTCTGTAATTGCTAATTCTACTTTACCTGTATTCACATCCCAGTTATAAGAAAACATAGGGTGTTGGTTATTTGCCATCCTAGATTTTTCTAGTCGAATATCTAGTGTATGTGTTTCAAATATCTGTCTCATAGAAAATACTTGTGTAGCTATTCTTGCCGGATGATCAGAACCCTCTATAGAATAGAGATTGGGCATAGGAACTCCTTTATCATCTAGCATATCTTTCGTATCTCGATTCGCCTGCATAGAAACTACAACAGCACATCCATATTTCTTACTCAATCTAAATAAATCAGCACTTATATTTTTGTACTTTTCATGTGTCCTATCACCGTAACTACTCCTATAATCTTCTACATAAGATAAACCATCTATGATGAGCAATTTGATTTTATATCTCTTAACTAGATTTTCTAGTACTGGAATATTTACAATTCCAGAAGACACATCTTTATCTTCTAAAATAAATGCGGGAGTTTCTTCTTTACTCAATGAATCGATATATTCATTATATTCATCAGTATATCTTCCTCTAAATAGATCGCTATTTTTGAAATGTTTTCTCCATGTATCAAATCTAGTTGCTAATGACGCAGCTTGCATTTCGGGTGAATAATAAAGACAAGGGAATCCATTTGCTTGTGCAGATTCCATGAATTTAGTTGTTATCCATGACTTACCGGAATTAGTCCTAGCAAGTACAATTAGAAATTCTTCTACAGTAGATAACCCACCGTACATTGCTTTATCTATCTCAGGAAAACCTGTAGGTATTCTAACTTGACTGCTGTTCTTAAGAATCTGCTCCTTACGCTTATTAGAATCATGTACAATATCTAGTGGATTGCAATTACTAAGACCTTGGATATTCTCTAATGAAGAAGATATGAAATCTATCATCTGTGGAGTATCTTTAAAGTCAAGATCTGCAATCTTTCTAACCATTTTCTGAATAGTATAAAGTTGTTTAGCTTGACGAATGCCCGCCTCTAAATACTCTAATGATTCAGATACATCTACAAGTTGAATATCTGGAAAAGCAGAAGCAAATGTAAATACATCAGGAGCTTTACCATTGTTGATAGGATCATATTTATGAGATAATATGAATTTTATTTGCTCTTTATATACTTCATAAAAAGAACTATCATAGCTACATAAGGCATCTACTTCTTGTTGATTATCAGAAGTAAGAATTCTAGATATGACCTGAAGTTCAATAGAACCTGGACTAGATACCATTATATTCTCACCTCCTCTAATCTATTATAAAGAAGTGTGATCATCTCTTTATTTCCAACCATTTGAGATAGTGGAACAGAAGTAAATACAATGGTATGTTTTCCCTCATTAGACCGTTTCTGTATGAGCTGCATAAGTCTAGTATACTCTACAACTCCTATGTAGCAGTAATCTAAATTAGATATAAGTAGATACTCTGAAGATTCTGCCCATATGGACATATATCTTATGTCGTCCGATAAAGAAGAATCATCTATAGTCTTTCTTACTCCCTCTATAAATGACCCAAATTTGAGATTATATACAGAACACTTATGACTATTGATTGAGTAGAATAAATCAATCAAATATGCAGAGGTAGCTCGAATAAAAGATAGAGAGGATTTAGGCCTCCAAATAAAATGATCTTCGCTATCATCACATTTCTTAATCAACTCGTGTATCTCTGCTTCTGTTTTACTGTCATATTTATAATGAGATAACTTACAATTATTTCTATACTGTAAATATGTACTTTCTGCCCAGGTATTACAGGCTTCAGTACATTCAATATTGTCACAATGACTTAAATGAATACAGGACTCCATCGGTTTGCCTCAAAATAGGATTTCTAGAACGAATATAATCTATTCTAGATTGAACACATTGTTTACTCATATCTAAATGATCTAAATATCCTAACGATGTATAAGTATCTTCTGTTAAAAATAGCATAAGATATGGTCGTATTACACCCTCCATTGGAAAATGAATTCGCTCAGGATGATAGTCCATATCGAGCAAATACTTACGATAAAAATATTCACATACAATTTTCCTAGAATGTGGTAGCAATCTAGATACTGGAAGCGTATCCCAAACCTTAAGAGCATATACAAGCTCTCCACTTACTTCAACTTCTGCCCAAAGCGGAACTCTACCTCTTTCATCATCATATCGTCTATTCAATCCTGTTAAATATGGATATTTAATCACATTATCAATGCATTGTTGTTCTGTATATCCTTCAATAGGAAGTACAGATCCAATAGCTGGATGATAATAGCAATTATCAATTTGTTTATACATCCACTCAAATCTAGGTTTTAAATCTTCTGTAGGAAATAGATGAATATAATCGCTATCCTTTATAATAGACGTATCTGTAGTTACATTTACATGATATTGTAGCTCCGGAACCTCTGGAAGAGATTTATAAAATGTCATTTTTCTTCCATCTGGCAAATTTACAACCTTCCAAATCTTAGAATCATCAAATCTATGAACATTTGGAGACAAAGATAGGCAAGCCTCTGTAGATCTAATATCTTCTATGTATTTAATCTTCCCATTTGTTAATCGACCATATCTGTTTACAATAGAATCATAATCTTGAAAAGAGTTTTCATTGACATACATATCAATTGTTTGAGGTACGACATGATCAAAATCTTCATTCGTGAGCAAATCTACAGAATTATCTGAATCGTGCGAATCGGGTAGACTAGATATGCTTTCGATAGCAACTTCAATAGGAATCATGTTATCCGTATTTTTAGACACTGCATCCTGTATAAGATGATCTGACTCGTTTAAATAAGACATCATAGAAGTCCAATCTATGCTATCTACTGTTAAATATTGAGATTTAAGCGTAGCTTTTACATTTTCCTCTATAAAATCTCTATACTCTGTAGAAATTAGTTTATCATATACAAATACCATATTAGAAAGCGTATCAATATAATCATATGTTAGTATAGCATATGCTACAAAGTTTAATCCGCTTACATATGTTTTCTTCAAAACACCGATATTAGAATTATGTATTAAATACTCAATTACATAATTGAACCACTCAGATTGCTTTAATTGAATTGTTGCATTTTTACTAGTATTAGAATAAATGATTGTATTAAATACACTATCAAAATTATATTTCATTATTAGGTCTCCCTCTTTGGTCAACATTCAAATCAAGCAGTACAGAGAATCTGTTTATTCCTTTTTATAGCCGTCTGAAATAGTTTTAGTACAGGTTCTGATATTAAATTAAACGATTTAATTGGATGAGAATAATATTTACACATAACAGATTCATCTAATTTAGACATTGTTTCAGTATTACGACCGTAATCTAACAAAGATGTTGCATCTTCTTTATATGTTTTAGAAGACGATTGTAAACTTCTTGATAAATCATGAGAAGTAACAAATTTATCAGAAAGACGTTTGTACATATCTATTAAATATGTTACTCTATTTCGAAAAATAATATGACGTGGATAAACTTTATATTCTATAAGTAAATCATTGATAATAGAGCATCCTGTTTCATTCATACGTTCGTCTACAGCTTCATCTTTAATCATGTATTGAGGATCAAACTGTTTGCAAGGAAAGTTATAATAATAATTATCAGTAGAGTTGTCTGTTACAGCTTCTACCCTATCTAAGAAAGAATTCATGTCTTCATAAAATTTAGCTTCTAACCCATTCTCTAAACAATAACCAAATGCCATTGAAACATGACACATGTAATCTAGATAATACTCTAAATTGTAATGTATCTTAGGTCTGTAAGCTTTACTTATCGTAGATCTATACCAACGAATAAGAAATTTCCCGAATTCCTTCAGTTTAGGTATTTGCTGTTCTCTAACATATCGTTCCAATGCATCTCCCATTTGACCTACCGAATGAGCTCTATTATATGGACAATCTTCATTTCTTATATATCCAGAAACTTCTGCGGGTTTAAAAAATTCTGGATAGAGAACTACGCCTCCTGGAATTGTGCGAGGTTTGTCGCTTTCTTCGTATTTGTTATCTCCTGTAAATATTGTATTGTCCTTCTTAAGTTTTAATTTGCTAGGATCAATATAAATTACTTGGTCTCCTACATAAACTTTCTTATCTCCTTTATATGCTTCAAACTTCTTAGCGTTTTCCTTATTTTTAAGAAATTGCTTTCTGTTATCTAAATATCTATTGAAGGCTCTATTTTGTTTAAATAAGATGATCATTTCTTCGAAATCATCTTGATTAGTTATACTGTCTCTAACATATTCTTCTGTTATGTCAGAAACATCTATGTCAAAATATTTATCTAAAATCTTATAAGAACCATCTGGGTTTTTATAATTTTTATCAAACAAATCAAGAAATGATTCTGCACTTAAATTATAATCCAATTCCCAAAGACGTTTCGCTCGTTTCTTCTTTTTATCTGATGAAGATTTCTGTCTGACTGATTTATTAGAATCTGCAGATTTTACTTGCTTAGATGAATTATCTACAGAATCAAGAGATGGACTAGACGCATCGTTTCTATCGCTAGAAACCAATTGAGTTGAGTTAGTAATTATATCTTTATCTATAGATTCATTTACAACCTCTTTACCTAAGTACTTATTCAATAACCGGATAAATACATTTTCTATATCCGATTCTGTATTACAGATATGTTTATCAGATTTAACAGGTTGATCTACCTCGATATTCATGTCACTCAGAACGTTTTCTGGCATGACTGGATTATGTATGGTATAAATATTATCAATGTGAGAAATGGCAGATTCTACCAATCTTAAATTCTCTGATAGAAGGCTCCTAATCTGTAAATACCTATCATATGTTTTCGCAGATTCTCTATCCATCAGTTTTTCCTCTTTAGACTGACGATCAATTCTCATAGATAAAAAATCAGATAGGCCTTTTAATTTGCCTATCTGAGAGTCAAAACTATACATATAACTATCTTTTCTAGGTTTATAAAGCTTCTGTTCTGTCATCTTTCATACACCTCCAAACAATTTACAAGAAATTTCGTTTATGCCAAATATTGCAAAGAACTCTATTACAAGTATACGCTTCATTGAACACTTCGTAGAGTTCTTCGGTGAACGCTCTTCCAAGCCGAACAAGATCTTTTGGATTATCAATAGTAGACGCAACGTAACGTGCATAGCTAGTCATTTCTGTTTTTATGAGCCCAAAAATCGTGATGTCATCAGGTTGAGTAAATACTTTCTTCATGCCAGATAGTATCGCGTCTACAGGAAATATTCCAGTATCAAAAGAAATTATTCTTTTATTGTAAGCCTCATTGAAAGCCCAGCAAATCTCTCCTCCGCAGCAATCACTCACAAGATCTTCCATCTCGTGCTTTGACCTATTACTCCACTTATTGTAATTCTTATTCCAATCCTCAAGAGTGAGAGAATTCTGTGCTTCGATTGCTGTTGAAAGTTCTTCTGGAACAACAATGTAATCCATTCCCTTAGGTTCTCTGTGATTAAATTTAACCTCATCCAAGATATAGGGAGAAATAATCTCTGTGTTAATCTCAACCATATTACAACCTCCTTCTTAAAAAATAAAAAGCTGAAATGTTGTGTAGGTTGATGAGGCCTACTACTATATGAATCCCGTTTCTCTCCGAATTCATCTAGTATAACATTCAGCTTTCTAACTAATTAACGAGAAACTGTATTTTCTTTTAGTCAAGTCAGGTCATCAATCTGATATTCCTCAATCTCTGTTCTTATCACACATTCGCGATCACTCACAAACGTGTGTATGTGTAAACAGTTAAGTTAAAAACTTATTTGTAAATTGTCTTCGTGATTATAATATAAGCCCTACAAGGTCAGAAGTCAAGTATTTTTTAAATTTTTTCGAAAAAATTAAAATATTGCCATGATCTCTAGAAAAACTCCTAGGTGATAGTCAAATCCTATCAAACACCAAAATTAGATAGGAAAAAACTATCGCCGCCGCTACAAACTTATCAACTCACAAATCACAGATGTTACTAATAGAGATCAGAATATCGATTGTTAGATCTTAGATCTGATCAAATGCCGAGCTATCAATTCACAGATATCAAATATAAATTTGTGTTAACAAATATTACCCTGTTAAGGGTAGGGCTTTATAATGTGAGCTATGCGAACACAAAGAGGGCTGACCGCCCTGCTCTTTAATTTTATTTATTATCATTTATTCTTATTTATTTTTATTTATTTATATTTAGTAAACATAATCTAAATTTTCTAAAATCAAACAGGTGTTTTGACTTAAAACTATAAGATTCCTTAGATAACTAAATGACCTATTTTTCGTCTATTTTTTAACTCAACTTGACAAATTCATCACTCATTTGATTTAGATACTTTAAAAATTTTCAAAATACTCAATCATTTTTGTAGTCAAATCACTCAATTTTACCTATTTTTCTTAGAAACTAAATCAAAATTTTCTGCGATTTCTATCGATTTTTACTCAGATTTACATCTGATTTTGACAGATTTTCAGCCAATTTTTGATCTATTCTAGTGTCTAGTTTTGATGAGTTTAGACCTGATTCACCTCTCAATTTTCACTCAGATTTAGGTCAGATTTGAGATATTTTCCTATGTTATCGAACAGTTTAGATAGTTAAATTCTATCAATCATTCTAATTGACTGTATCAATTTACATTGTTATTTTGTGTAAATTATAGTCGATACCTGCTTAGTTGACAGTGATTTTGGTGATAGTTTTCTTATATCTAATTAAATTTTCAGTCTAAAATTTGTTATCAAATTTTATTCTTTATAAAAGTTTTATAAATAATTTATAAATAATATTTGTATACTGTATCTCTTTAGATCTGAGTAGCATATAACAGTAAAATAGCAGACGAATCTAATCCATCTGCTAAAAATTTATAAAAATTTTATAATTGATCAATCTTTTGTATTTGTTTTAAGAGTAGATCCATTTAAAAGAGCCAGAATCGTATACTTTTACATAGTCGAGGGAGGTCATTATCTCGTCTTCTGTTTTAGTTAGATCTAGATTTTTGTCAGGAAACAGTTTTAGAATATTTTGTTTTTGACAAGAAACTCTTGTAAGATATTGATCTGTGTTGACATTCACCCACATGTATCCAGGTTCTGATAGATGATCTAGTTTAAATCCTAATGTTGAGTATATTGATCCAGACGTATGTGAGAAATCACTGTAAGACACAATATTACTGTAATTGTAGTTTTTTGTGTAGTGTTTAAAAAGCTTAGAACATCCTCCAATAACAGATGTATTGAGCTTAGTACAGAATCTAAGCAACTCTACATCCGAAGATTCACTACTGGAAGATTTGCTTATGCTATTTCTAAGCTTTCCAAATGTCATTAACGCAACTAATTCGCCGGAAGTATCTCTGAGCCCTATTCTAACAGAGCTAATACAACTTCCTTGTCGATGATTCTGATTCAAAAATTGTTTACTTTCAATGAAGGCTACATTATCATCAACGTTGAGTTTTCTAGCGTAATACACGTTGTTGTTTGACAGTAATTTGTTAGCAAGTATACTCTTCAGTACGTCTTGTTTATATTTCCATTCGTATCCAAAGATATGTATCAACTGAATTCCTTGCTCCTTACAAAGTTGAGATTTAAATTGATGATAATACTTATCTTTTGGATGTCCTCCCCATGGGTCTTGAATAGAGGAATTATGCGTAGCTGTTGGATTACACTCTATTGCAAGATTAAATTCAGGAAGAAATATATCTAGTTCATATGGTGTTATTACTTTCCTATCGTGAAGAATAATATCTGTATTGGAAATTGATTCAATGAATTGTTTTACTTCCTCTTCTAGAGAATAAACTTTCCAGTTTATAAGATCTTCAATGTGATGTTCGTGTATGACATTTCCGATTGCTGAATCCAGTACACCGCATATTTGACAAAGTTCGGATATTGACGGTTTATGTTTCAGTTGTTCGATGAATTGTATCGGGTCATTTTTGAACTCCATATAAAGTTTGTACTTAGACGAATCTGTCATTTGTAAATACTTGCAGTTATCTACCCCATATCGTTCAATAGAAGTTTCTTTCATTTTAGCTTTTATTTCATCAGATTTTGCTGGATATTCAACACCAAATTTATCTAAATTAGTTTGTTTTACTTTATTCAAAAGTTCTTTATTATTCAACGCATGAATTACTCCATATCGTCGAATCATTGTATCTTCCATTTTAGACTTTAGATCATTTGACTGTAATGCATGTTTTACTCCATATCGTTCTACCATAGTATTTTGAGCTTTTTCTTTTACATAAGACTGTTTCATTGGATGCCCTGAATATTTTTGATAGAATGTATGTTCAATTTTCTGTTTTATTTTATCTGATTTAGCAGGGTTGTCAACACTATATCTGATCAAGCTTGATTTTTTAGATTGTTCCTTGAATTTTTCGTCTTGGAAAACGTAATCTACACCGTACTTATCTTGAACAGTAGACATTATCTGTTTTTGTTTACATTCTTCAGAACATGTAGCAGGTATTGAATCCATGTGAAGTATTTTGAATGACTTACCACATACTTTACACGTAGCATAATGATCATCGTAGCAATATTCTCGCCTGTTATGGTTTGAATAAAATTCTTTTCCACAGTATTTACATTTATGCAGTTTTCCGACCAGTTTTCCTTCTTTAATCAATTTTGTTTCTTCTTTTTTACATTCTCTAGAACAAGTAGTTTTAGTTAACTCCGAAGGATCAATTTTAAATTGTTTTCTACAAACAGAACAAGTACGTGTTCTACATTTATCACAAATGACAGCGTTTCGCTTACTGTAAAATTCTTGATTGCAAATCATACATACACATGTCGGCATAAAAATATCCCCTCTTTCATAAATATTATAACGAATTTCCTTTATAAATCAGACAATTTATAATATAATACTATTATCAAATTTGTTCGTGAATCTAATAGAAAGGTAAGTTAAAGCAATGGAATCTAAAAAGAAGTACATACCTCAAAATGAAGGGTTGATAACAGATTTGTCAAATAATCCTACAACCAATTTCAGTATTGAATCTGAAAAACCTATCTCTAAGATGAGTATGAAAGAGATAAAAGAAGAAACATTAAGACTCTACCATCTCTTACCTCCAGATGAAGAAGGAAGAAAGAAACGAATCGATATAAGAGATAAAGTAATTGAACTTAATTATGCATTCTTTGGATATGTTGCAACTCATACTTTTATCAATAATTCTGCCATCAGCTACGAAGATAAATTTCAATCTGCATTGTCTCATTTTCTAGAATGCTGGTGGTGGTATCAATATGCGGAAAGGTACAGATGCGATTTATCATTTTCGGTTTTTTATAAGCCACGCATTGGAGAAATGATAGAGAGGGAATTAAATGAAGTCAAATACTCTATTCGTAGATCTCTCTGTATGGAAGCTGGAGAACAATTAGGTAAGCATTGGGGCAAAGTAACATATGAGGATCTGTCTAAAATAAACCTTCCAGCCGATAAAATGAATTCTCTTAAATCTATATTCGGTACATTATATTGGGCTGACCTAGAAACTCATGAATTATATATACCATCAGAAGAGAAGGTGTCTTCTTTTGAATATCCTACAGATATGTATGATGATATTGAGAGTTTTTTGATAAAGCAGATGTGTGATAATGAATGTAAACTTACTGATAAGTTGCTCAAGCAATTTGCCGCAGATTATTCTTTAGATTATAAAGAGATGAAAAAGGCACTACCGAATGCAGAAATCAAACTTTATAAAATATTGAAATCTTCTTCTGAATTGATCGAACTACAAGAGTAGTATCATCAAAGAAAAAGCATCTGAAACTGTCGGATGCTTTGATAATTCACTCACTGTTCTATGAGATTCTCTTCTATTTTTTCAACATCTTCCTTTTCCATCCTTAGAAATAAATGACCTTTTACAGGTTTTCTATGTATGATTCCTCTGCAGATAGATGTTTCATGAATATTAAGGTCTACACAAGCAGCTTTGTTGCTATTATAAATAATTCCACTTGTTTGATCTAATACTAATTTGGTATGTTTAGATGTAGGATAAAATTTTCCTAATTTTACGGATCCATCCTTTAGTGTTACTAAGTACTCAATCAAATCATTGTTTATCTTCTTTTCTTCGCTACCCATTTGGGTCGGTATCACTTTAGGTTTGTCGATTTTCTTTTCAGATTTGATATCTTCTTTAATTGAAGATTTTTTATCAGATTGTTTTACGCTATGATCTTCCATTGACAAATCTAATTGTAAATAAGCTGCTATAGCTCTATCAATTTCTTTTAGTTTCTGTCCAGTTACCTGACCCATGTAATTGTAAAGATCTGATGTCACAGCTGGAAATATTTGATTGACTACTACAAAACACGTCTCTCCAGGCACCAATTTAATAGGTACTGCGTTATATGTTTCGGATACGTCATGCTTTTTTGAAGAATTTGACATATGAGATATAGGACAAACTATTACTTGACAGGGTCTGGTAGGATTTGATACTTTAGAAATGATAATAACTGGATGCACTCCTTCCATTATTCCACGACGTTTGTATTTCGTCATGTCATATTTCCAAATGCCTCCCTTAAAATATGTAACATAATCCATCATTATACTTCCTTTCTTCTTAAGTTCAATAGTATTATCTACATTATTTAACGGTTGTCCGACAATTCATTGTATTTTTTCAAAGTTAATTGTACTGTTGTTATCGAACAACCTACATCATCCGCTATAGCTTTATATGTCCAGCCATTCTTCCGCAAAGCAATTATTTTACCTTTGTCAATTTTACTTTTTTCTTCCGGCAGATCATTTCGATTACTAGAAGCATTAAGAGTTTTAGGTGGTTCATCAGTATTGATGAAACAGATACTGTTCGCAAATAAGTCTCTTATATGCTTAAATTCGTATCCATCCTTAGATGGTAAAAGTATCTTGATGTCGCTGTCTGGATATTTACAGAAATACCTAAGACAATATTCCAAACTAACTTCTTTGTACATTTCACAACCTCCTATCTGACGGCGTTAGGTAATTTTCCGTGCCAGCTTTTATCCCCTAGTTTATCATAAGCATAAAATTTTCTTAGATATTGCCAAACGGCATGCCCTTTAGAAGGAGCAGATACAATCTTTCGATATATTCGAGTAGGAACATCATAATAGATATAACAATCTCCTGGCCCCCCATCAGGTCGTTTGTACTGAACTATAACATCTCCAACTTTTTTAGCATAATCTGTCACTTCCATACCGTATGAAAATACGTTTGATGATCTGCACCTAGTAAGTTTTTTCATCAATTCTCTGGTATTGATAGCACAATAAATTGATTTGTCGAAAAATATATTGATTGCGTATACAGATTCTTTATAATATACTCGTTTCATTTATGACCTCCAACCAAGGTAATGATTGTTAATATTGAAGGTGATCAATACAGTTCTTTATCCATCTTTTCGTATTCCGCGAATAATTCTAAGCACTCATTTCTCTTGTACTCAGAACAAACTATCATGTTTATTTTTCCTTTGAAATGATCAAACATTTCTGCATCTCTGAATCCAATACGTTCCGCATCTTCAGAAGTGCATCCATAGTAGCAATTATCAATGTTTGCCCAGATCATTGCTGACAAACACATGGGGCAAGGAGCACATGTTGTGTATAAACTGTATCCTTTTAGATCGTGAGTTTTTAGTTTCGAACATGCATTTCTTATAGCTACTACTTCTCCGTGACATGTCGGGTCGTGATCTATCAACACTCTATTGTGTCCAGATGCGAGTATATCTCCTGTAATACTATCAAAAATGACAGAACCAAAAGGACCTCCATGTTTCTTACTTGTCCCTTGTCTTGCTTCTTCAATAGATTTTTCTACGATCAAACTTAGATCTAACATATATCCTCCTTAAAATATTTATTTCTTATTTCTTCAATTTTATCATAACAGTCATTCGGATTCAAAACACCTTTTTGACTGAGTGTATCTGAAGCCCAAAAAATATAATCGTGAATAGCATCATAAACGATAGAATAATCGAGAGTTAAAGGAACTTCGTCTATCCTCGCTAAAATCGAAGGTATTCGATCTATCAGCGCATCTTCCCATACATCCCAAGTATTCTCAATGATGAATTTAGATGTTGGGTACTTTTTCTTGTTTTTGAGTTTATCTACTTTTGTTAAGAATTTCGTACCTATTTCTGTTTTCCAATGATTCTGTGATTGTGAATTAGGGAACATCCATACTTTTATAAGATGTTCATATAAGTTTTCGGATTCCTTTTTAAGTTCCCTTGCAACCTCTTTTTTAGTTTCTGCAAAACATAGTATTTTCAATACAAGATAATCCTCCTTAAAATATTTATTTTCAAATCTGACGTGATCGAATTATTGCGACTGCAGTCTATCACAGCTTCTAATACTCAACAATTGTAGGTATAGAAGTTAATCTACACCTTTAGCTATAAGTTTACATCTTGTAAGATATGTCTGTTTAATATCTCTATAAGATGACTGACTTTTAACTGTACCTGTAACAGATATGTATTCTGATTCATCTAAAGATTTACTAGTGCTCCAGATGAGAATATTATCGTTGACATCAACCATCTTATAAAGAAAAGATATACCATACATTGTATCACTTGAATGTACACATGTTATAGACTTAAGATCAACTGTGATTCGTTCTCCTATAGTTCCTACATATTCTGACTTGAAGTCGTCTTTATGATTTTTGGCGAATTCCTCATCATTCTTCTTAAATCTCATAGCCTTTCTATAAGCAATAGTAGCAGACGCTAATATACCTATATCTGACCATTTGACGTACTTATTACTTACAAGTGTTTTCAAATTGTGCATATAAATTTCATGCGTATCAGCTTCGTTGAGAAGCCAATTGATGATGTCGTTCACCTGATTGACAACTTCTTTACGATTGCAATCAAAATTTATTTGATCTGCAAGTTCATCTAATCTCTTTGTAATTGTACCACCATTCAACGCTTTCTGTAAGAAAAGTTTAGTAAGTACTTTTGTAGATTCATCATAACTATCTGCAGGTTTGTATCCCAGTTTAGACACAAGTTCTTCGGCTACCTTAAGAACATCTACTGTTTCATAATAAGCAGTATTACTAGAAGTATCTACTGCTTCTCCTCGAATAAGCTCGTCAAACGTTGAAATATAGCTTGCAATTCCTTCCGCATCAAGCCCATGTGTGTAGTCTGCTAAACATGATTTACCAACTTGCTTAAACTCTGCTGTTTCTATATTCTGGATAAGATAAGTTGATTTTCTTGCTCGTTTTGTATTACAATGATCGCATACAAGCTTGCAAGTTTTGTAGAACTCTGGAACTTCGACATCTTCGGCATACTGCTTAATGATATTCCCGCTAGGACTTGTTTCGATGGTAGCAACAAATTTCTAGTTATTTATAATAGCTACACCTGAAACTGCTACTTCAATGAATCTAGCAGTCTCTTTAAATCCTGTAGAAAGAACAACTTCACGATATGTTTCACCGAGTTCGTGATACTCAAAGTAGCAATTATACTTTTCACATTTTCGTTTGATTCGTTAAAGTTTCTTTTCAAGTCTTTCCAGGTTATCTTCGTGTATGAAATAAGTCCTATCTTCCATATCTGCATCCTCCTGACATATTTATTTATATAATATGTACATATTATATAACGATTTGGTTCAGAAATCAATATCTGAATAGTTAGTTAATAATTTCGTAATAAATACAGACATCTGAATAATCAGATGCCTGAACAAATTTCAGATTACAGTAGATATAGAATCAGAAAAGTAGTTGAAAGCTACTATTTTTCTACATATTTGGAAAAGTTTTTAATGAACTTAGCTGTAATGGATGGTTCGGATTGTGTTCCTATTGTAGGAATGTGTGTCATACGATAATTCAAATCATATGCTTTAGTAGCTGATTTATACCAATGCTGTTCGAAATCTGTAAGCGCATTATATACTGCAAAAGCGGTACCTGCATAATTGGCAAGATTCGGCGATATCAAACACTCGTTGAAGGATTCTCTAACAATTGTTACACTCTCATTAGCTTTTGTGTCTAAGATGTCCCCTGTCTGTGACATCTGATATGGGAATAGGTCATCTTTTAATTCGTCGAGTTTTTTCTCAGATACTTTATAAGATGCAAACTTCTCCATTTTTCTAGATGTTAGAGTAATGGTATTTTCTGCATTTTCCATAAGTTTATACCCTAAATCTCGATTCATTCCGAAGTCTTTTGTAACTGGAATTCTAGCTGAGTAGACCCCTTTATATAATGCGTGCATAAGCATGTTTTGACAAACAACTCGTACAGGTGTAAACACTACTGTTACTTTGCTGTCAGCTTTCAAATGATCATTCATAATAATCATGTAAGTTTCAGCATCATCATCTAAAATCTTACTTTCATTTAAGAGCTTAAATGCTCCAAACACTTTCCTGCCGTGATCAATCTCACCGGCACACTGAAATTCAAGTTCTGCACCTAAAAGATTGTCTACCATGTTGAACATATCGACGTTTGCTATAGGATTAGGATATCTGCTACTGATAACTCCTAACACCTGTTTGGTGTCATCCCGCTGAACCGTGTACCATCCTGGAATCAACCCAATATCTTCTGCGGACATTTTATGTATACTAGATGTCCAATCAAAACCACATTCTGTCATTATAGAGTTTGAGGACGTTGGTGGCGTTTCCAACCATTTGCCAAGTGACATCCAAGGCAATTCTTTAAGATAAATCATATTATCCATTGTGATGTGTTACCTCCGTTTTCTTATTCACGAACACTATTTCCAATAAAATATCTGTAACACAAAATGTGCTACAGATATGATAACGATTTTCATTTCAATGTTACTTACGAATAAGGTCATAGAACTCAGATCTTAAAGCATGATCAGAATCAAATCTACCTCTCATCGCAGCTGTTCGTGTGACTGTTCCAGGTTTCTTTATACCTCGCATGGTCATACAAGCATGCTCTCCTTCAATCACAACAATAACATCCTCTGTTCCTAATACTTTTTGAAGTACTTCTGCAATATCCGTACCAATTCGCTCTTGAAGCTGAGGACGCTTTGAGCACATATCAGCAATTCGAGCAATCTTCGATAGACCAATTACTTTACCATTTGGGATGTATCCTACACTTACATATGCATTATACATTGGTAGAAGATGATGCTCACACATAGAATAGATTGGAATATGACCTTCTACTACTAAATCTCCGCTTTCTACATCTTCAAAGCATACATTGTACTTATCTGCGATCTCATCATTTGTGTAATTCATACCTTCAAAGATTTCATCCCAAGCTTTGAACACACGGTTCGGTGTGCGTTTCAGCCCTTCACGACTAGGGTCATCACCAATACATACTAGCATGTTATTGATACATTTCTCAAATATATCCTCTACCGAATCCATAGGAGAAATAGCTTTGAGTTTTACTCTATCTATTGTTTCATCTGTTTTCATTATTACACACCTCTTTCATCTGGATTCCAAATATACTTATGAAGTTGAAGTTGTACCTTACAATAATTCAATTCATTATCTATCATAAAATTTACAATATTTTTTGGATCATACCCAAATACAGGACTAAAATATACAGAAGATTTTGGATGATACGTTTCTAGTACACTCAATGAAGCCTTTAAATCTGTTTCATTTCCAACCACAAACTTTAGTACATCTTTCTCTCGAATAGATTTAAATGCTCTCGGATTCATCATACTAGAACAACCACTTGAAGGACATTTGTAATCTACAGTGAACCATACATTCTTGCACCCATAATATCTAGATGGATCAATTGTTCCATTAGTTTCTACATTGATATCAAATTTATTTGTTTTACTCAATTCTGCAATTAACGTAGCAACATGTGGATGAACAAGAGGCTCTCCTCCAGTGATTGTAATGTTAGGACAGTTTAATTCAAAACACTTTTCGATGATTTCATCTACTGTCATATTAACTACATTTTTATCATGTACGTCATGTGCATACATAGAATCGCAGTAAGAGCACAAAATGTTACAGCCCGCAAGTCTTATGAAGGTAGCTAATTCTCCTGCTCTTTTTCCTTCCCCATCTATACTTTTAAATATTTCAACAACTTTCATGATTTAATCCTCCGGACAGTAAGTAGCAATATTGTTTTCTGTTTCCTGTACAGCTACTGAAATGACATGAATATAATAACAATAGATGAGAATCTCTTCTTCAAGCATATCATAAAATTTTTTGGCCATCCATTCCGCAGTAGGATTTTCATCTACAAGAATGACTTTCTTACAATTCTCTTTTATTACATTTGCGATAGGATCAGTATTTTTAAGAATACAGGAATGATCATAATTATCTTCAATTAAATCTTTTATCATTTTCTTAAGAAGTTTGAAATCAATAACCATTCCAGCAGAATTTAGATCATTTACACCTACTACTACTTCAACTTTGTACGAATGCCCATGAAGGTTATCCTTACATTCGGTTGAATAGGTATCTGCATCATAAAGTCTGTGTGCAGCTTCAAATGAAATTTTCGTCTTTACAGTATACATCATCATTTAGTCCTCCTTAGTCGTTTACTTAGTTGAGCAAGTCGCCACATTTCCATTTGAGCATCACCGCATTTCTTTGAATGGGTCATCAATTTCATATCCGATTGGATCAGCTGCATTGTTTGCTTTGAATGCTGCTATACGATCTCTACAAGTTCCACACAATCCACAAGCTTTATCTCTGCCATTGTAACAGGAAGTTGTTAATTCAAACGGAGCACCTAGAGATAATCCTATTCTAACAACTTCTGATTTGTTGCAATTCACAAATGGGGAAATAATTTGAACTTTATTTCTTGATCCGATCAAAATAGCTTCCTTTATGTTTCGAATGAATTCTTCAGAACAATCTGGATAAGCATCACCTGCAGCGTCATCCGCATGCGCTCCGATGTAGATCTCAACATTGTCTTCAGGGTGAATCTGCATAGCTAATGAACCAATTCCCATCAGCATAAGACCGTTTCTTAATGGAACTTCTGTTGAAGGTTTTCCATTCTGCTCAATCTGTTCTGCATAACTCATTTCTGGAATTGTATCCGTAGAACCCTTAAGCAATGAACAATTACTGTACTTGAAGATGCTTGAAAGATCTAATTCATAATGACCTGTGTGGTAGAAATCAGCTACTTTAGCTGCACACTCCAACTCTTTAGAATGCTTCTGTCCATACTTGACAGATACTGTTGAGACGTTTTCAGCTCCAAGCTTATCAACTGCGATAGCTACACAAACAGTGGAGTCTACCCCGCCTGACGAGAGAATAAGTGCTTTCTTACATAAATTTTCTTTGTTTTCCATATTCATCCAACCTTTCCAAGTAATGATAGTCTCTTCTAGAGTTCGCTAATTTTCTTTCATGAACCCATCTACAATATTCAGTTTCATCCCATTGGTACTCTATGACATCTTCTGTCCTTACATAACATTTTCCTTTGTACAGCCTTCTCTTTGATATACATTCTAGAAGGTATCCAGCTTTCCCGTCAATTTGTCTTGCGCAGTCCGCAATACTTTTATAGACTTCGCCAGAATCTAAACATTTTATTTCAGATCTGTACGCACCTTTATTCCTATCATATTTTGCCCTTGCAGCTAATAGATAATTTTCTATATCTTCAGGAATTTCAGAAGTTTTGCAGAAACATAATCTATTTTTGCAACAAGACTGTATTTTTATTGATTCTATTATGTTTCCTATATCACATCCTACATATCTAGCTGCTTCAGAATATGATTCAAACGTCATCATATTATCCAAACAAGTTACAGGAACAGGTACATTTGTTTTATTTAGACCTGTTTCATAAGCATGATAAGTATTTCGCCGAACTGTACACCATTCTAAGTTATCAACACTATTGTTCTGTTTATTTCCATCTAAGTGATTAACAATAGGCAAGTTATCAGGGTTAGGTATAAATGTCATCGCAACTAATCTAGACACTCTGTATTGTTTTGTTTGGCTATACTCGTCTGTTAAGGTTATATTTAGATATCCATCTTCGTCTAATGATTGTTTCATAATTCTTCCAGGAAAACTCATTGACCTTCCATTTTTAGCTATGATGTTTCTAGGAAGGCTTCTTATTCTTCCAATTGAAGATATCAAATAAAAATTTTCATATCCTGGAATTCTAACCCATTTTTCATGCATTTTGTCTCCTTTCTGTTTTTTAAATTGTTATATTCAAAAATCAATAGCTAGGTAACAGCACTGTCTATTGATTTTGACATCAAAATTACTATGCTGTTCTAGGTCTGTGACTCAGGTTATGCTGCATGATTGCTTTTTGTCTTTCCTTTTTAAGATCCACATGATCATCATCTGCATAGATGCTCATAGGAAGTATGCTAATACCTCCCCTAGAGTTAAAATCACCATATACTTCTATATATTTAGGATGTAATAGTTCTTCTAGATCTTTCATAATCATGTGAATACACGATTCATGAAAATCTCCATGTTGTTGAAAACTAAATAAATATAATTTTAATGATTTAGATTCTACCATGTATTCATTTGGTATATATGAAATGTGTATTGTTGCAAAATCTGGTTGATTCGTAATCGGACATCTTGACGAAAATTCAAAACAATCTAAACTTATCACCTGTTCCTCATAAGAATGGTCTTTAAATCTTTTCTTAAACCTCTCCAATATACTTGGATCATAATCAAACTCGTACTTTGTATTCTGATTACCTAATAATGTTACACCTTCTACTTGTTTATTTTCTGTCATCTTTAATTCTCCTCATCTTTCCAAACAAATTTACTGTTTATCATTTCTCCATTATCAATAATGATATCTTGTCCTGTCATAGATTCATTCACCACAGACATGAAGTATATCCATTCAGATATTTCCTCTGCTGATGCCCACTTCTTTAATGGTGTGACTTCCATGATTTTACTCCAGCATTCTTTATCGTCTATAACATATTGATTTAATTCGGTCAATACACCTCCAGGGCTTATACTATTACATGTTGCACCGTACTTAGCAATTTCATTTGCTATTGCCTTTGTATAAGGGAGTACTCCTCCTTTAGATGCTGCATACCAAGGAAACTCTTCTCCTGTATGCGCAGACACGGATCCGACATTTACAATGCTTTTTATATTTGGCTGAAGTCCATACTTTTCTGTTACTTTTATAAGAGCTATTAAGTTTGTATCAATAACCGATATATCATTTGACTGTATTCCTGCGTTATTTATAAGATAGTTTACATTATCAATGTCAGGCAACTTGTCATATTTTGTAATATCAACCCTATGATGAATATAATTTTTATGCTGAATTGTTCCTTCTTCTAAATCAATTCCATGGACCATGAACCTAGAAGACAAAAATTTCATAGCAGTAGCTAAACCAATTCCTTTTGAAGATCCTGTTATGACAACACTGTTATTTTTCATCTATTTGCTCCTTCAATCTCTTTTAGCTTACATTTAGTAATATATGGAAGGAGGGAAGAGTTACCAGCTCCTCTCCTTTGTGTTCTATATCTAAAATGTTCTCTCTTACCAACTAAATTAAATATAAGCTAAAGTCGTAAATCTTCAAATCCATTCAACTTCAAATTCATTCAATTTGTCATACATCTTGGTTAAAATATCTTCGACAGTTTTTCTTGTTTTATCGCTAAGATCCATATGATCTTTATGCTTATCATACCAATCAAAAATTTCATATAAATTTTCGTTCTGCCATGAAAAAGCCCACCAATCGCATATCATCTCCAAAATATAATTCTCAGGCATATCTAATACGATCTCGCCTTCATCTGGTTCATCGTTAATCAGAATCCAATGTTGCCAATGATGTGGGTTTCTACGTATATGGTTTAGCCAAGCGTAATTAAAGTCCTGCACAACTTGATACGATCTGTCACCTCCGTAAAAATACGCATCATAAGCGTAATATTCATCCGGTTCGGTTTTACTGTCATCGTGAGCAAATCCGATCTGATATGCCAAATCTAAACAATCTAAACGAATATCATTTGGTATCAATTCAGGAAGATTGTTTTTGATCTAGTCAAATCCTTTCTTTACGTTTGATTTATGCTGGTCTAAATATGAATCATATTCCCTGCTCATTTTATTTGTCCCTCCCTTATAAATAATGTTGTGAAATTCTCTTTCTTCTTTGAAGATTACTTATTTTTGATGTAGTCAATATAATTTTGACCTACACCTGTCTGCTCCCATTTTTTAGAAACTTTATATCCCCAAGGACTGAATATCATTTCTGCGAATAATTCAAAAATTGCACCAACAACTGAGCACATTACACATTGTGTCATTGTCCATCCAAAGAAATTATGAGAAATAAGTAGAGCGAATATCATATTATCTACGAATTGACCTAATGCAGTAGATACATAAGATCTGAGAGCATACATCTTGAAAGAATTTTGTTTTGACAACTTTCCAATTAACTCGTTTATGATACAATTTACTACAGCCGAAACAGCAAAGGCAATCATAGATCCTAAAACAACATACCAAGTACCTCCAATTGTAGAATCAATAGCTTGATTGACAACTTTATCACTGAAATCATAAAATGCTGACCAGTTATTTGGAACAATAGATACAACCCAAAAAAGTCCAGACATGATAATATTCAATCCAATGGCCAATATAGAAATCTTGATAGATGCTTTTGCCCCATATCGCTTTGTAAGCATATCCATAGATAAAAAGCTTATCCAAGATAACAAGAACCCACAATCTAGTGCAATATAATCATAATTGATAAATTGCTTACTTGCGAATAAATTCATGAGGCAAACAGACAAAACAAAAAATACAACTGTTAATGTTGGAAGATTTCTTAGAAGTATTTTATAATCTTCAACTTCTCGTTTGATACAAGTTTTCATGTATGATTTCTCCTTAATCAAATATAATCTTAAGTTACAAAAATATAGTCGTAGAATAGTGATCTTTACTCTACGACATATCATAAATCATATTCATATTATCATCCTCCTTATTATTTTTGTTTTTACTGAGAGGCTTTCAAAGGAAATACAAAACTCTCAAGATTTTATTGGAAATACAGCAATTTGCTGATTTCTTTCGATTTTTCAATTTAAACTAATCTGATAGCATACCTGACAAAGAGTATAAAATTATTGATCTGAAAAAGGATGTTTTCTATAGCTCTTAGTAGAGTGAAAAGAAACAGCTACTAACACGTCATTATCACTTTCGTCAAGGTTTATTTTGATGTATACTTTTACGCCTTCAAGCATATTCCCATTCAATAGTGGAAAAGACTTGTTGGTTATGAATTCAATGAGTCGTTCGTCTTTGTGATTAGGATTTGAATTAAGCATACACTTTGTGAAGTCAGATATAGTTAGCTGTTTAACTGTATTCACCAAATCTGCTTTTTCAATTTGACCGCAACCTAAATTTTCAGATATTATGTTTCTTCTATACTTAGCAAGAAGAACTGATTTGCATTCTTGAAACCCTTCAAGGATTTTAATTATATCATCTTGTGTTAATTTGAATGATTTAGGACATTTATCATCTAGATCTTCTGTTCCAAAAATGTCTGAAAACTCAAACGACCTAGCGTCTTGGACAAAAACAATTCCTTCTATCTCATTGCATATATCGAACAAGCTAGGAAGCTGTTCATCACAACAAATATACTTTTTCATCTTACCTCTCCTTCAAGTAAGAATAAAACTGCTCATCCAATCAGACACTGAATAAGGTATCTAAATATCTTAACGATTGCATTAAAAATCATTCCAATACAATGTTTGATCTGTTTGAATTTTAGTAGTTTCTAAACTAGAACTTATATCGGATTTAGTAGTTAGATCTAGTGTTAAGCTTAACTGATACACCTTACTGTGTTTAATGTTTTGTTCTAAGAAATACTCTGCCGGTGTGATAAACATCATAGTCAATTGATTATCGTGAGTACTTATTTTATATGGATAAAATAATATATTTTCACCGTCTACTGATAATGAAATGGCATGAAACGTAGATCCGAGAGATTGTGTAAAATTTCTATATAACTCATAGTAAGACTCAAAACCATCTAATTTTATAGAATCATTTACTGTAGATGCGTTTACTACTTCAAAATCTTTTACTTCTAGATATTCTCCTTGGTCCATTAAACCAACAGAGTAATACATATTGCTGTGTTTTACAAAGCAAATTTCTCCATTGACAGGATAATAATCTTCAAATGTAGAAAGATCTCCTACTGATAATTTTACTTTTTGATTAGCCAATTTTCATTCACCACACTTAAACGATTAATCAAAGGCATACAGACCTTCGTATTCTTTACCTATTTTCTTGAAAACAAATTTCAAGAGTTTATCACATTCGGATTTAACATTGAAATTATCTTTTATTTCAATTATTTTTGTCCCAATCACCTTTTGATATGAATTATCGAGTTCATACAAATTGATACGAATTTTATTTTGATATGTCACAAGATTCAAGTTCAGATCAATATATCCTTCAGAGGATTCTCCTTCTTCTAAAAGATCCTCATCTATTGTATAGTGTAAACGAAGATAGCAATCAAATGTATTTACAGATGATTTATATTGATAACAATATTCAACATTGTTGTATATATATTTACCCAATTGAATCATATACTGAGAAGGTTGTAATTTGGCTGAGATTATTCTCTTCATATTAACTACACCAAATAGTCCAACAGTCCAATTTGCTGTCATATTCAGCCTTCTCAACAGTTACATCGTTATCCCAATAAAAATTAACGTCTTCTGCTGTTTGATCTCCTACATAATCGTGCCATCCATATTCTCCGTTATCATAAAGTTGAAATTCTTCAATATTGTGTTTTAAACAAAACGATTTAAGTCCAATCATAATTTTACTCCTTACTTCCCAGGATCTACCCAGGATTTATTTTCCATATGATATAACGGCTCCCTCAGATGCCATTTCTTTTCAGCTGCTGAGTACACCCATATATAAGGACCGTGTTCTGACTCTATAGGTATTTGCATTTCTGCTGGATTCAATCTAAATCGAATACAATGATAGATAGCATTATTTGGGTTATAATTTGCCAACCCAAATCTTAAATATGCGAAATGTCCTGAAGGTATCACATGATTTATAGTAGATAAATCAAAATAGAATGCCCTCAGTGCTTTCTCATTTGTATATGGAGGATCTCCGAACTGAGCTGTTCTACTGGTTGAACTTCCAGGATAATTCATGTTTGTACCATTTGTACTCGGTACCGATGCATATACCTTAGAATAGTTGATAGCAGATCCGCTATTGTCAGATGGAGATACAGATAATTGAATATAAAAACTTAAAGGATAGCCGATACAAGGCACGGGTCTATATGCATATGAAGTCCAAAATCTTTGTCCACCTGAATCACAAGAACATGCGTTCATTGCAAGTTTACCAAATTTTATATTATTTCCAGTATCATTTTTGAATTTGATACATACATCTCCATATACTCGCCACTCAGATTCAGTCATCCAGGTGAAATAGGATTCTGTTCTTATAGATCCTACGTCTGTGCTATCATGCGCCCACCTATAAATGATAGGCCTATTACCACTCATATACCAACCCATACTTGTCACTCCTTCGGATTATATCGAACCCACTTATTTTGAGATCTTATCCATATAGGTGCAAAATCCCAAAATGCTTGTATACTTAAGTTAGCTGTTACATTTTTGTATGATTCAGAGGACCATCCTTGGAATACATACCCATTTCTTTTAGGTTCTTGTGGAGGATTTACAGACGAACCATACACTACATCATTGTATATCTTTAATACCTTCCCAAATTCAGTATCTTTACTATATCCATCATAGAATGTGACTGTGTACTTATCTGGAGAGTAGACAGCATATAGTGTAGTATCTGAATCAAAAGAAACAGAATCTCCTGAACGATACTCTACTACAGTTGAATCTTTATTTTTAGACCATCCTTGAAATCTTTCAAAGGGTTCTTCTGGGTCTGTAGATGTTCCAGTATCTTCTCCTGTTCCAGGATCTGTAAGATTTGTTTGTCCTTGCGATTTTGTTACTATGTAGTTTGGAATGGTGAAAGATGTTCCTGTATCACAAGTCACATCATATTTATCGTAGTAATTTCCAACATCTTCTCCGGAGGAACTAGGTATATATATAATACCTCCATTTCCATCAAATGTGATCGTATAAGTACTTTGTTCGGACCAGATCGCGTATAATGTCGCATTTGATTCTTTTTTATAAGTACCTCCAGGAGAATAAGAATCTCCAGTTCCTTGAGAATTTGTGTTCCATTTTACAAAATTAAAAGATTCTCTTGTAGGTAACTGTGTAGATAATGTCAAATCTTGACCATAAGATTTTATCTTTTGTTCTGGTGCATTCTCTCCACCATTTGCATCATACGTTATCGTGTGCTTCACTGGAATATCTTTTAATTTGAACGTACCTATTCCTTTTAATTCCTTTAAGTCTCCATAACCGACCCAATTTATGGAGGATAGATCAATTTCAAATGTAAATGCTATTGTTTTTTTACCATCAGATCCATGTTCTATTTCTTTAGAACCATACCCTAACTGCTGAACACCACTTCCATTTATGATAGAAGAATTTGATATTTTTTGGCCGTCTATTATCACAAACCAATTTTTTGCAACAGAACTTGAAACATTAGAGGGTTTGTGTAAGTTTAATACCCAGTTAACCACAGATGAGTTTGTACTAGGATACACATACACTTCATCTAATTGCAACTCTAAAAATGGATCTTGTGCATTATATGTTGGACCGGCAGTATATGATGACATATAAATTCTCCTTACTTACTTTTAAGTCCCCATCCAATGCCGATAGACCCATCGGGTATATCTGAGTCAGATGGAGGAGTAGACGATATATATAATCTAAGACCGTTTTTGAATTGTATATAGTTTTTATCAAGTCCAGACTTCAATGCCTTTAAATTTTCTCCAAGGACATCTATCGACTTGTCGTTTGCTAATGCTTCTAATATAATCGCCCAGTTTATTTCAGAATTTGAAGGAGATAATTTAGTCATAGATCCTACATCAAATGACGTATTTCCAACTGTTTTTGTTGATTCTTCATTTGATGATATTGTGTAATTATCTTTATTCAAATCATCAGATAAAGATAACGCAGCTCCTATGTTTGTACCTGTTTTAATTTGTACAAACTTCGCCTTTTTATCTTCATTTATCAGGTTTGTATATTCAATATCTTTGACCTCTAAGTCAGAGAGTGGAACAATATCTCCATTGTTGTTTATGGTGATTATTCTACCATCTGACAGCTTATTCATCGGTACAGTTCCAGGAAATAGGTCACGATATTCTTTCATTAGTCTCCAAGCGTCTATAAGATCATCCATCTGGAACATTTTAACAGATCCAGGAGATACAACATCTAACGGGCTTAAGTAATTATCTCCTATATTTGTAACCACTGTTCCCCAAAGAGCGGGAGGAAACTTTTCTGATCTTTGATAAACTGTTATGACAGAAGATCCTGTGGTAGTAGAGTAGAAATCATCTACTGAAATGTTTACTTGGCTATTTATACCGTCTGTATTGAAGTATTGTCTTACATAATCAGATGCATAGAAGGTCTTAGGGTCGGTTGTTTTCATGTCAATTAAAGAATCATCTGTTACAGAAATACTTTCTTCTCCTTTAGGTATCTGGCGTTTATATTGAAATTGTGCGAAATACTTTACATACGAATTCGGGATGAAAAAATTGATTTTATTTGCCCATGGGAATGTAGCAGGTCCTAAGAAATCACCATTTTGAGGGTTTTCAGTTGTTGTAGATGTATCTAATCCAGTTTCTCCCTTTACAACAGACTTTATAGCGAACCCAGTCAATAATATTTCAAAATCAACATCTATGTTTCCAGATATAAATAATCTAACAACTGGAACTTCTGACAAGTTAGGAGTTAGATTCATATATGGAGGTTTTGTATCGCTATTAGACCAATTCCCAGGTTGTAATACAATTCCATCTATAATCTTAAAATATTGAGAGATTTTTTGTTTTTCTTCATCTGACCAATCTGAAATGTCATATGGTACATTTGTATCAGACGGATGAGTTTCTTCTGTATTTAAAATGCATTTACCATAACTAGAAACACCATTTGCCCAATTTTCTCCTTCATTATATCTACCACTACCTTGAAAAAAGCTTCCAATAATAGTAGATGCTGCACACAGAATAGAATTATCTGGAAAAGGGATGTCTAGTATCCAGTTTTCTTTTGATCCTTTGTTTTCGGTTTTATTTATTTTTACTAGCATAGAGGATCCCATTGATAACGAAGACGATAACCATTCTCGTTCTGAAGCTGGATTACTGTCAGGATCAATTGAATCGTGCTGTTTTAAATATATTTCATAAGCGCTTAGGCCTACTACTCGTCCAAGATTAAATAAGTTAACACCCATAGAGATTCCTCCTATTATTGATCTTAATCAAGGTGATCAATTTACAAAAAAAATAGTAGGTCATCCGCAGATAACCTACTATCTAAGATTAGATGTTAGACGAACAATACGTATTGCCTAGTTTTGCAAAATAATAAGACGGGGTTCCAACTTTACAATTTGATTTTTAAAAATCGACCCAGTTTATAGAGTAATCAGCATCTTCATAATAAGTTGCCACCTTGCCCTTCATCTTAATTGTTATCTTTTCTATTGGATTGTAAAAAGTTAATACATTATCTATATTATCTGTAGATTGCAAATAGTAAAAAATACATTTGTAATATGATGTTGTATCATCTACTGGTACTATTTCGCAAAATACTGGAGTGACTTTAGTTTCCATTAATTCATAAATTAACATTGTTGAAGTAATAGAGGTGTCTTGAAGCTTGCAAATATTATCAAGGTCATTTGTTTTTGTAAAAAATATTGGCCTAAATACTGGAAAACTAAAATTACCACTTGTATCCGAAACAACTAAACCTAACGTGCGAGAATCAGGATACTTTAAAAAATTAATAGAACCCTCGACCCTTTCCTGCCACGCCCCTTCTCCGAAGGAGGAGTGATTACCAATTTGAAATGTTACATCGATCATCTTACTTCAAACGCCTCAATTCTCAATTCTTCTCCAACAGTACCAAGTGTAGCAATACCATCAGCGTTTGTCCAGTCCGTCCATCCGGAGCCCTGAATATGAACTCTGTATTCAAAATCTCCTTTTAGACAAATACATTCAATACGTTTAGATTCACCAACAGTACCTATGATAGTATCTTTCGTGATTACACCATAATCTTTCCACCCATAGGACTGAATATGGACTTTAGCAGATACCTCTTTTCCAAGTGGATCAATCTTGAATGCTTCAAGTCTTTTACTTCCACCAACAGATCCGCATGTTACACCGTCTGGTACCTTGTCAAGCCATCCTTTGGACTGAACATGCGCCTGTACATATACTTTTGCTCTTCTCATCTCAATAGCTTCAAGCTGTTTAGCTTCACCTTTAACTCCTGCCCAATGTCCGCAGAACTTCCAATCAGACCATCCATAGGATTTCTGATGTACTCTGTACACATATGGTTCATCAGACTTAATAAGAATAGATTCAATACGTTTCTGCTCCCCAGTTGTACCAAGTACAGTAGAAGATGTTGGGTTTTTATAAGATCTATCTCCATAAGATTTAATGTGAACGTCTACCTCTTTAATTCCTGGTGCATCAATACGTAAAGCTTCAATACGTCTATTTTGACCTGTTGTTCCTGCCATCATACCATCACACTTCCAAGAAAGCCATCCAATTCCTCTTACATGAGTTTGATAAGATATAATGCCCTTATAGTCTTTAGACTCTTGAGATACACCTGCATCTTCTTTGATATATCCATCAACTGGAGTTTCATTAGTTGTAAGTTTTGCTTGAACAGCAGCTCTAAACATATCCATTGTATATCCAATATATTTCCACCAGTGATCAGGGTCTCCATGATTAGATGCGATTCCTATACTATGACCTTCCTTATGACTAACAATATTCGATACAGGAATATTGAACTGTTTACACAACTGAGCATAAATCTCAATAGCATTATTGATAACTTTCATACCAGTTATTTTATCGGAGTAGTTAGATGGTTCGCACAATTCAATTCCTATTGCCCTTTGATTTCCAGAACCTCCACAATGCCAAGCTTGTACATTCCATGGTAACGTTTGATACATTGTATCTGTCCAATCAATAAATCCATGAACACATACAGATCTACCATCTGGTCTGTATTGGTTGAATGCTGATGCATATCTTTGTGCTCCTACACCCGGAGTGGCAGTAGAATGAACCATAAGCATCACTGGATTTAAATATCCACTTGATAAGTAACATTCATTTCTAGTAGCATAAGCTTGTTTAATTACCACAATAAATACCTCCTATTCAGTAGCTTTTTTTATTTTATAATCATTTATATTTTCTAATGATTTTGTAACCGGTCCATTGAAAGATGCGTTATGAAGTGTTGTTAATGTAGCTTCAACACCTTCCATTATCAATCTATTACGTTCATGCTTATCCTCTTCTTTAGCATTAAAATCATCCAACCAACTAGATAAGTAATCTATCTTTCCTTCCATTTTAGATATTTTAATATCTATATTATTATTTGCTTCATCAAGTATTTTTAAATGCATATCATCTAGTTTAATATAAATATCTGATATTTGTTTCGCACGTTCTTTTTTACTGTCTAAAATAGCATCTTTGATTTCCTTTATTTGAGATTCTCTCTCTTTCTTGTTATTTTCTATACCATTTTTTAATTCAGATACTGCTAAATCAAATGCATTAAGTTTTGTAATTATTTTGTAAGTTATTTTTATAAACACTGTGATCAATGAGATGATCAATGTTATTTGAAACCAATTATAGTGCAAAAAATCAAATAAGTCCATTACATATCTTCACCTACTTTTTTTTAATATGATATGATCATATAATTTATATGTTTAGCATTTGTATTTCCAGCTGCTCCTGATAATACAACATACCAATCTCCATTCTGATATGTGCAAGTTTGCATATGATGTGACCAACCTTCTCTGAAATCTCTGCAAATTAAAACCACTGCACTAACAGGAGCCGCATTAGAATCACCAACTGCTTCCCTAAATTCTGCTGTTGTAAAAAGTTTTATGCCTGTTGAATTAACACTGCTAGCTTGTATAGTTTTACTTCCACAAACAACTCTCTTAGCATTTTGTATTCTTTTGGATCCAAAGATAAAATCTACACCTGTTTCTGTCTTTATATAAGCATCGTACATTCTATCACCACCTGAATAAAATATAATTAACTCTAAAAGCTCCTGATGCACTGGTTCCATTTGTTAAAACAATTCTCCAACTTCCGTTAGAAGGCACAAAAGTACATCCATCTATGTGAGCACCATTAGCTGCACCATCACCATTACTATAATATGCTAGAGTATTTTTATTATTACATCCAGAACCTAACAAAGCATTCATTGATGATTCATTGTGTACTTGTGCTGAATTACTATTAGATAATTGAATAACAGTAGTACCACATATCATTTTCTTTATACCTTTTGCATCATATCCTTTTTGTAGAGTATCTGCACCAGATTCTGTTTTTACATATGCTCCAGTCGTAGTATTATCAGTATCATTAAAATAAATAAAAGCATAGGTACAAGCTATCGTTCCAGATATTGCTCTATCTGCCCGTATTGTCCAAACATTATTATAAGTTACTCCATCGTATACTCTTGTTTCATAGTACCCACAAGCTTGAAAATGTGCTTGTGTTTTGGTACTATCCGCATTTTCTACAATAGCAATTACCTTATAAGGGTCAGTGATTGTAACACCCATCATTTCTGATAACTCATTTAAAGTAAATAATGGAATAGTGTCAACATTAGGAATACCTGATATTTCTTTATATCCACATCTTATTATAATATTTGTATTTACAACTATTTCAGTAGTAGATCCATATGGACGTTCTGGAATTATTTTTTCTGTTCCTGTATCTGTTTTTAAAAGTATATCTCCCATATCATCACCTAACCTAATTCTTTACGAATATTATAGTTCCAACAGGTACATCTAATGTAGATAAATTAGTAGTAGATGGTACAACCACAATGTTTCTATATTGAGCAGATGTTTGGTCAGTTAGAGTATCTTCTCTAAAATTAGCATTGACAGATGTTTCTTGTATATTTACTACATGACCATACTTATCAACAATTACTTTTGGAAGATTTATAGTCTTTTTAAGGTCTGTTCCAGTGACAAGATCTCCATAAGTGGTATCAGGAGTACCTGTAGTCAATAATTCTTCATGTGTTATGTATGTACCCATACGATTCGTAGTTATAGTAAGAACCTCATTAGTAGGAGTTTGTAGAGTAGGGGGTATTTCTCCTATATTTACAACAGAGATTTGACTAGATGAAACTGAAGCCACCCTAAATATTAAATGCGAATTTTCAGTCATAATACATGCGGATTCGCTACCCATTTTGCATTGTATATTATTTAAAGTTCCTAAGACCTCACCTGGTATCATGGTTCTAGATTCTTCAAAATTTAGTAGTAGCAAATCATTCACTTCAACAGTTACATCAGGAAGTAATGAGTTATATACCCAATTATCAATTGAAGAATGTGCTGCATCATATACAAATTCTTTAATTCCCATTCCATTACCGGATATGTCTACAGATAAAACAGATTCATCTTCACTAATAGAAACCACATGCCCATATTCATCAACTTTTATCTTTGGAATTGAAAAAGTGTCACCGTTAGTTAATTCTCCTGCTGTTGAAAAGTTTATTCCACCATAATCAGCAGTTGTAGATCCTGTTTTAAGTTGCTTATTATGTGTAACTTTATTTGCTACAGAATCATAACTCAATGCGCCTTCAAATGAAGGTTGGATAGTGCCTACATATAAGATGTTCGTCTGTCCCAAATTAGGAATTAAAAACATAAATGCAAGTGGTTCGCCAGATTTAGTAGGAACTGCATTCATACATGTGTAAGTTACATTATCTATAGTTATTTGAGGAATTGTTATTTCATTCCCATATTCAAATTCTATTGCTAATAATTGATAATCATAATACATAGTATAAGTTTCTGGAAATACAAGTTCCGCAGTAAATGGTGCTCCGTTTGGTGCACCCGATACTTTATATCTTGGGATGATTTTTTGTTCAGGTGGTTCTCCTTCAGATATTTTTGAAAATGTAACTGTATAATCTTCAATCTCAGAGACATGTCCTAATTCTCCCGGTTTGATCTTAGGAATTTTAAGGGTAGCAGATCCGGTAGACAAATCAATTGTTTGAGAGGTTTCTGCAACTTGACTACCTCCACCATATGTAGTGTCTTTAGATCCTACAGTTAAGAAATCATTATGTGTAAATATTCTTCCTGTCAAATTAAGCCCTTTACCTGCTTCAAATGTGTTTCTAGGTATGACTCCGAGTATTGTTGAATGATTAAGTGTGCTGTCAATCCTAACTACAACCACATCGCTAGCCAAACAGCTAAAAGCTCCAAGCATTCTAAACGATTTATTTCCAACCTGAAAAACTGTAGTATCTTCAGAAGTGAAGGAACTAGCAAAGGAAATAAATAAAATAACACCATCTACAAGAATATCATCAGCTGTTATACTACTATCTTTTTGACTGCTAAATACTGGATTACATACAATAGGAGAACTTGTCGAAGTTGTACTTAAATATTGTACATCGAAAATATCGGAATGTTTTTTTGCAGCAGACACTTGGTTTGTCAATTCCTCAACAGATGCTTTAGACGTATCTTTTAATTCAATTCGTTCTGTATCGGAAATATCTAAATACGTCTGACCTGTATCAGTTGCGAAAATTAAGGATCCAGACTCAATAGCAGGTAACGATGCACTAGATCCCTTTTTCATTATCACTTTATTATTTGCCATAAGAATTTCACCCTCCACGGATAAATAAAGCAGCTGATCACAGCCAATTTAACTAGCCATGTTCAGCTGCAAATTTTTAAGTTATCAATTTATTTATACTATAAAAGGGTCAATTAAAATGTCTTCCATTTAAGAGCAGCAGCTGTTACTTCCTCTTTCGTAGCATAAGTATCTGCAATTACATTGCCAGCGCCGTCCTGTGTTGCCTTTGTAGCTTCAGCAACATCTACTGTGACAGTTATATCTGCAGATCCGTCAAAGGTAGCTTCTCCAGTTGCGTCTCCTGCGATAGCAATTTTTCTTGCAGTTGCAAGAACGGTTGCGGATTTAACAGCTTTATCAGCATCTGCTGTGTTGTCTACTTTATCAAGACCTATATCTGCTTTATCAAGTGTGATATTTGCGTCAAGGGCATGTCCGTTTACAGTAGTTGTTTTCAGAACGTAGTCGGAAAGATCTACATCTCCAAACTCACCTGCTTTCTCATAAGCACTACCTGTCCAGAAGTATTCTGCGTAAACATTGCTTGTACTTGTTTTTCCTGCTTTAACAAGATAGAAGATACCAGTAGCTCCTTCAGGATGTGCAGCTTTCAATGCTGTAAGACTTGCATATCCTGTTCCATCTGGACCAGCATCTACACCAAAGGATGTAATCTTTCCGATTGCGTCAGTAAGTTCTTTGGATGTTGCGAACTTTTCACCCTTTGTAAGGGTCAATGCATGACCAGCTGTGTCAAATTCTGCAGCTGTGATTGCATTTCCTTCACCTGTAACAGTTACTGTGTTTTTGATATCTTTCGGAGCGGCCGGCAACTGAATTTCAATGTCTTCACCAGTTTTTACATGTCCCTGAGTATCGGTTGTGATTGACGGAACTTTGAACTTACCACCAAAAGCAAGCTGACCAGCTGTGTTCTGTCCTAATGTGTAAGCTGTAAACGCCGGATGCGTGTAGAAATTAGAACAAGCTGTCCACTTGGTACCACCTTCAGAAAAGAAAAGTTCTTTTGTTCCTGTCTTGTAGAATAAACTATTTGGAGGAACAGATCCAGTAGGAAGAGCTTCGCCAAAAGCGACAGGTCTTGTATATTCTGTCTCTCCTACAAACATCTGCTGCGTATCTGTGCAGAAATAAATAGTATTTAGATCTTTTTGTGCTGCTACATAATTCGCTTTAAGACCATACTTAAAAGCAATATTACTATTAGCTGTTGGCATATTATATTACCTCCATGTATTTAAAATTTTTGTTCTTATTAAGATAAGGTGGACCATGATAACGTTGCGCCTTGGACTGCAGCTGAAACTGCAACTTCTGTTGCAAGAACCCTGTCAGACGGTACAGTTGCAAGCGTAGCTCCTCCAATAGTTACTTGCGAGTCTTTGATAACTCCATCCTTACCAAAGAGTACTATGGCATTCTCTGTACCGATTACTTTAGATACTTTATTTTCATCAGAAGCATTTACAGCTGTCTGGATTGCTGCAGCAATGAGAGAAGCTGTCGGAATCACTGTTGCGTCTTCTCCCATGACTCCCTCAGACAGTAAAGATATAGAAGATGCTTCAAGAGTTCCATCTGCTTTTGAAATAAGTACTTTTCCATCTGTTGCGTTTGCAAGTTTATCTAGTTTATTAGATACATCTACTTTAAGACCTGTTTCTGTTGTTACAAGTGCATTTCCCGCAACTGGATCAATGACTGCATCAGCAGAGATCTTTCCATCGGATGTAACAGTTAGCTTGATATTGTGTCCTGTATTATCTGCTTCATAGATGTTCACAAGCGCATCAGCAGGAATGATTACAGGTTCTGTTTGATTCTCTACTTCTAATACAATTACTTTATGATGTGTCGGATTTTCGGTCGGATAATCTTCATAGTATTTACCTGATTTGATAAATTTATCTTTTGGAATATTGACAACGACATTCTCTCCACCTTCTACCGGCAAGGTAAGGATCAAGTTAGTTGCATCGTATGTTGGATTCTTAACTACTCCAGCAAACGAAGAAGCGATTACAGCTTCAATTCCTTTCTTAATAAGTCCAATCGTAGCAAGTTTATTTGAATCAGCGGATGCCCACTCTGCTCCATCTGTAAGATATCCTGGAGATGTAACAATCCAAGATACATTATCAAGTGTGATCCTACAGCTAAAGTCGGTTGTGTTGATATAGAGTTTTCCTTTGACTGCGTTTGCCACTTCAGGAACTGTTTCACCTGCATAGATAGATTTTGTTACTTCTACAGAACCTTTATAAATTGTTTTTGTATCGATTATGAAGTAGAGTGTATTTAAGTCTTTTGGGTCGATCGCATCAAACTGAGTTTGGGTCAGTGCGTAGAATACTACATTATTATTTGTACCATACCATTTGCTTGCAGAGGCAGATCCTGTATCTACCCAGTTAGCTTCAAGGCTTGCATCTCCACCTTTAAAGATCCAAGTAGATGATGTTTCTTCTACATATACTTGTTGTCCAGATTCAATATCTGTAAGAGCAAGCATCTCTGACTTTGTAGATACAATCTTCAAATTAGATGCATTTGCTCCAATCTCTTTAAGAGATTTATCTCCTTGGATCAAATAGGTTTTACACTCTGTTCCGTCAAATACGTAAACCTGCATACCGTAGTGATATGTTGTATCGTTTGCCCCAAATTCTCCGGCAGTCTGTGCAGCTGCTAATGCTTCTTCATAACTGCCGAACCATTGTCTAATATCAAGAGGAAATGCAGTAGACGGATTGAAAGAATTTCCCCAGTCAAGTTTGCTTTTTATGCTAGATACATTAAATGCATTTGCCATTTCATTTACCTCCTATATTAAATTGTGATTGTATAAGTATCTTCGCTACCAAGAGCTGCATGATCATATACATATACATTATATGTCTTTCCATTACTTCCAGAAGCGTCTAGAACCTCTACTGTTTGTTGAACAAAATTTCCTCTAATGCTAGAATTGATTTGCGTCTTTGATGTTACATCAGTCAACGTTCCAATTGATGCATCAAATGCGATAATGTCTCTAACAGATCCTGCAGGAATGGTTACTACATATTTTTGACCCTTAGCTACTTTCGTATTAGATTTGACGGACAAGGATCTGATAACTGCGGAGTTAATCTCGTCTTTGGTTTTAACTCCACCAAAGAATCCATTTCTATAACCTGTTACGGAACCAGATCTAGCTGTCTTTGTTCCAGCTTTAATCTGACCTGCGGCGTATTCTTTACCTAAGAAAGTTTTTGGAATGGCGCCATCTCCATAAGTTACTGTAACAGAAACATTATAATTTGTATCATCTAATACAGTGAATTTATCAAAAGATCCATCTTTATCTGTTTTTGTCACATTATTTGTATCTACTACTTCATATCCTGTAGGAGTTACACCGGTAGGCTGTGCACCTTCTGCAGTAGCCGAATAGCTACCAGCATTGAATGTTGTCACATATGCAGGTGTGAACTCAGTACCTACCTCTTTTGCTCCTGCTCCGGACAAGGAAATAGAAACAGATGGCTGAACAGTCGTTGGATTCACATCCTGAGATAAAATCTTTTCAAACATATCTTGTACAGTCTGTACATCTGAGATATCTACTTTATCTCCTTTATGAATATTACCTACAGCTACAGTTGCTGTGATGTTACGGGCCATAGCAACCTGAGAAGCATTTACAGCTTGTGGAACAAGCTCACTTAGATCTATCTTTACAGGGGCTGTCTGCCCTTGTACAGTCAACTCAAGTTCATGTGTTTCTGTGTTGTAACTAGCAGAAGTTAAGAAAAGGTCTGCAACTGTTACATTTTTATTAGATCCGTCTGCTCCTGTAAATGTAATTACAGTACCGCTATTATCTTCACTTCTAGCAGAAGAAACATCTATGATAGCAGATTTGTAGCCCTCTAAAGCTGCTTCAATAGCAGATGAAACATCTTGAGATGAAACTTCTCCACCTGCAGAAACAATAGAAGTTTCTCCTTTCATAAAAAGCTTGATGGATCCATCAGCTTGTTTTACTGCATAAATCTTACCTTCTTCTGCGGTTTCAAAGGTAGGAGCTTCATTTGTAACAATTACATCATTAGAATATAAATCTTCTCCCTTGTAAATTTGTTTTGTGTCAGAAAGCCAATAGACAGCATTCTGGTCTTTACTTGCAAGATTCTTAAATTCTAAAGATGTACAATTGATAAAAAGTACTCTTGCCATTAGTTAATTACCTCCTTATTGATATCTAACCAACTTGAATCATTTTCTAATTGACTTACTCTTTCATCGAGTTTTGTCACAGCTTCAGCATTTCCAAAAGAGTCTTCAACCCAATCGTCTTTTTCTTTGTCATACGAATAATATTTAGGACTCCCGTCTACATCATTAACTCGAACAAGTTTTCCTGCTGGAATATTATCTGTATTGATTTTATATAAGTCCTTCTTAGTCTTTACAGTTATGAATGCACTTAAAAGTTGTTCTTTATCTGCTTTTGTAAATGGTTCAGGTCTGTGACTCGGGTCTGGACATGGCGGGTAGGGTGGATATGGTATCGGCGGCGGTGGTGGTGGAAATGGAGGCGGCGGGCAACATCCAGATTCATCTGAAATAATCACAACATATGCCAGATCTTCTTGATCTACAGGAATCACTGTTTGTGATGGGATAGAGCTAAAGTACCATCCATTGTATTTATCTCCCTGATAACAATACCATCCTTTTTTAGTTATCCACTTTGTTCCAGGATATTTAGATAGCATGACGACAGTACCGTCTACTAACTTTAATCCGTTGTCTGTTAATATATAATCCATAAAGGTTGTAAATACCTCCCTTCTTATGAAATTGCGTAGCAATCTATCAAATCTGTTTTGAATATCGGCTTTATCTTACCAGAAGTCATAGAACACACATACCACCCGCAGATATCTCGATTCCCATCAAATGGATACCAGCCAAAATTGACTATCCATTTTTCAGAATCAAATCTTCCTATTTGAATAACATCACCATGACGCAGACAAATGTTTGTATTTGGTAAATAGAGTTTATATTCATTCATAATAATAGCTACTCCTCAATTAACAGACTGATAGATTTCTACCTGTATTTAAGGTGGTCTGTACCTTGAGAGTAGCTATTCATGTTTATTTGTTAGTTTACTCCTTAAATCGGATATTCTTGATTATCCAATGCAGGATTTCCTGTCAATTCGTAGGTGTAATAGTGTCCGGGTATACATTCTATAGAAGTTCTTTCTTTAGGTATCTGGAAAAACTCACATATCTTAGATTTAAACTCATCATCGTTTTTTAAAGATTCTTGACAAGTTATTACGTAAGTATTTGTCCTTGTGTCAAAGATGACACGACCTCTTGGAATAGATTTATAACCCTTTGAAATAATGGCTTTGGATTCTTCTTCATCTGTCACATTATCTTTCACAGTAGATCCCCATTCAGTCAGATGATTCTTTGAATTGGAAAACTGAATATAATTTCCAGATACCTCCCCTTCTGTTGTAGGGACCAGCTTTCCCCATACAACTTTTTGCGGTGTATACCACCAGATACCTACATTTCCAGACATCGAAGAAGATAAAATGACTCTTTTCATACATTACACTTCCTTTCAGAAAAAAATAACTACATACACTATCAACGAGTCATGCAGTGTCAGGAGGAGCACGAAGAATTGATGGCAGCAGTGTATGTAGTTATCAATACAGATGGAGGGACTTGAACCCTCATGACATGCGTCAATAGAACCTAAATCTATCGTGTATACCAGTTCCACCACATCTGCAATTAACTTACGAGCGCACATAGAGAAGTGAGTGATATCAATCTCAAAACTATCTCATATTGTCATCTAATGTACATTTAAGATGACCGTGGTAGATTGTAGATTCGAACTACAATACTCTGCAAAGATAATATGCGGTCAACCCATTTATCATTTGCAAAGCTGACTTATTCATTACAGTGACCAACTGATTTTCTATTCGCCACGCCTTACTGTTTAAGGAGCTTTAACCGTTAAGCTAATCTACCATTGTTAGAAGTTTACTGCCGTTTTAAGAGTCGTTTGAAACTTCCAAAGTCAACTGTCTCTGAATGGACCTTGAGGGATTCGAACCCGCGACCTGTCGCTTATGAGACGAGTGCTCTAACCTGCTGAGCTAAAGGTCCTGATACATGATCAGCAAATTCTAAACAAATAAATTAAATTCATTTAAAATTTTTATCAAGATGTTATGTAGCATCTTGAAGGCGAGCTGACTGCGCCTCTAGCTTGTAAGACTGTTAAGTCTGTCAAGTTACTTTTCTTTAAAATATTAAGTGCTGCAAAATAAAATTTAATTAAGAAAGTTTATCTTATTTATGAATATTTTTATTTTTCGTGTGATATCATAAATTATTGTAATCCGGCATAACAGGATAACCCTCTTCATCATAAGTAAATGGCATAGTTTCACCATATGTTTCTATCCAAGTCTGCACAGCTCCTTCATATCCAGATGCTTCCTTAATACATTCTGTTGTTTTAGATCTTATGAAATGCAGATCCCAATTAGCTTCTAGTATAGATATAAACTCACGTTTCTGTTTTTTAGACATATTTTTAGAAGCATGATGAGGTGCATACTCTGCTTTATCCAATCGAACATATGCACAATTTTTTGGGTTTCGAGTTTTATCTAAGTATACATGCAAATGAGGAATTGGTCCTTCGTTCCTTTGTTCTACTTCAATTTCAATACTAGAATTTTTACATAACACTGGATTTATAATTGCCATGCAGAAAATATCTTCTGCATGTTTTATCATCCTTTTCATATAATGTACCTCCTTGCTGATTATATTAACGAGGCTATGAATATAGTATATCAGCAATAGTTTCTACGTCTTTAAGTTCACCTTTAGCAACTCTTAATATACAATCTTCTGCAATATCATCACTACATTCAAACGGACATATGTAATTTCCTACAATTGCAGCTGTTCGTTTATTACCATCTTGGAAACCATGTCCTATTGCAATTGATCTCATGAGCGCACTAGCTAGTAACTTAGGATCTTCGTACCATTGTTGTACACTTAATGCAGAGAGAAGATTATTTTCGTTTAGGATGATAGATTATTGATTGTTTTCTTCACAGACGTGTTCGTTTACACCTTGCAAAAATTCTAATGTTATCACTTATTTTTCAGCCCTTCCATCAGTGATTTATGTGTTTTATACATCTGTTCAGCTGCTTTTTTACCTCTTTGTTTATCTCTAACCCTGATATCATTTGCAGAAAGAATTACTTTTTTCATTATTATGACCTCCTTAATAATTAGCGATGCGATAGACGAGACTTGAACTCGTGTGACATATGTCGTAGGATTTTAAATCCTGTGCGTATTCCTGTTCCGCCACTATCGCAAAAACTGGGACAACAAGACTTGAACTTGTATTACAGCAGTCAAAGTGCTGTGTGCTTACCAATTACACTATATCCCATTGTTGCGCTAAGAGTATTCTTGTCTGTAAAGTGTTCAGCTATTTACAACATCATTCTCAAATTCGCAGGGTCTTCTTCATTACTCTTAGAGCATTTAGAAAAGGGAGAATATCGGAAAAATATTCAAGGTGTGTATCGTGAGGTTATTCTTTCAAACGCTTTACATCTACTACATATTTATTTAACGATTCGTCTTTTGCTATTGTCTGATAACCTGCGAAGATGTATTGAATGTCTGATTGACTTTCCGCAAACTTAATAACAGTTTTTATCTTTTCTTCATCTAGATGATCGAATACATCATCAATAAGAAGTAATTTGCATGTAGTGCTTAATTTCAATATTGCTGACAACAATGCCACCATATAAACGCACTGTTCTCCACTAGAAAGTGTATCATAGGATATCTTGTTTCCATCTTTTACAATACCGAAGTCAAATGAATTAGATTTTTCATTCTCGACATCAATATAATAGTCAGAATTTTTATAAAACAGAGAAGCTGTTTTAGATAAACTATCTAAGAAATCAGTTACTGCCGCCTTTCCAAGCTTTGCCTGTAACCCGTTCTGCCCTGTCAGATTATCAAGCTTTTTCAAAAGATCTAAACGAATCTTGCTCTGTATCTTTTGGCTCTCCATAGATTCTGATGTTTTTACTAATGTAGAATATTCAATTGCGTCATTCAATCGATCATGCAGATTTTCTCTTTCTGTTTCTTTGTATCGAATATATTCATCGATGCTACTTTCTGTTATATCATCTGGAATATTTTCAACTATCATAGAGTTACGTAACGAATCTCTTTCTTCATATCTACTAGATAGCAATTTCAATGTGTCTTCAAACTTTGACAGAATGTCTTTGTATTCGGAAATTTCATTGTTTATATCCGATTTCTTCAGATCTAGTTCATGCTGTTGATTTCTTAATCTCTGTATATTCAATCTAGCAGCTTCTTCTTGTTCTGCTAATTTATCACATTGTATAGCTAATATAGGACAGATTGTCTGAGTAGATTTTTCTAATGCAGTTAATTCATATTCTATCTCCTTATATTTCGCATACACACGCTGATATTCTTCATTTAGTTCCTTAATTTTATCCGATATTTCAGTTACATTATCAATAGATGTAGTATAGATCTTATCATTTTCCTTTATATCACTTAAATCTGCGTAATCACCTAGTCTACATTGAATTGATCTATTATGTGTAATAACTTTTTTGTAGTAATTTAATTTGCTGAGTTCCTCTGTCACATGATAAAGTTCCTCAGATAACTCTTCTTTATCATTACATGCACAAGAATACGCTGATAGTGATAATTCTACTTCTTGTAATGTATTTTCAGCAGATTGTTGAATAGCTCTTTCTTCTGCTATCCTGTCTTTTATCATATCATTACATTCTTTAATTTTTAGGAAATTCAATGTCTGAGGTAATTCTGAAGAGAGCTCTAGAATAAATAATTCATCTGGTATCAAATTATTAGCAGATACTATGTTATCTATTTCAGATCTCCAATTAACTGTTACTGTATTTTCAGATTTCTGCAAGAAATTTAACAGCCATTGTTTTTGTTTATTAGCAGACCACTGTATAAATTCTTTAAAGTTGAAAATAGGGATTTCTAAGTCTGCATCAAGTATACTCATCAAATCCTGTAAATCATTCTTATCTATACTACAAGATATCTTTCCATTAACATTTGTATATGTTCGTTTAATCGTGTAGTCTTCTCCTAGATTATCATATGTTATACTTACAGACATGTAATTTTTATCAGAAGAGAATTTAAATATGTCAGACAACTTTTTAGAATGTCCTGGGATATATCCTAGTAGTGCTAATTGAATTCCTTCAATTATACTGGATTTACCTTCGCCATTCATACCATTTAAATATGTTACGGTTTTGTCAAAGTGTACTTCAAAGTTTGAAAAACATTTAAAATTTTTTAATCTAATTGACTTAATCATGGTAACTCCTCCTTCATCTTTACATTTCTTAACGATTCAGACTCTTTGTTCTAGATAAAGAAGATGCTTAGCTCTTGTTATACCTACATAGTAGATATTATTATTTTCTTCCGTGTTGAGTAAAAATGAGTTATAATCTGTTTCTGCTATATATACAGATGAAAATTCTAATCCTTTTACAGAATGAATAGTACCAATATAAATATTTTTATCTTTAATCGACTCATATTCTGCTGTTTTTCTTACGGAATCTAGTACGTCTTCAATACAGCTTAAATTTGAATCTGGGTTTATTGTTATGTATTCTATACCTAAATTCATCTGTTTACATAACTGTATGTACATAGATATCAGGTCTTCTTCATTATCAATTATATGTCTCATAGTCATTATATTACTCACAAATTGATTACTGTGGTAAGATAATAAAGTATTTAGATATTCTGTAGTGACGTTATCTTCTTTAGTCGCCAGTAAGTAGTTGATATACTGATCATTCGTAAGGTGACATATTATCCATTGGTTCAATGCGGTATCTGATAATATACATGATATATAAACGTCTATCATATTCTTTAGATCGTAAGAAAAAGAACTATTATAAGATATATCATGTTCATCTGCCCAGTGCTTTAACTTATCTACAGTGTTATTTGTTCTTGCAAGTATCGCAGAACTTCCTTCTGCATGACATATAAATTCTTCCAAGAAATCTTCATCAAATGGGTTTCTGTCCGATACATTTCTAGTAACTACCATTCCGATATCTGCATTTATAGGATTCATAGCTATTCTATAAGATTTATCTGCGTAAGTTGAAAACTTATTTGCGCAATCAACAATTCTACTAGAGGATCTATAATTATTAGACAATCGTATGACAGTATACTCGTGATCATTAGAAAGATTTTTTATTATACTACTATCTGCACCTCTAAAATAATAAAGAGATTGAAGTGCATCTCCAGTTGCGTAGATATCAGAATGTTTCATTGATTTTATAAATTCCCATTGTAAAGGACTAGTATCTTGTAACTCATCTACATAAATGTGTGTATACTTTTCTTTATAAGCATCAACAATTCGATCATTTGAAATAAAAAGATCAGTAATTAGCCTCATAAGTAAATCAAATGTTATCTGGTTTTTCTGCTTCAATAGATTAGTATAACATGCATCCCATAACTTAATAAGCCTCTTTTCTTTGTAAGTTAAATTTTCTCTCTTTGTGATCTTAGATTTTGATAAATTGATATTGCATTTCAGTTTTGTTTCTGTGAACAGATGTCTTTCTTCATCATCTGTACAAATAGTAGGCACAGATGAATATCCTAATCGATGCATCAGTTCCTCATTTTCTATAATCAATGAATAACAAAATGCATGGAATGTCATAAACAGAGGAATCTCTCGGTCTTTAACTTGTTCCATATACCTTCTTTTCATTTCATAAGCAGCTGCTCTTGTAAATGTTAGACACAATATAGAGTTTGGATCTACGCCTTCATTTACTTGACGAACAATTCGTTCTACCATACAAAATGTTTTACCAGATCCTGCGCCTGCGAGAACTAAAATTCTATGCCCATCACAATATATTGCTTTTTTCTGTTCTTCTGAGATATTCATCATACCTACTCCCTTCATATGTTATGAAAACAAAATTAAGCTTGCAAGTAGTTACTCGCAAGCTAAAATTCTAATAGTCCAAGTCTTCCATACAATCTAAAATATTGAATCGAATTCTCTTAGCAACTAGATAAGTTATGATCGATCCTACAAATCGAATTGAACTTATAAGAATGTAACCATTACTTCCTGAAGCAATTCCTAAATAGAACAATACAGCTGTTAACAAACAGAATACTATATATACAAATGCTTTGATTTTAAGAGATATTGGATATTTCATTTTTCTTCCTTCTTTCTTCTTTCGTTTATTAAGTATGTTTTTATTGTATGACAAAACGGTTCAGAAGTCAATATCTGAACCGAATTGTTAATACTTTCGTAATATTCTGAAAAGAGTCCAGATGTTACATATCAATTTTCTTAGTACAAGAAACGTCTGTAAAATCAAATTCAGGATGCTCTTTCACGTAGATGTCTACATATTCCGATTCATATTTGTTGATGACACAACTGTATGTGATGTTTCCTTCAAATGTGACAACATAATCTCCGTCGTTTTCTGGAAGAATGGATACAATACCATCATCATAGAACCACAAATCTTCTAAAGCTCTGTCAATATCTACCACAGGATAATCGAAGAAATCATCTGAGATATAATACTTATCTGAGAGTGGTGCATTTTCTTCTATTTGTTTATTGATATCTTCTACATAGTATTCACCATCTTCTACATGTAGATTAGCATTCATTACTTTCATCCCTAGAGTACATGTAGAATACTTAGAACTCTCCAATCCTAAATCTTTTAGATCTTCTTTTGCAATCGCACTGATAGTGTCATCATAATACACACTTAAATATGGATCAGAATTTGCAGTAATACATCTTTTCATATTTAGGCCTCCTTTATTTAACCAATTCTTCTGAACTTACAACATACCACTTTAAATATTGATCTGTATCATGATCACACAATGGACATATTCCATGGATAGCTTCAACAGGTACATCTGAAACAGATAACGCAGAGATAAACACACCTCCACAACGTTCGCACTCTGCTATGTATTTTCCTTCAATGTTATTTTCGATATTGATCAAAGGATCGTCGGAAGGAATATCTTCCTCTTCCTCTTCATCTGATAAATCAGCATCATCTGCTTCATCATCTGCGTTATCTTCAATATACTCATCATACGGAATTTCGTCTGCAGCAAATATCTTTTTTGATTTTTTATTTATACGCATATTTGACCTCCACCTATACAATATAATGGTTTACCTTATTGAAGGTATTTTCCGAAAATACTATCTATTATTTCTACCTTGGTATAGGTGTCTACAAATACTAAATATTCTTTTTGAAACTCATCAATTAGTTTCAGACATCCGGGTCTAATAGTTGTTATATCTTCTATATTTTTGATTATTTTTTTATGTTCCTTCCCGGTTAGGGTTGTTGACGTCACTATTGCATTCAATTATTTTCTCCTATCTTGTCTACGTACGAAGTTATTGATAGTTGATCAGCAAATTGTAATAAATGAACTATTGGATATAATTCATTAGAATGCTGTAGATCAGAATGAAGTGCTTCATGGCATTGCCATACACCCATATGCCATCTAATGGCCAAACATTCTTCTACTGTTAAATTGAAAAATCTTTGCCCTAAGAACATAGATAATTCTCCATGGCCAAACGGATATGGATTCATATCTTTTCTGCATCTAAAACTTTCTACCTGTTCCCATCTTCCAGTTTTCTCATTTTTTACATTTCGATTGTATGCTTCATATTTATCTATCTTACACCAGTCATGAATCAGACTTACTAGATAAGCACTAGCAGGTGTGACGGATTGAAAACATGGTAGTTTAATTAAATCACATATCTGATTATATACTTCGATATGATGTATAATCAAACCACCTCGAAAAGATCCATGATAAATTGTAGACGCTGGAGCAACAAAGAAATCTGTATTTTCTAAGTATGTCATTGCGCGAGTTGTATATTTTTCCGCTGTATCTGATGATTCAAATCTAGCATGCATACACTCTGACAATAGATGTTGATAGATGGATTTTAATTCAGAAAGTGCAATTTTGTCTTCAAACTCGATTTTTTCACCTAGTTTTTTGTTTATCATTGGTTTAACCTCCTATACTAATTTTAACGATTTTAACTAGTCGGTTTACGTCAATAAAAAAGACCTCATGACGAATGAGGTCTTTAACATATACAATTAGTTTTCAGTATCTTTTGTACCAGAAGAAGTTGTTATTGTTTTAGAAATTTCTTTGATGCCTGTTGCAGCCAATCCAGATGCCATACCAACAGCTATTGCGGTAAGAGCATCGTTTGCAGGAAAATCTGGAACTTTGCAGAAATATCCAACAGCCCCTAAAATACCACCTACAATGGCAACAACATATGGGATGATGTTATTATTCGTTACCTTTTTAGAAGCCTTGATTCCTGCACCAATAACAAAACAAATGACTACAATAGAACTTACTGTTGCGATACCAATATCCATAGTCTAGATACCTCCTTATAAAATTTTTAATCATACATCATTTTAGGTTCAATTGTTTTATTGATGTCTTCTAGTTCATCCATCGCCATATTGATGATAGATTCGCACCATTCGTTATTTTCTAGATCAGAATCTTCAGAATTTACGTAATACATTTTATATTTACTTTTGGTCCCGATATAGATAGTGATGGTTCCGTTTTCAATGGTAGCCCATGCATAATCGGCATCATCATATGGAGATATTTTTGATACTTGTGCCTTAAATTCTTTGAACAGTTTCCAAGGATCTGCATCTGGAGATGTATCTACAGATGTATAATGAACACCATATTTGCTACCGTTGAAATTTTCCGTAAGATATTCATCGTATTTACTGCTATATGCTGTTTCAGCACTTTCTATTTTATCTGGTTCTTTCTCATAGATATCATAATAATTTAAATCTTTTGTATTGATTACTCCATCAGCTAAAAAGTAAGATCCGTTCGGAGTATCTAAGATATCTAGAATGTTCACATATTTAGGTACAGAACCTGGCATGACTCCGTGTCGGGTAAAATACCAATATGTGCCAGATTTTGCTTCAATGCTACCCTCAATCGTTTCGTATGCCTCAATATCACTTTCAAATATTCTACAATATGCGCTATCTTCACGTGTAACAAATGTACAATTTTCTAATCCAATGTCAAACATAAAATCATTAGCACATTCAACTAGAGCTAACATGTCACTTCTTGTCAAATTCTCATCTAAAATAAATTGAAGTTTAATTGTACTGTAGTTTGAATTATTTTCTGATATTTCATTAACTTTAAATTGATTCAAAAAGGTATCACTATCTATTCTAAGATCAGAAGCTGCACACTCTTTACAATATTCATATAAGTTATCACAAATATTTTGTAAACTATCATGTTGATTAGAAGTAATTGTTGAAGCTTTGCAAGAATTTAAAGCAACGCAATTATCTATATCTTCATCAGATATTGTAAACTCAACAAGTCTATCATCTGTTTGATCCATTCGAATATTATAAAATCCTAAATTTTTAAAATATTCTAAAGAAAATTCGATGATCTTATCGAAATCCTGTCTGTCTAATGTTTCTACATCTAATTCAATTTTATAATCCGATCCTATCTGAGACCAGAAAATATATGACATTTTATCAAATACTTCATCATTGATACCTAACAAATTTTTACAAAAATGTCTAAGGTCAGCATAAAAAGAATTGCAGATTTTATTCATATTAAAATCCGAATCATTTTCGAAAACAGTACTTTTTATTACTTTATACATATTGAATTCCACCTTTCAAATTTATATTTTTCTGCATAGGTTATAAGATCTTCTTTATAATCCAAATAACGTTTTCTTCTGTTCGAAGATCAGATGAATTACATTATTGATCAACATAAGTCAATTAAAACTCATTTTCTAATTTGTAATTTTGCACATTTCAATATTTTGAGGAACTTCTAAGTAAGCACTAAGTCTTCCGGCATCTTCAGCATCAAAATAAGCATCTTCATCATACTTGTTGATTACATCGTTGAGAGTTTCTGCAAGTTCCGTAAGCTGATCAAATTCAAGCTCAGCACCTACAGCTACTTCAATCATGTTATAATCTTCTACATATCGTGTTTTACACGAAAAGTAATCTCGAGCGTCTGCTTGGTCCCAACCATCGTTCAGCATAAACGAAATACCAGCTTGCTCGACTTCGGAATTTAATGTGTGCATAAAATTATCAATAGTATTGACAACTGATGAAGAATATATTCTTAAAACTTTCATTTTATCTCCTTTAAGCTATATTTAAATAATCTTGAAATTCATTGTGTGTAATATCAAATGTTAAAAACTCAAATTTAAATCAGATTTCATATCTGCTACGCTTCTATTCCTTGTAGAAAAAGGAACTTTAGACATAAATCTTTTCATCTTTTTAGTTTACCTTCACAGAGACTATATCCAGCTATGTAAAGATAATAGTCGAAATAACCAATCATGGATTCGAAATCTTTATACATTTTTATCACCCTCCAAATTTACATTTGTTTATATATTCTAGGAGATCTCCTTTGTAATCTAGATAGTGTTTTCTCGTATTAGGAATGGTTTCTATTTCAGCGTAGGGAAATGTCCAGTTATCTAATTTTGTTATATTTATAGATTTCTTTCCTGTATCTCTGATGGATTTTATTGTATTTATATCGAGTAATATGCATCGTTGCTCGATTGCGAATAATATAATAACTAATCCGTAACACCCATCTATATTTGATTTAATCAATAAGTTTTTATATTGATAATCGGTTATCATAGAAAAGTCAAATCTATATTCATATGTTGCCTTACTTTCAATATAGAATAAATTAGGATACTTATAGCAAATAAAATCACAGATATTTCTTGATCCATAAAACCCTGTCATTTGGTCAGGTATTCTATCAAATGAATATCCGAGTTCGGGTTTGTTTAGCCAATCACGTATCTTATCTTCTGCTTTCTTACCAAGTGTTTCTCCCATACCATCTTACCATAACCTAGATAGCATTCTCCTCTTCGGCTTCTTCTAGCTCTGCTTGTAAAGATTGTTCAACTTCTTTATCCTCTTTGGTAGAGTAATCTCCTGACATATACTCGTCAATATTTGGAACATCATCAGATAAAATCGATTTCCAATCAATCTCATTTATTCTTTCCAATACATCTACATTTTCTTTTAGATTATCAATGTGTTCTTTTGTAGTAGCATTCAATCCAGACCAGGAGCTAGATTCTTTTTTGACTTCATCATCTTCTACTTCAATATTCATTCTCCAATTAAGAGATTGACCATTGTATGGATTATCTCCATTAGTTATTTTTACTTCTAATCCGTCTAAGTATCTACTAGAGGATACATCTACCTCTAAAGGAATAGAAGTTTCACCAATCTCCTTCAATACTTTATCTTCTGTTTTCTGAAATACTTCTCTCATAGCTTTCCTATAGTTTTTATAATCTTTGTCATATGCTTCTTTCTTTTTAGAAATAGTATCTCTTATAGCGTCTAGTTCTTTTGTAATTGTTTCAATATCCTTTGCTGCTCGTATAAATTTTTTCACTGAGAATTCCTCCTTGATTATGCATGATTGTGAAAATAAATAAGATTTTCATAGACAAAAACCATCCGAAAGTAGATGATCAAACAACTTAGGATTGTTATACAAGCTTAATCTTCAGATAACCATCTTATATCTTCTGGATAGTTTATGAATATATCTTCAAACCAAGCCTCACAACAATCCTTAATTGTTTCTCCATATTGACCCGCAAGTAAAGCAGAAGAAGATAAATATTCTAATTTTTCTTTATCATCTAAATTAACAGAATACCCATGTTTAGCTAGTGTTTTAGCTAGATCTTCCGCAGTTACATTTGGGAATTCATAAATATTTGACAGTATTACTCTTTTCATTATTATACACCCACCCTTAGACTAATTTATTCGCTATAGTTTCAACAGTATTTTGAACCTGTTCATTTAAAGAATACAAGATGCTCAAAATATCATCTTTATCATAGTTGTTTCTGTCTAATTTTTCAATTCCTTCTTTAATATAATCAAAATCATCTGATAAGGTTTTTAACGTATCTTCTACTCTAGAATCTTCGTCAACTTCTGAAGTAGCTATTATTTTACTAATTATTTTCATAATTCCTCCTTAAATTTAAACCATTTGATATATTAAATAAGGCTGTTTTTTACCTTTTAGTGTCAGACAATAATATATCAAACAGCTCTGGATTATTATGAATATCTATATTATCTACAATGAATTCTGATATCCCCTTCTTGTTAAATAGTATATCCTCTGCTCTTTCATCTACTGTATTCTTAGTTATCAGCTTATATATGGTAACAGGTTTTGTTGAAGATATCCTATGTATTCTGTCACATGCTTGATCATAATTGGCTACAGTCCAAGGGCAATCATAAAATATTGCGTTATTTGCAACAGTCAATGTTATTGCTGTACCCATGGCTCCAATAGTTCCTAGCATGATTTTTGTATCTGGATCATTGATAAATTTATCTTTTTGTATTTCTCTTTCTTTTTCAGAAAGTGTCCCCACAAATACAGACATTTTGTACCTATTCTTCAATAAAGTATATATTGTTCGAAGAGGATGTACCCAATTACTAAAAACAATTACTTTCTCATCATTAGCTATAATCTCCTCTAACAATACAACTAGATGTTGAAATTTAGCATTATATTTGATATAATTCTTATCTAGTTTTAATTTATCGTCTAGTACTTCAGGTGATCCATTTACTTGACGTAATCTAAAGAATTGAGATAATGGATTGAGAGAAAGTATAATATCTTCCTTATTCTCTAAGATACCTTTTACAACATTTTTATAGAGTATATTTTGATATTCAGTATTTTCTATATAGTGTGATATTTCTGTTTTAGGGGGAAGATCTAATACTTCCTCTTTTTTACGTCTTATCATATTTGCCTGAAGCATTTGTTTTAATAACGGAATATTTTTATATCCTACAATTTCGTATCCACCGTATCCCCCATATATACAGAATTGCTTAGACCACATGTAGAAACTAGAAATGGTAGTACTGTCTGTTAATTTCAAAGGAACATAACAATCTAATGGAGTATTTACTATAGGAGTACCTGTTGTTGGAATCCACTGACATTTTGACGATGTTTTCTTTTTTATCTTAAGTAACAATTTTCCAGAAGTAGAAGACGGAGAACAATTCTTGTGAATTTCATCAATGACTATCATGGACAGCTGACCCTTTTCAATCATATCTATGATTCGATCTGCAATAGGATATGATTTTCCTTGTTTGTATCTTATACTTTCTATATTTGTTATTAGAAAGTATGGAATAGCTTTTTGATCATCTCCATAGCATGTCAAAGTTTCTAGATCATGCAACTTATCTTTAGATTCAATAGTTGATTTCACTTGTCCGTTCTTTTTGTATCTGGTACCTAAGATATACCCTTCATATTCATTGTTAGAATGAAACTCTATATCATTTTTCCAGTTATATTTCGATATGTTTATAGCACATAGAATCAAACAATGTTTGTAGTTGAGATGGTTTTTGTTATAATGTGCTAAGTTTATATTTTCTAAGGTTTTTCCTAAACCCATCATGTCACAATTTACAAAACCTGATAAATTTCCAGCGTTTTGTCGATGTATTGCAAACTTTACAAAATCAATTTGATGCTGGAATAATTTATATTTAGAGTTTACTATAAGCTCAGATTCATCTATATCAATATCAGGAATCTTGTTGATACTATCAATAAGTTCATTTTTATTTATATTTTCATCGGAAATTATATTTACATCATTTTCGTATTTTGTCCCTTTAAGTAAGGACATAAAAAATCCGAGTTTATCCTCCCATATTGTCCATGTTTTGACATCAGGATTCCATCTCCGAGACGGAACTTGTCGGATAATATCAACCAAAAATTTATCATATGGAAATGTTATTTCATATACATCTTTGAATTTCTTAATATTTATCAAAATAAATAACCCCTCCGTTCTACATGTATATTAACGAAGAGGTCAGATTTGTAAGAGATTATTTTCTGTTAAGTCGTTGTTAGCTTATTGAGTTTTCAATATGTATCCTCTGATGTATCCAACAGAACCTATTCCAGATACTTCAACCCAATTACTATCTTCTTTATATTTGAACGTTGCTTCTCCAGATAAAATATGTTTGTCTGAAGAAGTTGACTTGAATTTATATACTGTTAAGGGTTTTGAAAGCTTCAATCTCTCACATCTTATCTTGCTTTCAGAAGATTCATTTTCTGAAACATGATTATTTAGAGTTTCTGATTTTTCAATTGTAGAAATTTCGACAGTATCGTTGGACTGCTTATTATCAACAGTACTATCTTCGGACGATATTTCATCTGCTTTTTGAGTATTGGATTCAATTTCTTTTGTGGCTGAAAGTTTTGCTTCTACAACAGCTTTAGGTTTTCTTCCACGTCTCTTTGGTTGTACTTCCTCATTTACAAGTTCATTGTTTTTTACTTCTGGTTCCATCATATACCTCCTCTAACTTATCGTTTAGTTGATTGATGATTATTCGAAATCGTCTTTGTTGACCTGTCGAAAGTTGTATCAAATATTTAGATATATCGTCATCATGTAAATACGCAACTACAGCTTGTTTGATGATGTTATCCGATACTTGACTCAATATATCCTTCAAGATAAACTCAGCAGATCTTTTAAAAATATGTTTATATTTTATCTTTGGTAAGTCTTCAAGATATATCTCACAAGAAAGTAGTGTAGAATCCCTTATATCTGTTCTATCGCCTTTTAGATGTCTAGCTCGTTTAGACGCTGTTACACATGCAAGAAATGGATCATGAAACATTTCTTTGTAACTATTGTTGGTCTTCAGTCGCATGTTCGTTTCTCATCTTCTTATAACATTTGTACCCAAATCCTTGATAAGAATTGTAATGTAAATGCCTTCCACATCTTCCACAGATTCCCAAATGAGTTATCGTCATTTTACTGGTTTGGAATAAATATTCTGATTTGCTTAATTTTATTATATACCTAGCACCTCTCACAATCTCAGTATCATTTAGAAATCTAGAATTGTTTGTGAGGCGAAATATTCCACGTTCTATCATTCCAATATAGAATAATTTACTGGCTTCGTGAATAGCATACACAAATATCACATCTTCTGGAAAATAAGTGGAATTAGGTTTTGAAAATAAGTAATCATGAAACTTTCCAGATGGGCTTTTAAGCTCAATACATCCTTTACCAGCAGATAAGTATAATTTTAAATCTTCTGAGGAATTAAATACATTGTTTTCGTTTCTTGTGAAGTTAAAGTTTTTCATATCTTACAATCTCCTGTAAGATCTTTAACGATTTATGACTCTGTTTGCAGTAAAATATTTGCAAAGGTATCTAAATAAGATTGATATCGCCCAACAAATTCCATAGGAATATCACACATATATGATTTCAATATGTTTAACATTCCGCAAATTCTAGTATTAAATTCATGACGATCTAAATCTATGTCTGTTATTTCAGGTAACTCAGATAGACCAGACAATAAATCTATTTTTTCACAAGAATATTCTGCGATATCACAGACTGTGTCAAGCAAGTCTACAGTCCTATATTTAAGACCAACAAGTACATTATAGTAATTTGAAAGTTTATCTGTTGCGTGAAGCATAGCATATAAGTATCTTCTGAAGATTATTACGCTAGTCACAAGTGTTTGAAATAAAGGTGTGAATTCTTGGTCAACAATATCTGCAGAAACATTGTTTTCGTCGTCTACTATACATACAGTATTATCTCCGTCATCAAGTGAATCAACGAATTCATCACAATCTAAAATAGTATTTATATTGTCATAGAGCGTATTCAACGAAACATATGAGTTCGCAAGTACCTTAGTAAGAATGACTTCTGTTTCTTCATCTTTAGGTATTTTTGTGATAACTGCGTAAGCTTTTTTACTAGAATCAACTTCAACCTCAAATTTTGTGTGTCTTTTCTTTGTAGGTACTTTATCCAGATCAATATCATATGTGTCCAGCATGTATTCCCTTACTTTTTTATATACATCTTTGCAATAAACATGTTTTATCTCATGATGTTGTTCATCATAGATGATATCAATATCTGCATATCTATCTAATTTATCATCTAACATATCTTGTAATTCATCATCTTCTTCTTCCGTTTCTGGAATAACGTTGTAAACTAGGTTTACAGTGAGTTCTTCAGGATCCCAAACTTCTCCGTCCATCATTTGAATAGGTTGAATGTCAATTTTCCAAGATTCTCCAAAATCTGTGTATTTTACATCTCCTAACTCATCTAGTTTATCAGTAGACTCTTTAAGAGATTTCTTAACAGCATCTAGAAATTTGGATAATAATCCATTTGTACGTGGCATGTCAAATTGTTCCTTTCTTTAAAACAAAAAGCCCTAATATATGACATATAAGGGCTTTGATAGAAAATGAGGTAGGTATGAAGAAAAGAGAATTATCTCTTAATAACACGTCTAACCGGACGATGTTTAGAAGCTTTTACAGCTTTAGCTTTCTTCGTCACTCTTTTGCATTCAAGAATTTCTTCATCTTCGTCAGGTGTAACTACAAATTCATCATCTCCGATTGCAAAAGTAACTTCCTCTTCGTCTGCAGTAACATCTACGTCTTCGCCTGTGACTTCTGCAAGCAGGTCCGCTACATCCTGAGGTTCAAACAACAGCTCAGAAGCTTCATCTTCAATTGTAACCTCTTCGCCTGCTTTGATTGCTTTTGCCGGTTTTGTAGATCTATTGATTTTCATTTTCAGTCCTCCTAAAATCATATATTTGATTTAATTTACTATTATTAAATTAGGTTTCTTAACTTCTAATTCTTGTCTTATAGTTTCGAGTTCTTGATTCGCTTCGTCTAAAAGTCTTTCTCCATCCAATGTCACGTTAGATCCTTCTATCGTATATTTAGATCGGGTCCTCCCTAGACTTTTTTTCATATGAGCTTCTGCTAATCTAATAAGATAATCAATATAGGTATCACTTTTTATCTCAGAAACATCTTGATAATCTGGCACATAATTTATAGTTACACTTTGAGGTCTTGGGTCTCTATGTGTACAATAAACACAGTCGTTATCTTTATCATAAGACCATTGAAAATCTGTTGTAAGAGTATTTCTTACTTGTGCCATAGCCATTTCTGTTACGATAGGGTCAATATTGATACCAGAAGTATTACCTATTTGGCTGTATACATTTACAGCTGCAGCGACCTGAAAAACGTTTCCACTATCTATAGAACTCATTGTAAGACCTATCCTAGGTCGTGCCGGAGATATACTCAATATATACTTTGTAACGATACCGTTATCCTTGAGTATTATTCGAGTGGAAAATGGAACTGTTTTCTTTGCGGGGGTACGGATATATCGTTTTAATTCTCTAAAAGCAATCATCACCGCTTTTTCCACCTGCTGGCACTCTACATTGTTATTAGAAGGGATACCTAATTCAAAACTAACTTGATCTATTACTTCATCAAATGTCATTGAAATATCCCTCCATGTATTCTTGATTCTTAAACAGGTTTTAGTTCTTTCATGTTTCCTTCTGCCATATCTACAAACTCGTACCCTTCTGGAGCTGCAATATTACAATCTCTTGCAATGTAGACATGAGCTTTCTGATAGAACTGATTAACATCAGTTATTCTATCTTCTTTTGTGTATTCAATGGTTCCATTGATTTTAACAGATGCATCTTCTACTGTTACAGATAAACCTTCGTCATACTCAGCAGATAGCCCGTAATGACAATCAAATGGAACACAATTAGAATTCCCATTGATAATTGTTCCGTTCTTGAGGATAACATTACCAAAGTTGTTACTCAACAAATATTGATAAAATGATTTCCCCTTCAATGTGACATTATCTAATGTCAGATTTGCGAAATTTTGGATAAGAATAGCAACACCTGGAGCTATGCATTTAAGAGTACCGTTCTTTATAGTAATGTTAGAATTAGCTAAGAATCTAAATGCATTTGTTTGAGTTCCTTCAGATCCTACAAATGGACCTACAGATGTGAGAGTATTACCATTCAAGTCGATTATTATATCTGTATCCTCAGGTAGTTCTAGCGCCTGTTGATTTCCGCTAGAAGTTAATTGAACTGTACCACCCTTAGGTGCAGATAAGATTGCAGATTTAAGTGCAACCTCATCTGCAGATACATCAACTGCTATCTTATCCTTTATGATTTTTTTGTTACTGTTACTGTAAATCCTCTGTCTACAAGCTGAGCTCCTACTGTTTTATACCAGAAAGCTTCTTTGTAGTCCTCAACATCAAATGTAACTTTGTTGTCTTCATCCTGTACCATGGCGAGTTTAAATTGTGCCCAACCATCCATCGGAATAGACTCTGTAGCGAACGGTTCCGGCATTGCAATTTCACCAAATCCTTCTACATTTGTAGCGTAAACAGATTTTCCATAAGTACTCTTAGCTAAAGTAGAGTCATTTCCGCTTGCAACTGTATGACCGTCTTCATATACTGCGCTATCAATATAAGAAGATGTTGGATTATATAATCCACAAACCGGCATAGCAAACTGTTCAGCTAAACCTTCTACAGGTTTGTATTCAATTACTACTGTATAAGCCATGAATAAATACCTCCATATACAAAAATATTAGTTTCTATCTATAATTAAGGTGTGTTACTCAGGTTTATTCTACCTTTAATTTTAGAGAACATGCTTTTCATGTTTTACAACCTTTCTTTATCGATAGAGGTCTAGTGCATTTCCGGCATCAGCATTAGACCTCATGTGTTGTTAATATGCAGTTCTATTTTTCCATTCCCAGACATCGTTTCCGCTATCAAATACTTTTACAAATCCATGTTCTACCATTATCTGCGATTCAGATTTAGACAGATCAATGTTCTCGTCATGTAAGAATTTTTGTATGTTGCGTTTTTGTGCATTCATTCTGTGGTAAGCTCTATCTGTTTTAGTATCAACCCAAACATAACCAGGATCTGACGTTCTCAGGTAGTTAAAACCGAGTATAGGATAAAGTTTACCGCTAGTATGTGCAACGTCTGAGAATGAAACAATACGGATTGGTTGATACTTATTTACAAAGTGCTTAAAAAGTTTAGACGCCCCTCCGACTACACAAGTATCAAGTTTATTGCAGAATCTTAATAGCTCCCAGGATACATCATCCTTCTTGCCAATAGTAGATCTAGTAGATCCAAACGTCATTACAGATACAAGTTCATCATTATACTTAAGTCCTAATCTAACTTTACTAGGTACATTTCCCTGTAAATGATTAGAGTCTAAAAATTGTTTACACTCTTTATAATCAATGTCAACAATTTCACATTTTCTAGCAGGTATTTTAGTAGTAACAATACCTAGCCTATTTTTTATCATAGACGATACAATATCTGGATGATTTGACCAATCGTACCCAAATATGTGAAATAGCTCAATGTTTTTATCTTTACACATGTCAGTTTTCAGTTTATGGTAAGTACTCGGTTTAGGTGGTTCGTCGTGGCACATCAAAGAAGAATTATGTGTATAAGTAGGATCACATTCAATTGCAAATTTCAAATTTGGAAAGTAGATGTCTAGTTCGTAAGGTTTGATAGCAGATCTATTATTGGTCTCGTAGTATACGCTTGAAGGTACCATACTGTAAATATCCTGTTCCATAGTTGACGTATACTTTGTTACTATATTCTCTAATCCTAAAGATTTAAGTTTCTGTTGTATAGTAGATCTGTCTATATGAAGTTTATTACTTAGCATGTAATATGTTACCTCTGAAGTATTTGGAAAATTTTCAGCTATCCAATTTATAGGGTGTATTGAAAACTTATTCCAAACAGCTTCTACATCTTTCCCTAATACAGTTTGAAGAGAATATCTTTGTCTACATTCTTCTGAACAACATTTTGTATGATTAAAGATTTGAATTTTATCTACTTTAAACTGTTTACCACACACTATACAGGTAGCAAAGTGAGGACCTTGACAGTATTTATCTCCTTCGGCTGTACTGAATAATTTACCACAATATTTACATTTAACCTCTTTATAAGATGTGTGCGCGTTGTACCCTTGTGGTTTATACTGAATGGCTTTCTTAATATTTCTAGATCGCAATTTGTTTGTGCACTCACGGCTGCAACAAACGTCTTCGTATAATCTATAATTAGGTATAATGAACTTCTTACCGCATTCTTTACATTCTTTATAATGAGTATCATCACAGATTGTTTTCTGATACGTAGATGTAACAAATTCTTTGTGACAATATGTGCATACACGAAGCCAATGTGTTTTTTTACATGCGTCACAAAAATTTATGTTTGCCTTTTGTTCGCATATTCGTTGAAATGGTTTTCCACAACTTCTACATACATATGTATGAGGTTTTTTACAATATACTTGTCTAGGAGATTTAATTTCAAATAATTCATTACAAATCTTACAGTTCTTAAACATATAAATTGGCCTCTTTTTATTTCTTAACGATTTTTGACCATAGAAAAAGCCCTCTGAATTTAGAAGGCTTTGAGTTCTATACTACCTATTCCATTCCCATAAAATAGTTCCACAGTCAAAAAATTGCACAAATCCATGTTCTATCATTATTTCAGTTTCAGATTTAGATAAATCAACAGTATCATCATGCAAAAATTGACATATATTTTGTTTCTGTGCATTAGTTCTATGATAGGCTCTGTCAGTATTCCAATCTACCCATACGTAGTTAGGGTCGCTATGACGAATATCTTTAAATCCTAGAGTTTCATACAAATTACCTCTAGTATGTGCAATATCTGAAAACGAACGTATCCGGTTAGGGCAATAAGTAGTTACAAAGTGTTTGAACAGTTTAGAAGCTCCTCCTACTACAGACGTATTTATTTTATTACAAAATCGAACAAGTTCATAACAATCAGAAAGATCTTCGTTACCCGTTCCGATAGTGTGCCTCATCTTACCAAACGTCATGAGAGAAACGAGTTCGTCATTGTAGTAGAGACCTAATCGAGTAGGTGCAGCTGCAAATTTCTGTCTATGATTACTGTTTAGAAATTTACATGCATCTTTGCTGTTAACTTCTCTTATGTCACATTTTCTAGCGTATATGATATTATCGTTTTTATGTAAAAGATTTCTTAGCATGGACAATATAACAGGTCTATTATGTGACCAATCGTAACCGAATATGTGATATAAAAACATTCCGTTGATTTGGCACATGTTAGATTTCATTTGATGATATGTAATAGGGAGTCCAAGACCTCCATCGTAGATATTAAATGTATGGTTGTGAGTAGCTGTCGGATCTACCTCAATTCCAATATTATAATCTGGTAAGACAATATCAATCTCATATGGGTAGATATGTTTTCTATCATTCTGAACAATAACAAGTGTTTGATCAATTTTATATAATTCTTCAATAACTTCTTGCTCTGGAGCAGTATGTTTATTAGGACCCCAAGTTATATAATCTTCTAAATTATGATCATGTATAAAATATCCAATACTTGTGGCATGCACTCCTAATATTTTAGATAAACTTGTCAATGTAGGTTTATCCTTTAAATATTCTATCGGGTTTTCTTTGAATTTTATCCAATTTTCAATTTTATTAGGATGAAGGATATACTGTTTTAGCACAGATGAACATTTCATTGGATGATCAACCCCATACTTCTCTTGACAGCTTTCTTGTATCTTCTTTTGTACTTCCGGGTTTTGAGAAGGATAATTGTATCCAGTTCTTTCTTTGTAATCTAGATACATTTTCTCCCTTAATGGTCCATTTTGGAATACATGTTCGACTCTATATCTTTCCATCATAGTTCTTCGTGTTTTATCTATTAAGTTTTGTTTATCTATACCGTCATGACCATATTTAGATTTCCAAGTGTCTATTGCCTTATGTTTTATTTTCTCATTTTGCATCGGTCGATCTTTTCCATATCGCTTTTGATTTGTTTCAGCTACTTTTTTCTGTACATCAGGATCTTGTGAAGGAAAATCATAGCCTGTTTTATCTCTGTACGCTTCAATCATCTTATTAGTTGCATATTTGCCCCAATCTTCTCCGTACTTTTTCCTCATAGTAAGTTCATAACTATTTCGTACTTTCTTCTTGTATTCATCGGTTTTTCGTATTTCGTCAAATGTTTGCTTGTATTGGTCAGATTGAAGAAACGATTCTGCGCCATATCGTTCTAAACAAGTTTTCTTAGTCTTTTCTTTAATACAATTTAAACTCTGAGGATTTTCTACTCCGTATCGTAGCTTATTAGTATTTTTTGCTTTGATTATTTTATGTTTATTGAATTCTTCTAAAGATCCATACTTATCTACAACTGTTCTTTTTCTAAGTTCTGATGAACATTTCCTGGAGCATGTGTGTCTTCGATCCTTTGTACCTAACATAGATTTTGAAATTGGAAACGAATTACCACAAATAATACATTGTTCAAAATGTTGTCTATTACAATAGATAGAACTGTCGTTACTTTCAAACGGTAATCCACAGAACTTACAAATTTTTTCCAATATAATAACCTCTTTTTATTTCTTAACGATTTTTGACCATAGAAAAAGCCCTCTATTTCTAGAGAGCTTTTCTTAATTATATATCATTAGGATATTAGAATGTTCCTAACAATCTTCCTTTGGCTACACTTGCCGGATTTACTACTTGACACGCGTACATGCTAGCGTAACCACTCTGGATACTTGCATCTGCCAGACCGATCTGATCTGTTGCAACCATTGGCATATATTCTCCAAACAATCCGGAATTTCTTCTTATGTCTTGAGATTTGCAAGCCATGACCCAAATATCTGGATCGTAATTCGGATCTACAAACACTTCGAAATGATCAAGAGTACCTGCATGATATGGTCCTACATTATCTTCTGCAACATCTGCCTGGAATCCATTGATCATTCCGATATATTCAGCTGCATTTGTACCGCAGACAATTCTATTCGGACGGGATAGGTTAGTTCTCTGATAGATAGAAGCAGCTGCCTGATTAAGTTTAAGCTTCAACATATTCAGATAGTCAGACGGTACAACAGATCCATTCATTACTGGAGCTGCATCCCAGTTAAACTGAGGCTGAAGAGAAGCTGCTTGTTCTAGTTTAGAGAATGCATAACTATTGATCTCGGCTGTGAGTTCGCTGAACGCTGCCTCTTTAGCAATCTCTCCAATGTTCCCACCATATTCTGTCTGAGCTGCGAAAGCACTGTAGATAGACCAGTAGCAAGCGATTTCATGTGCTTCTGCTACAAGGTTAATTTCATCTAACTGAAGATACCCTTTTGCCATTCTAGCACCATATTTGCCGGCTTCATCCGGACCAACTGTCTCGTTGTCATACTGATATGTGATAGACACTTCGGTAGCGTCTTCAGTAAGTTCGATAAGACCATTGCTGTAATTGATAGCGCCCTTAACGGATCCATCTGCTGCAGAAATCAGATCTCCAGAACCGTTGTCTGTATACTTCTTAATGTCTACGCCTACTTTAGCAGATACTGTTGCAGAATACGGAAGAATCGGAACGTAGTTAGCTACCATCTGCTCATCTACTCCGTCTGCTTCTTTGATGACTTCGTTTTTAACAATTCTACCAGTAAAGTTAGAATCAATTCCCTGTCTGTTTACAAACGGAGAAGCAAGTACTGTACCTGCTTTTGTTTCACCCTTGGTATTCTCTGCAATAAACTTGAAGTATGGAATAAGCTGCTGACGAGAATTCATTGCAACAGATCCAAATACATCAAGAGCAACAAGCTTCTGTACAAAAATCGGAAGAAGCTCTAAGAAATCCGGTCTTGCTGCGATGTTAGATGTGTTCGTTGCTGCCATTACAGATGACATGCGTCTTGCGTTATTCTGCAGCTGTCTTGCAAATACTTTTTTCTCTCTGGAAAGGTTACAAGCAGCAAGAATCGGAGAAGCCTCACGTCTACGAGCTGTAGCTGTAATAGACTGAGGGCGTCTGGAAGAAACTTTACGAGTTCTTTTTTCGATTGCCATTTTATTTCACTCCTATATATTTAATTTTTTTAAAGTTTAAACAGTAACTAAATCGCTATCGTCGTCAATGATAAAATCATTTTCGATCTTTGGATTGCAAGGAATATTACAACTATTAGTAGCGCTATCTATCATTCTCTTTAATGTATGTACATCTGTCATAGAGTCAATAGATAAATCTGTTGGGTCGTTACAGACAAGCGATGAATACAGTCTTAAATATTCGTCTTGATATCCTTCGATAACTTTCAATGCAGAATTTAGATCGTTTGTAAGTTCTTTAATATCCTCATCACAGTTTGATAATTTTTGCTCCTTAATCACTGATTTATTGACAGTTTCAGCTATATCAGATTTTAATGAAGCAATAATAGAATCTTTTTCAACAATCAAATCCTTTGAAGAAGTAATCTTCTGGTTTAAATTAAGGTTCACATTAGTTAACTTTGCAACTTTATCATCTTTTGCCTTGATCATCTCAACAAGGTGACTATTATCTTGTTTCAATTTATCATTTATACGCTCAAGATGTTTGTTAGAAGAGATTACACTAGACAGTTCCTTTTCTTTTTCTCTTTCAACTCTGGTTTGTTCTTCGCCAAGATCGTTGTGAATCTTCTCGATTTTATCTAGCTTGATATTACAGCAATTGATCTCTTCTGTCATTGTAAGTAATTTATCTTTTGTGTCTGCTAGCTCTTGCTTACAAGCATCAAGTTCTTTAAGCTTATCTATATAGATAGATGTCATACCTGAAATTTTATCTTGTAAGAACTGTATATATCCTTTTTCATCTTCAATACCATTATCTATATTGTCTACTATGATTGAATTCTTCTTATCTTCAATCTCTGAATACATATCAGAATTTGCAGGAAATTGTGTTTGAATGATATCTAAACTCTGTTTACTGTCAATGTTATCAATCTCAGATTTCACACAAGCACAAATTTTCTTATATTTAATTCGATCTTTATCATTTGTAGAAGCTGCAATCTGTGTAAATTTAGGAATAGCATCTTTATAAGCTGGAAAGATAACAAGATCAAATCCTCTGAAACAAAAAGTATCAGGATCTACAGAATTATTGTAAATATCTCCTGCACCTCTCACAGATAATCCGAATACCACTCCAACGTCAATGAAAGTCTTGACTACTTTACCGACAGGAGTATCTATAAGATCAAACTTACCATATACTTCTCCTTTATCGTCGATCCAACAATCTCTCATTATGATACATGCATCTTTATGATTTTGATCACAAGGGTCATCGGGATGACCTAAACATCCTAGATACCAGCCATTCTCGATTCCAGTTTTATAGTCTTCAGAATCAAAAAGATGCTCCCAAACTTTACGTGTAATATCTAACCCGTTTTCGTTAGTTACAACTGCATCTGCACATTTGCCTTCAAAGGTACCTAATACATGATTTTTCATTTCTACTACATTATCGCCCAACGAAGTCACCTCACTTCAAAAGCTTAACAAGTCCTCCGATAAGAAGAACTTTTCCTAGTGCTTTTACAAGACCAGTTTCAATGACCTCTTCTTCTACAGCATCTTCGAATTTGTCCTCAATGTCTTGATAAGCTTGTTCGTTAATCTCGTCTACTTTATCTACAACCTCTTCTTCTACTTTTACAGTATTTTTCGTTTCCGGTTCCTTAATAATATAGTTAGATTTTCCTACCTGTATTTGAATATCTCCATCTAGTGTTTCAGATACTCCAACAGGAAGATTTTTGATTTCCTCGATGCTTGCAAGCAACTCTAAAATTGCTGCAGGTGTAAATACTAATGTTTCCATTTTTATATCTCCTATTTTTTTATCAAATTTTGAATGAAAGACATTCCGTCACCTGTAAACCCTGGGCACAATGCTTCTAAATAATCTAAACCAGGTTGATCTAGTTCACCGATCATATCATTTAGCGACTTAAACTGATCAATAATGTCTGTAATCTGTGACAGGCTGTCTTGTACATCTGCTTTAATAACTCGTTTCATAATATTACCTCCTACGTTTTGATATACAGTATTCTATTGTTACCATCTATGCCATCTCAGTGTATTATCTATTGATTCTGGATATAATACATTTAGACCACCTAATTGTTCCAAACCTCCAAGCTGTATTTTCCATACAACTTGAACCACTTGATTTTTCCCTACTTTCAGTATTTCTCTTTTCAATAAGTTTCTATTCTCTGCAACGGACATGTCCCAATTTTTTTCGTCAGGAGGGCATATTCTATACCCAGCAAGAAGACCATTGTCACCTGAATCTATCCAATCCTTTCTAGACCAAAGACCTGCCTCTGTGATGAAAATATAGTCGCATCCTTCTGGCCTAAACTTTTTTAATGTACCTAGCGGTACCATTGCACTAAATACAACATCTATCGTCTTAGGAAATTCAGATTCAATTTCAGGAACAACATCTCTAAACGAAATTTCAGATCTGGTATAATCAGATGAAATGAGTTCGCAATTTGCAGTTGTTGTCGTATCTTCTCTCTTATTGAACTGGGGACCTAGCCCTAAGTATTTTCTATTATTATTTAGATTCTTATCATAACCATCTGCTCCGAATCCCGGACATTGTAATATGTAGTCTTTGAATCGTTCAGACTCTTCTCCTGCCCCAACCCCTATATTAGATGGAAGACCTTCTTCGTCTTGTTCTTGACCATAAAGTCCCATTGTTCCAAGAGAAATATATTGAGGAACATACTGCTTCAAAAGGTGCCATCCTTGATTCAAAATGCCGTCACCTGCAAGATAATGCCCGATACCGGTAAGTAATCCGTTTGTGGATGCGTTATGGCCTGTATGTGATTTAACAATCTTTTTGGTAGTTAAATCAATCACATTTAATGAAACATTATGTCGTATTGGAATTCTCTTTGATAGATCTTTTAAATTATTCATGATAAACACCTTCAAATGCTAGTTACGGAATCTCTTCTGGATTATCTTCATCATTGTGATCATATGATATATAACTTCTGCAGTAATCTGTACTACATATTGACAATCTGTAATTTTCAACATCTGTAGATATTCTTTGATGTAAGTTAGGATTAGTCACCCCATTTTCATCTTTGAGTTTATCTTCTTCAGATGCTTCTTTCGCATAATTCCCTGTTATCACTTTAGATGTATCCAATTTATTTTACCTCAAAACCAAAGAAATACCTTCTACTAGACTGATTCTCTAAAATAGAAGGTAATTCTTATTAGTTTGTTATATGGTCACCAATCTTTGTCATCACGCCATTTACTTTCGGAACTGGATTCAATATATCTTTCGATTTATCATCCTCTATTGTGTATACTTGTTCATCTATTTCTTTTTCTAATTGTCTATTAAGTCGTAGGTTCCAAAGCGGCTTATCTTGATATCTAGGTCTCACATAATCATCTGGATATACAGTATCAACAGACTGTGGACCAAACCCAATGTCGAATATCTCACGAACAAGAGATTTTACAACATGCTCATTATTAGCTAATTGCAAAGAATATAAAGAACGATATCCAGGATTCAACTCTTTATCAGGAGTTTTCTCTGCGTCTACATTCCTATAATATACAGACTTTCGCTTATCTTTCTTGTTCACCTTATTATTGATCGATTTCTGCATTCTAGCATAATCATCCCTAGAATACTTTCCTATGTGTGTAGATCCGATAGACATTCCAGCATTTTCTTCATTAGTCAATCTAGCATCAATAGATATTCTTGTTTTAGCATCATATCTAACTCCTGCAGATTGTACAAGGTACATACCTAAAGGTCGTACATATTCTGTACACGAATCTATAGGAAGTCTATCGGAAAAGTAAACAATGTCAATATATCCTTGTTTTACATGAGGTGTTACAGAGACAGAATTTACAGGAATGGACGTATCTTCTAATCTATCATAAAGTATGTCATTTTCTTTCCCATAATCTAATATATTGAATTGTGCTAAGTTTACTTCACCTGCAAGTGTAAGACCATCCTTACTTCCTCTATTTCTTATCATAGACATGAAATAGATTAAAATAAGACGATTGTATGCGAAGGGTAATCGTTCATCAAAAATGAATCCTATTGTATCTCCTAACATCCAAAGTAAATGACTTGGGCATTTCAACGGGTCATACAAATCTATCATATTCTCTATATCATATTTTATTCTTGTAAGTCCTAAATTGAACCATTTTATAAAGAACCTAAAATCTTGAGATTGCAGATAGATGTCAGGCAATGATATATTTTCAAATCGCATTATTCTACCTCTATTTTATGAAGCTTCATAGCCGATACCTCGAGTGCTATTCGTTTTACGTCTTCATTTTGTTTTGTGTATTCTCTGCTTTGAATTCTTCCTACTATCTGTATTTTATCTCCTACCGTAAGCAATTTAGCTTTATCGCTTAGATATCCCCAACATATTGTCGGAATATAGTCAGAATTGTATTTACGATTGCAAGCAACCAATATGTCACTTATTTTCATTCCTTTTGGAGTTAATCGAGTGATAACAGGTTTACATATGTTACCTGTAAGCGTTATATCATTCTTATACGCTATCTCCTGTCTATGCACCGTAACTGCTTTTTGTTTATCACTAGGAATAGCATAAAATCTTAACAGCAGTTTATTTTTCTTATCAAATATTTCATTTCTAGCCCTGAATGTTCCATGTATTTCTAAGAAGTCTCTTAACTCAATATTTGATATATCTTCTTCAGGCATCGCGAAGCTTGGAATGCATATTGGAATCAAATCAAATACTCCAGAATTTCGCTTGATTCCTAACATCCCAAAGTAATAATTTACATTATTGTAAGAGTACTCTAAATGAAATTTCTCTGTTACTATTCCTGAAAGTGTTCCATGATTATTATTTAACATATTTATCTCCGTTATACTGTTACCACATATTGTGGGTTTATGATTATAGGGTTATTTGACTCTTCCTGGCCTACATATCGAGGCAAACTTATTAGATTAAAATAATCTATGTCGCAGTCTTTCCAAATAAGTCCGTTATTTCCTGTTGCTACAGAACCAGGATCAAAATGACGAATTCTAGTATCTGCATTCTCGATTACATCTATGATCTCCATAAGTGTTGGCATGATACCATATTCCCTATTAGAAGGTGAAAAATGCATTGCAAGAGCTTCGTCTACTTTAGAGATGATCACATTTCCGACATCTTTAGTTACAGGTTTGTATGGGGTTATTATTCCTACAATATAGAATGGAAATATCCTAGAATATCCAAATTGAATATCTACGGACATTGCTTGTAAGGGCCTATAATCCCGTTTCACTTCATTGATAAACTGTTCTGGTGGTTTATACCGAGTAAATTTAGTTGTTTTCTTTATCTGTGCAGGGTAAGATTGTCCCTGTCCCCATGAACTAGATTTAAAATCATTATGTACACTGAAGCACATAGCAGTATATGTTTTGAAATTTGCAGCAAATACAAATTTCTGAGGATCTGTAGGATCAAATCCTAAATTGAGTACTTTTTCCCAATCTAAAATAGGATCTCCTTCTGGAAAATCATAATTGGTTATGTACTTTTTAGATTTTTGAGCAGATGTTAAATTACTATTGTTATATATAGCTAAATTCACTTCTAGAGCTTTTTGGCAGTCGATAACAATTCCAGTATCAACACCAGGCTCTCGATTCAAAAACCGATTATAATCAGGTAATGTAATCAAACTATCGAATGTATTTACATAGTTTCTAGAATTCCTATATGCCTCTTTAGCAGTTTCTGGTGATTTACCTGTTACTGTATGTGTATGCGGTAGTTCTACTGTATTAGATAGATTAGATATAACAAATGATTCCGAATCGTCTGGAAGGTTCTGTGTTTTCGCTGGAAGGAAGTTTGTAAGTACATTTTCTCCTACACATCCAATTACGCCAGAACAATCTATCCAATATATCACAAACCAATTATCGTCATAATTCTGCAATTGATTCAAATAATTACTCACGCATATCTGAGCATTAGAATAAGAATCATAAGTCACTGCAAACCGAGGTTCAGGTTGTATAAATTCTGCAGGAGAATTACATTGAATCCATTGTGTAGATACAAAATCATCATCACTTAAATTAGACTTTGCTTTTACCCAAACAGCTGTCGTATCTAAGTGTTGAGAAGGTAAATTTATGATATAATTGTTTGCTTTTACTTTTGCGACAGATATTGTATAACTACGAAGTTCTCCTTCGATAGCAACACGAGTAACAGACTCATCAGGATTTAATGTTACAGGATCCGATGTTGCAAATACATTGATTGCTTCAGATAATACAGATCTCTTACTTCGTGTTTCAGATGACCCATACTTATTTGTAAGAGGTAATATATTGTATGTTATTACTCTTGATGTGTTTGTTATGTCTGCGTATGCATTCAATGTACAAAAACTGGATCCATTGAATCCAAAATCTACTTTGATAGGTTCTGATGTATTATTTTTAAACGTAACTTCTGTTCTTGCAGCTGTATAAAATCCTAAATCATATCCTAATAATCCGAAGATTTTTTCTGCATTTTTTCTTTGTTGAACTGACGGTGCATACATTTCGTTCGCTTGTATATCCGTGTTCACTCCTAGCATGTCCGCGCAACTAGCAAGATAAGATAAGAGTACATACCCAGGATCTGATGTCGCCTCTGGTTTCCATAAATCTGTGAGTGATTTGCTTGCCTCTATCATATCATTCATGATAGAAATATAATCCCTAGATGTATATTTTACAATTCCTTTAGATGTTCCATCCTTATTCAAAAATCTTCACCTCCTTGGCATTAAAACTGTGCATAAAATTTTCATATTCCAAATTATATAGTACTATTCAGCTGTATCATTTAGAATCACCTCTACGTTATCTTGATATGTCGTCTTTAAACCACAAGTCATGTTGAATTCATTTCCACTTTTGAATTGAATAGAATCTTTATCTCCTGTATATAGAAGCATATCAGAAAACTGTGTTTCGTCAGATAATACATAGGGCTCATGTAGACGTAATTGTTCCTTGATGTTATTTTCTATGATTGCTCTTGTATTTTCTGTATTATATGTCCAAAGATACTTCTTGAGTCCTACTCCGAAATTAGGAACATGATAAAGTTCGGTAGGATCTGTAAGCATAAGAAGTCTTGTTCTATTAACTATAGAAGCATTATCGCTATAAACATCTACTTGATTTCTAGCAACATTGAACATGTTCGGAAATGCTAAAGATGTTGTATATTTAGAGTGCTTTTCTGCAATAGCCATGATATCTCACCTCGAGTTAAGTCAATTCTGTATTACTATTGAGGAATGATCCTCCTGTAAGTCCTAATACAACCAGATCGTTCATTGTATTATTGGTAGATGATAATAATACGATATCCCCATCATTAGGAAGATGTGGAAGAAGTATACTAGGATAGTATGGAAGATTATCATCGAGTACATATGATCTTTTACTTTTATTGTTCGCTTGAAGATATGGTCCATGGACGTTCGGAATTCTTACTTTTACAAGCAATGTTCCGTCTCCTGTGTACTTATAGTCCTTAGCATATCCATAAATAAACATAACTCATCACCCTTTACATACAAGGCTACAGTCACAAGAGTTTCATATTGAGAGATTTATATTCTCCTGATTTCGTCAATTGTCTCGTCACTGTGTTATAAATTGGCAGATGTTCGTATTTGCAATCCTTGTAAGCACTAAGAATGCTTTTATAAATTCGGCCATTCATTTCTACAGCTTTTCTCTGATTATTTGTAGATCTCAAAGCTTCTAAATTAGTTACATTATCATTGAACTTATCTCCGTCTATGTGACGAACACATCCTCTGGAATATCCTTCTAAGAAATATGTAGCAACTAATGTAGAAATAGCTACTGTTTTTCGTATGTTTTTATCTGTTCGAAGTTGGACACTATGATATCTGCGACCCTTAGGACCAGCATATGAAGGTTTCATGTCCTTCCATTCAGATTTATTTCGTTTAGACTGAATTCTTCCAAAATTACTTACTCGATAGTCCGGAAAATCCTCGATTACTCTCCATAATTCTTCCATCTGCTCAATTTCCTCCTTAAACTTGAATAGATAACTTTTTCCAATAGTTGTTCACCGCTGTATTTGCTCGTATTTCAGCTTGGACGTACTTATTAGCAGGAGCTTCAAAGTAGATACACCATATCTTAGCACATTCTCTACATCCAGCTTCGTTATTGGGTTGTTTCATCATAGGATCTAATACTTTAGATTTGTAATATGAAGATGTCAGCTCACCCCACAGGAAATTTAGCTGCCCTGTAAGATTTGTTCTCCAGTCTGGTACAGCTGCGAGTAGATTCCGCTTTCGGCTAAAAGACCATTGTACCAAACCGATACCTTCACCTGTTGCAAGTTCTACTGCATCTATTCTGAACCCACTTTCTTTTTCAATATTACCGCATACACCGCATGCTGCTGCAGCTGATAGGCCTTTACCTGTTAGATACTGAATGACTTGTTTTGCAACTGTATTACTTACACCGTCTGCACTAACACTTGACCCAAAAGAAGATGTGTCTGATCTTTGCATCATTCCAGCAAATAACATTCCTAGTATTGTAGTATAATTTACTACAGACATTTTATAAACAGTAGGTGCATTTGTTGCTTCGAAATTGGATCCCATGTAACAACATTCTCGCATAACAGCATCATCTTCATCACTTTCTATAGTATATAATAAACCTCCTCCAGTACTTATCCCTCCAAAATCACCTGTAGACCCATCTGATATTATTACAGCAGATCCTGAATTAGGTCCAGAATCTAAGTTTATACAGGTGTGACTACCTTCTGCTAATATGACATCTCCAGGAAGTAAATAAGAATCTGATATAAGATATCTCTTATCTGTAAGTACTTGCCATCCTTTCGAAGACAGGTCACGTCTCAACGTGCTTGTTGAATTTCCAGGATTCACTCTTTGTAAATTTCCGTCATTAGATGAATATCCTGCTGCCACAATACAAGCAGAAACGTAAGAAGAACAGTCACAATCACATTTTGTTTTTATACTAGACGGAGACCAATTAGCAGCTTTAAGCGAATTGAAAAATGTCATCCTATTAGGCCAAGAATACCCGATATTTAAATTTTTAGCTGCATCTCTTGCTTTCACTGCAATCATTTGAGCTTTGTTCTTGTCTGGGTATCTCAATACAACATTCCACCCATCGTTCCACCATTTACTCACATTAAGCTCTTTTCCCGATTGATTTCCAAGAGATCCTACTGTACTTTTATTTTCTGATATAGATGCTTGTGCTATCATGATTTACTATTCTCCGTCAAACTCTATCACCTCTTTCATAAACTGGTCAAACTCATTCAAAGATATAAATGAGCTATCATTGAAAGATTTTAAAATTTTCATACCCCATACTTTCTTTCTTTTATATTATAACGAATTTATTAAAATTTACGTTGGCTAGAAGATCCAGCTGAGCTATTTATACTATTGAAGATTGAGTTTATTGTACCAGATTTCTTTGTATATCGTGTGTATGACATAACTTTATAATCCTGATATCCACTATAATAAGATTTAACTATTCTACCTCCGGACATATGATAGAAACTAGAGCTATCTTTGATAATACCACAATGTACAGGAACATTATTTGCAAGTTTCATTTTAGATCTAAAATAAACAATGTCTCCTTCTTGTACTTCGCTCTTGGGAATTTCTTTTCCTTTTTTCCATTGTTTTATTATACTAGTCGATATAACTATTCCAGCTCGATTGTAACATGCACTCACAAATCCAGAAGAACTATAGTTTGATTTTCCTTTGCCTTGTCGATGTTTAAAGTATTCACAAGCCTTCAATACATTCTTAGCTATAGAACTTCCGGTATATACATTAGAAGGAAAATCAGATCTATTTGTAGGAAGTGTTTGAGTTGTCGTATGCGTAATACCAGCAGGTGTAGAAATCTTTGACTTAGAGGAAATAGATGCCTTGTTTAGATAATCTTGTACAGCTGCCCTAAACATATCCATTGTATATCCTATTTTAGACCACCAATGATCTGGATCTCCATGATTAGATGCTATACCTCTTGCATGTCCTTCTTTATGACTGATAATATTTGAAGGGGAAATATTGAACTGTTTACACAATTTAGCGTATATTGCAATGGCATTGTTTATTACTTTCATACTTTTTGTTTTATCTGAGTAGTTGGCAGGTTCGCATAATTCAATACCAATAGCTCGTTGATTTCCGGAACCTCCACAATGCCAAGCCTGCATATTCCACGGAAGTGTCTGGTACATTGTATTATCCCAGTCAATAAATCCGTGAACACATTTAGAAGTTCCATTAGGTCTATATACATTGAATACTTGAGCAAATCGTTTGGCACCAACACCCGGTGTAGCTGTAGAATGAACCATAAGCATTGTTGGGACTAGTTTCTTTCCTTGCTTGTAACATTCATTATTCGTACAAAGTGCTTGAACAATATTTACTGATATATTTAAATCTCCAGAAACAGATACACCTGAAGTAGAATTTATTAAATTTAAGTTAGCATAAGAAACAGGTTTTGACGTACCAATTGTAAAGAAAGAAGGATCTAGCAATTTATTTATCTGCCCTACATCAGATACATGTTCATTAAGCCATAATTTCCAAGTTTTGTAAAATGTTTTTTCGTAGCTGAATAGTTTAAGTTCATTTCTTGTTTGATAGAATCCTATGAGTGACAGCACACCTAATCTCTTTAGCTCGTTTTGATAAACATGGACTATCTCATCATTTTTAGTTTTATTTTGTGTAAAAACAAAATGTATCCACATTCCAAGAGTCGGAGGAAACTTTCTAATCAGGAATGAAAGTTGATAGAGTTCTTTCTTAGCTTCTTCTTTTGTCCTAGCTCTCGATGTAGCGATTAGACCGTATTCCATTCCGCATTCAACAGCATAGTTTATTTGATTCTCTGCAAATGGATTTCTATAATATACTTCTCTATGCGATGCAGTATATAGATATCCTGCCTCTACAATAACTCCTCCTATGCTATGCTTTTTCATTTGTTTATAATTAGGTTTCTCAGGACAGTTTCTGTCAATAGTCACTATCTTATAATATAATTTCTTATAGTCGATAGAACTAGGATCTATCAATCCGGATTGGGCATATCCATAAGCTGTACTTGTATTGACACCTTGACCTATTCCCCCAAAATTCTTCATTCCTGTTGTATTCAACAGATTTTGTAATTTGGTGTAGTCTTTATTTATACTCTTATAGTCTGGATATACTTCAGGGTCTATGTATATACTGAAGTTTCCTGCAGGTCCTTGCCTCCCGTTGGCTTGACTTTCAGAATACCCTAGATTCCACGCAGCTTTTATAGATACTTCTCCCCATCCATTTTTCGCAGGTCCTGCGTCATATACTGCACAGTATGTACCTGTCCTTTTCTCGTTATCTACAAGAAGACCGATGCATCCGATCAATTGAGATGTAGATTTACCACCCAAGTTAGTACCTAATGGAACAACAATTCCAGAGCAAATATCTGACGGGCATTCAAATCCATATTTCCAATAAAAAGAGGTGTGGGCTTGCTCTGTGCTTGACCCCCACCTTCCTAAGGATACAGATCCATCAGTATCCATTGCCAATGTAAACTCACCGTGTTTCACTAGAATTTTGGACACTCTCATCTCCTCCTATTTCAATTAAATTATTTTCTTTTAAATACTCTGCACTGAAATATATATCTCCTATCTCCTTGAATATAGGATACTGATATATTAAATCATATTGATATGAGTTATCGACATAACCTGTAGGGTCTATCTTACAGTAAGTCCGATCTCCTACTTTTACCGTCCAATTAGATTTTGCAGTCAATGAAATGCATTCAAAATGTACATGATCTTTACAGTAACCAACTAGATCATACTGAGTAAGTGTATCGCCTACATTGACTTGTACAGATATCAGATTTGTATATCTAAATGAGATGTCATGCGTATATTGAATTACTACTATTTTACCTTCGTCCGTATTTTGTCCTATATACGTTACGACTCCAATACAAACACACCTTGGCTCTTGTGTTTTTATGTCTATACCTGTATGATAGCCTTTATATTTTCGATATTGATAGCTTTTTACATTATCTATATAGGGCTTTAGTATTGTTGCTGTCGAATTTGTTACTAGGCAATGTTCTATTTGCATTTTAACTACTCCAAAGAAGAAATATATGTGAAATCTGGGTACAAGTTTCCAAAATCTACTTTTGATGTAGATAAGATATTACTGGTTTTTGTATATGCACTAGATGAATTCAAACTAGATGTTGTTATATTTTGAGAAGACGCAACATCGTTTGCACTACTCAAAACTAGTCGTTGTACTTTCAGTGTAGTTGTATAAGTATCTGATATATTATGTGAAACAGAAATTATATTGTATATTCCGGAAATAGGAGAAACTGTGTTTCCTGACATAACCAATAGCGAAATAGGTTGTGCTATTGTGTACTTCTTTACAGATCCTGGAATCTCTATTGTAAAATCTCCAGAAAATTGGGTTGCTATTGCGTTTATATCATTTATGATATTTGCACTTTGGAAGGTATCAGCTAAAGACGACGACCAGCTATTAACAACTTGACTGTCCTGTATTATTTCATTTCCAGATCCGTCTACAGAAAATCCTACTGTCGAAAAATTCATATCTGACATGTTATAAGCAACTCCGTTATAACTACCTGATATTGAAAGAATGTTTGTATTAGATGTACCGTACTCCAACACATCACTTATCAGATCATCTGATAAACCTGCGTTACTCTTGTAGTGAATAATTCCTGGATTTGTCATTGTAGGTTCATCTACCCAATAGGAAAATGAAACAGATTGTATTGTATGATCTATAAAACTAGATTTTAAATATTCAGAAATAGGTGTGACAGTTGAGTTATTCAGCACTTGGCTCAGCGATCTTGCTTTAGTGGTATCTAAACCACTCGCAGATCTATTTTGGTTGTACGATTTAGATAATCTAAGTAATCCAGGAAATTCATCATAATCGTCTTGACCTGAATAATCTCCTCTCACATACTTATTGAAAGAAGTTGTAAGATTTCCATGGCTTACATATGTAGGAGAATCATTGTGATCTATATCAAGTTGATAATAATCATCGGCTTTTATTCCCTTTGCCAAAGCTTCTACAATGGCAGATGGTTGAACAATTCCAGACACTTCTGGTATATTCAATACAGGCATACTAGACTGTAGTGCTAATTGAGCATATCCAGTTATCTCATAGGTCATATATAATCCACTTGTACTAACTCTATAGTTAAGCATGAATCCAGTATAGGAAAGATATTCAGAAACATTTCCAGTATTATCTAACCACCCAAATGCAAAGCTGACCGGAACACCTGAGGAATTAGAATATCCGCTTGCTGATTGAGCTGCGCTATACAATAATGCTTCAAATGCAGCAGAATTAGCTCTTCTATTAGCATCTCCTCCGATAACTACATTTAATGTAAATGATGTCATGCTTGCGATTTCTGAATTAGATAAATTCAGTGATACAAACGGGGAAGGGATTTTAAGTCCATATTCTGTTAAGCTCACTCCGGAGAGTGAGAAAGAACACCAACACTGTTTTTTCAACGGTAGACTCCTTACTTGTTACATCGTTTTCTCGCAGTAATTAGAACTCTGTCAATGTATTCTCGTGTTTTACATTCTTTCAAATTATCTACTACCGAGGTTGGATAACACAGTTCTATAGCAATTTTTACTGCTTCTGACACTTCTAATTTAAGCGACATTTTGCTTTTACTGTATTGTTCAGTACGTTGTGGTCGTTTCATTTTAGACACCTCTAAGATCAAAACAAAGCCTTATGTCTCACAGATGTTAGATTATTTGTTTGTTTTGATTCAGTTATTTTATTTGTTGAATCATCTTCGTTGTTATTGGTATCTTTTATTAGACGTAATTTCGTAGAAAAATAAGAACTTAAATGAAAAGAACTTTCTGATTTATCACACATGTAATAAATTCTTTTATTTCCAGAAATTATATTTTCTATCTTAGTCACTTCTAATACATTACAAGGGCATATAGACAAAAATTCATTGCTTTCGATTTTGTAAATTTGCCCTACCTTAAACATCTAAATTTACCAATCCATTCACACATTTTCTAAAACATTCCAAAAGTTCCAAAGGAGAGTCTGCTTGATAATTCACTCTGGACTCCTTGTGATCAAAAGACCCGAAGTAACAACCTAATTCGATATCGTATTCAATTGTACCTCTGTAGCCATCATAGCTAGAAAAATACCCCATTTTCATACCTAGACCTTCTTTCAGATAATTTAGTGAAAACTCTAGAATCGTATTACAAATAGATTCATCTCCTAAATATTTAGGAATTGTTAATCTATTCAATGTATACGTTTCACCATCTAAAGAAAATACCAATACGTAATTATCAAACGAAACTGTTGAATGGTAGTAAAAACTAATAGAATTGGGATTCTTTATTATTTTGATTTTATTTTCATCCATTGTTATAACCTCACTCAGATCCTAGATTTAATTTTATTGGAGATATCATAGATAATATCTCTCCTGAATTAAACAAGGCGGATATAGATTTAGGGATTGTTAGTATTTGTCCTTGGTAACAAGTAAATCCGTCTTGTATATTGTTAAAATAACAAATGACCCAACTATATTGAGCAGATCCAAGTTTTCTATGAGCAATGATATCTAATCTATTCTCTAAATCACTAGGTACTTCATAATATTCAACTTCTGTATTAGATTTTATTGCGTTCATTGTTTCTGTAGAAATAAATCTGATATCTGAAGTGTTTGGATTATGTATGACTTGACGCAATCCTTTGTATCTAGATATATGATTATATTCTCTACAAGTTGTGTATTTTATACCTTCATAAGAAATTTCTTGGTAAGGATTGTATATATCATATACAGAAGCATCTGGAAGCCAGCTATAGTACTTGGACATATTTATATCCTCCTTAATTTATCCAATTATTGGTAAAGATTTCACATATTCACGATTCAATGCGTTATTAGATATCTCTGTAATAGAAACAGATAAATCAACACAAGCATACCACCCGTCTTGAAGCAACGGCCCAGACCATTTTGGATCTACTTTTGTGACAATCCCAGAAACATATATAGACCCCTTAATATAAAGAGTAGCTATATCTGTATTTACAGTAGATCCATCGTATTCTGGATAACACATACTTTCAAAGAATCTTATGAGTTCATTGGCCTTTCCATCTGAGTGATCTCCACTCCACATATCTCTATGCATTGTACCAAAATTTATTGTACATTCTCTAGGGCCAGAACCTTGATAGAGATACCAAGGCTCATATTGGTATAGCATGTCTGGCATAGTAGAATAATTAGCAGATCTAGAATCTTGTAGCTCTTCAGGATAAACTGGAATATCTTTACTTTCTCGAGATAGCTGAGAATATATCGTTATATCTCCCCATGGTATAGGAAATATATTATTGAATGCTGTTCCTGTCACAACAGGATCTGCAAGCTGTGTTGTATTTCTAACAGAATAACTGTTGAATATCTCCGGAGAAATTCTATGCGGATATTGAGATAGATCATTCATTACTTTATCATATATATCCGATTGCACAGGTTCTCCGTTTCCTAATACATCTGATGTTTTAGGAAGAGTTATCGTATCTGGAACTCTGAGCTTTCCAATGAAAGTGTTCGCTTCTGAAAGAACTTTCCAATTGTTTTCACTAGAGAGTGCAGCTTCTTCAAATACATCTGAATCATCTACCATCTTGTTAAGGATTGACGCCTTCCGTTGCCAATCTACTTCTTGTGTGTTTTCTGTTATAGTTGCTACTTTTTCATTAAATGCTCTTCCAATGTTAGGAGATCTAGGCACTCCATTATCTCGTAAGAACTTTTCTGCTTGATAACTACCTACTCGGTCAGATAACTTAGAAAGCGTATAATTCTTACTTATATCTAAAAATTGAGTCATTATCGTTTACCTCTTATCAAGAAGCTTGTAATCTTCCGTACTTTATGACATGAGGTTCTCCGAATGGGCAAGGAGGTCTGTATTCTGTACTATCTAGTTTCTTTACCCATTTAGAAGATGCGATATAGCAGGCATAGCTAGAGTCAAACCCGAATTCATCATCTAGGTTATCAACACCTAGCAATACAAGCAAATCGTGTCTATCTCGTATATCAGAACTTGGTCCAACTACTTCACCTACCATATAACTTTGCAGCCAATAAGGAAGATTATCAATTGTATCAAAAGAATTTAATGTTTTAATCATAAAAGATATGAATTCTACAAATGATTTACCATAACTTTCGTCATAAGGAAATATATTATCCTCTAATTGATCCATCATAGGTTCAATATATGTATCTATAAAGTATCCAGACAAATTGGAACATGTATCTAACATATCCTTGTAAGATAAAATGGTTAAATCACTAACAACTTCACCTGACAAGAATGCATTCATACATTCCTTATCTGATAAAAGATGATATGGATAGTTAGGTAAGTATCCTTCTTGCGAATACTTTATTTTGATATAATCTGTAAGTAAGCTCATCTTATAAAACAACTCCTTTGAAGCAATGAAATGCATTACTTTCCCAAGCGTCTAATGCAGTTCCTAAAGGTAATCCGGTTACATTATCGACAATGTGTGCCTGCACATAGAAGTTTACATTTCCTTCTAGATGATTATAACTGCTGTATGGGTCATAGATATCTGTAAGCGCACTGAAATTTGAGTCAATGATCATGTATCCTTTTGGGCTATCTACAGTATACGCCGTGACAAAGCACCCTGATACCTTCAATCTGTGGGTCAATCGTTTTATTGGATAAGATAAACCAGCTCCTTGAGGAAGAACGAATCTAGAAGTGATTACAGAAGATCCTTCTTCAATATTAGCAGAGGTTTCATTCTTAACATATAGCCCACATCCGATGATAGAACCGTCCGGTCCAAATGTGATACTTTGTAAAGCAAACATGAAGTGATTATCATTAGGAGTTGCTTCGCTCCAATAATCAATATCATCTGGAATTATAGGTGCGTCGCACTCAATTACAGTCATACCATCAATCAAAAGATTTGGATCTGTCGATTCGTATCTCTGATACCATAAAGACATCTCAGAGATGTTAGATAATTGATTTAATACATTCGTATCATAATATAAACAGCTTCGAGATAAATTGATAGTTGGGTTTCCTGTACAGGATATATCTAGTCGAATCCTTTCACAATCTGCAATATTGATTGTACAGTTCTCATTAGATTCTCCGAGTATGTGTAAATATACAGAGGTGTTAAATCTACTATCTATTTCAAATACATTTATTGTTGATGGTTCCTCTTCAGGAGATAATGTAAATGTTATATCAATTACTTTAGAATCTGTTGCTGAAAGTTTATATTGACTATTTGCAAACGCAACTCTGTTATTGACATATTCACCTAAATTAGATTGTATCTCTTCTCCAGTTATTCCAGCAGGAATTGTAACAGATTCCCCTAGTTGATAGGCAAGTGTTCCTGACCGAAGTAATCCATAATCTAAAAGAACAAGATGTCCTGTATCATCTAGATATACATACCCTGCATCTAGCTGATTTTCTGGTACATTTAAGAAACCTCCTACTTTTTCTTCTGTAGCATACTGCATTTGACCTGTTATCCAAACAGGGTTAGAGTATTCTCTGTCTCCTGTATCAGATACAACAAAGTAATAGTTTTCAAAAGTTGTTTCATCATCAGATGTCCATAATTTCAATACAAAGTAATCTTTGTCGATCACACCTCTGGCAGCATCTAATATAAAATAAGAAGAATATACATCTGGATCGTCTGTATTTACTTCAGATCCTTGAGAAAGATATTCTATGTCAATCTGCATACCTGTAAGATCTGTTGGAGGAGTATTAGAATTTTCAACTTTACTGTGAAATCTATATTTCTTAATCAACCCAGGAAGTACTACATACATTGTAGATGGATTGGTTATGCCATCAATTGCAACCCCTGTAATCGTGCTATCTTGTCTTACAAGCACGTAATCTCCAATCTTCCAAGAAGGATTTATAGCAGGAAGGCTGTTGTATGGAGATTCTCCTACTGTTTCATTTGTAAGATCATCGATAAAACCTACCTGTTTTCCACCCGGCATTCTGTATATATTTTGTATCTGTGATAATACAGATTTGACCTTATTTGTGTATTCTTTAGATACTGTACCAGAAGTTCCAGCTGAAAAATTTGCAATAGGTAAAGATAAATCTTTTTCCCTAAAGTATTGAGGATTACCGTCTGTATCTTTCATACCATCTACTTGCTTATGCGGGAGTTTAAGAATTACTTTTCCATTGGCATCAGTTGTGAATAATGCAGATGGATTTTTAGGTTTATCTGTTGTGAGAACTGGATTATTGTCCCACACGATCAAAGAATCTTGAGCTTCGCACCAAGTATCTAACTTATCCTCTGTAGAACCTTTACCAGAAAATACATAAAGTTTCTTAGGATTCAGACCGGTTTTTGTTACATACTCATCTGACACTAAATTTTCTACTCCAGATAATCTTGAAGACGAGATGTATTGAATTCTCTCAGGATAGTTATCAACCAATGAATTGATAGAACCATTACTGAAATTAAACGTTGCAAGTTTTATATGTGCTGTTATCTTATCTTCTTCGTTAGGAACATCTGTGGGAAGTTTGAATTTATCAGGAGGAAGAATAACGATCTGAATACCTTCATACATTTCATCTTCATTTTCAACCATCATAGACCCAGCCATGGTAGGCAAGGTACTATACATAGCTCTTAGTCCTACAACTAATCTACCAGTAAGCGGATCAGTTCCTTCTAATTTAGCTTGCTTATTGAGTTCAAGTAGATCTATAGTTACAGGTGTCAATGTTTCTAGATAATGCCCGTTTATAATAGCTCTACCAGATGAAATTTCTAATGTAGAAGAGCTTACTGTTCCACCTGCACCGTCTGTCTGTTTTGTTACTTGAAAATCTGATTTAGAATGACAATAAGAAGGACCTATGAAATAGTTCACAGATTCAGAAGTACCTACAGATTCTCTAGATCTTAAATTATATTCTGTAAGTAGTTGACCTCCTTGCTTAGTGTCATTCGCAAGTGGAAATATATTAGTACTATATACTGGAAATGCTGATATGTTCATTTAATATCCTCCTTAAGTTCTATTGGTTAATCCCATTGCTAATGCTGAAAGTGTATCTGTTAATGACGATCCGCTATTTTCTGTTAATTTGTTATTTTGGTTCATGATAGCATTTACAACGATCAATATTTGCGAAAGTAATGCGTTTGTTTGAACTGTTGGGTCTAATAAATCTACTGTATTCTTAGTGAGTGCTTCGGCAAGAGCGTAAACAGCGTCTTCTGACTTACTCTTTTCTTTCAACTGTACTGCTAATACTTCTGAATGATCATATGCTGACGAATATTGTTTATGTTTTATCCAATAATCGACCCAATCTGTATACCATTCTTTGTTTTGATTGTATATATCAGTTAATAATCTATTTGTATCATCTCTAACGAGGGCAATAAATTGTAATGTATACGCTTGCATGTTTGCCCAGAAATCTTCTTCTGTTCTCTTTCGTTGTTGTTCTTTTTCTGCAGCTTGATCTACTGACTTGGAACTGAATTGTTCTTTGAGGTCTTTTTCGTCTTTTCCTAATTGATCTAATACATTAGATAAGTTAGATATTCCAAATTTAGAAGCAGTGGCTGCCCAATCCTCATACGATTTGCCATCTTCAATGAATTTATCCATCGTAGCAGTCATTCTGTCTAATCTTGACTGCATTGCCTTATTCATCGCGTCATTTGCAGACTCGCTAGCAGATTCATTAGAAGATAATTTAGGTCCGTTGGCAATTCCAGATCCAATTATTTTTTCCGCAAACGATTTACCAACAGATCCCCAAGAATATTGAGAAGTTATGTCATGTATACTAGCAGACGTATTAACACTATATAAACCTAACGAATTGTCATTTAATGGTCCACCTACCAGAGAACCACCAGCTGCGCCAGAAGTTTGTAGACCCATCTGCAAAGGCATAGTTGTATTAGATACATCAGCATTCTTAATAAACAATGACCGTGTCCATGCATTATAATTAGGGTACAATTGTTCGCCTGTGGTGACGAGTTTGTACAGATCTTTTATGTTGCCTTGACCTACTTTACCAGCTTCTAAAATTTCTTTTGTGTTTGCTTTAGTAGTGTTATAATCACTTACAGATTCTGTAGCATCAAATAACCAAGCAAACGTAAGAAATTTTACAACTTTTGTGACAAGATTTAGAATAGACGTGAATAACTCTCTTGTAGATCCTACTAACTCAACACCGAAAGTTGACTGTTTTAAATCATTAGCAATTTGTTCCTCCCACATATGCTGTTGGATACTTCTAGCTATTTCATTATCAAGCACATATGCGAGACCTTCATCAATCATGTATTGATTGATTTGCTGCATTCGTTGTTGTTCTGCAGTGGTTGTCGATTCTCCAGAAGCAAGCAAAGACATGTTCTCATCTAAAGAAGCTGTATTTACTTGCATCTTTGCAATATTATTCGCCAGATAATTAAAGTCTATTTGAGACAATGCATCCATTGACAACCCAAATATACTAGAAAGTCCTTCAGCTACTTCCATGTAAGCATCTGGCGACATGTTCTGCATCTGACCTAGGTTTTTGAATATTGTTTCAAATACAGATTGTGGGTCTTTTGCAAATTGTCTCAAGAATTCTGTATTAGATGCATTTATACCTGCTAAAGATCTTAACGCAACTAAATTAGAAGAATTACCACCAGTAGCTGCTTCATATACCAAATCAACAATTGAACTTGCAAGATCTGGTGCAACTGCTCCTAATATAGCAGATATGGATGTAAGTGTTCCAGATATTTGTGTAGAATCTCCTGTTTTAGCAGCTCTAGCTATTTTAACAGATTTATCTAATAAATCAGAGGCATTGTTTAATCCTGTTGTAAATCCTCCAGTGAGTTGTCTGCTAGAATAGAGTAAATTACTTGCAAATTGCTCTAATTGCTTGTTAGCATCTGCTATTGCTTCAGATTGAGATTTTCCAGCCTGCATAGCGTTTGCCGCGATAGACGCATATGTAGCAGAATATCCAAACCAATCTTGTGTAGGAACTGCGGCGTTTAGTTTCGTTGCTTGATATGCGAATTCTTCTGCAATCTTTCCAGATAACCCGCCCTCAAGTACACTCTTTAGATTGTTTGTTATATCTGCAGAAGATACAACAGAATCTAATCCTTCTTCTCTAAGTCTCTGTGCATAATTACTTATTAAGTCTTGTAGATTTTCTTTTGTATATCCTTGTGTTTGGTTAATAGTTCGAATACTACTATCCCAAGCTTTACAAAGTTCATCTGCAGCTTGTTCAAGAAGTTTAAATGGATATTCAATGTATGTCTTAAAATCAGCTTCTGTACGTTTTTTAGCGTTCATATCACGCTCTTTACGCATTTCTTCTTCGCTAAACGCTGCATTTTCAAAAGCCGTACCAAGCTTTTTAAGAGATTCCCCTATTTCCTTGATTGATTTAGTTATACTAGAAGTAGCCCATTCAATATAAGCGGTCGCTGCGGCGGTTACAATATTGCCTTTTGCTACATTTGGAAACCCTTTAAGCCCTTCACTTGTAACTGACTTAGAAACAGACTTCATCGCGGAGAATCCAGCATTCTCTCCACCGCCTTGCATCTTGCCCTTTATGAAGTCTCCAGCTTTACTTGCAGCAGATCCTTCCCCATCTCCTGTTATCTTACTAGCTATATCAGATACTTTAGATTTTCCGCCTTCTTTTAAATCCTCAAATCCTTCTTGTAATAGAGAAGAATCTTCAGAATCATTGTCGCCTAGTACGCTAGATTGAGAAGAAGAGGCTTTTTGTTTTTCAGTTTCCTCTCCATTTATCTTTTCTTGTAATTTAGATAAGTTCTTAGAACCATATTCCTGTTCATAGATAGATAAAAGTACTTCATATATACTGTTTAGAGTCTCAGAACTGCTAGAAGATGATCCACCACCATTGACTACATTACTAGCTGCGTCTTTTTTAGATTTTTCTCCGAATATATCTTCATTATCTTGTGAAGTTCGTACATTCTTTTGTTTAAGATTCGTGTACCAAGTAGTATCTTTTCCTTCCGCTTTCTGCCGTTGATAAGTTTCTTCAATAGACGATTGAGCTGCCTTCTGAATATTAGAAATCCACTCGTTGGTTGCGTCTACTCCCTTTCTAACATGCTTGCCGAAATCAAACTTTCCGAGTTTCGCAGATTTCATTTTAGATACAAGATCTTTTCCTAGATTACCAGCAACTGCACTGTAAAGATCCTCTACTTCGACACCTAACATCTTTGCAGCATTTTTCTTACTGCTTTTAAGCTGATTTCTTATATCTGGAAACAATTCATCTATAAAGTTATCTGTGAATTCTTCTATAGGATTTTTATATCTCTTTTTCTGTTTATCTTTTCTCTTAACTTTGGAATCATCACCATCAGATGAGTTTCTACTAGAGGATTGAGATCTAGACTTTCCTTCGTTTAAAAGTTTTTCTAAATTATCATCAATGTTGGAAACAATATTAGTTATATTCTTACGGAACTCTCGATTAGATTTTATTTCTGAATTATACGCATTATAAGAGGAATCTGTAGAATTTTCTGTTGATTCTTCTGAATTGTTATTCTTTTCCCATTTAGTAGGATCAAATTCTACCATTGATTTACCTCCACATAGATTTGTTAGTAACTGTATTAAAGGATTCAAAAAAAATTAAGAGAGCTAGTGATTAGCCCTCTATAATCATTATTTTCTTCTTTTTGAATTTTCCAATTCAGCTTTTCGCTTAGCTACTTCTTCTTGGAAAAGCTTGGCATATTTCTTTCGTATGAAAATTGGTTGATTCATGAGCCATTCTGCCGAAACAGCCCCTTCAGACGCTCTTGAAATAAATAGTGTCTCGTCAACTACGTTTTCGTACATCTGCTGTCTTAGTTCCAGCTGTGTCGTCCATTTTCCGTTTAGCTCTATCGGCTTTCCATCTTCGTAAATCACCCAAGGTTGGGCGAAAGTAACGATCATCAATCAACGCGATGAACGATGCCTCCGTATTATTACATCTAGGACATGTACATGTTCCTCCTGCCCTTAGACCGTAATCTGTTAAATCTGATTGAAGCTCTCTCAATATTTTATAATCTGCAGAAGAGAAATCATTGAGCAGCTTAAGACGAATTTCTACTGGATTCAATTTATCGTTTGTTCCGATTCGTGTGATAGAATAACATAATCTTGCAAGATGATTATCTACTTTATCTCGTTTCTTGTCTTTGAATTGTTCGTCTTTCAATGCATTTAACGCATCTCTAATAGTTAGCATTTTAAGTTCTACATCGTCGTTGAACTCAATAAACTCGTCCCTTCCAATTTTAACAGTTCCAGTGAAGTTTTCTGGTAAGGGTTTACATCCGATATTATAAAAATTAACATTGTATTCCCCTCTTACTACACCACAATTCGGACAGTAGATAGCATTTGTAGTGAAGTATGGACCATAATTGACAATTCTAAGGCATCTTAGTAACCACTGATAATCAATTTCAAGAAGTTTGTTGAAATCAATCTTCTCTTCAACAGCCTTTGGAAGAATGTCTGATAGCATAGTCTCATCAAAGTCTTCTGATGATATGTAATCTAACTCAGAAGCTGTTGGAATACTTTTCAATGTTAATTTGTCTGGGATGTCTTTATAAAGACCTTTACCTAATAGTTCAATTTTTTCTGAAATCATTTGATATCCTCCTAAGTTTAGATTGAATAAATGTCACGAAAGACAAACGCCTACATCGTAATCAAAATAAAATTGTCTTGCAATACGAAATGCTTCATCAAGACAAGTGGTTAATATTCTCATTGATGGAAAATAAGGATTCAATGAAGAAATTAAATATACTTTCATGTAGTAAGAACCTCCTCTTGTACGATGTAGTTATTGAACTGAACAATACTAAAAATGGTTCTTATCATATATAACGAAGTTAGTATATAAACAAATCACTTTCAGTGAACCTACCTATACTCAAAGTGCAGACCGTGTGTTGGAATGATACTACCTAGACTTCCGTATCTTTTATATCCTCAAATGTGAATCCTTTAACCGGTTTTTTCATGTAAATAGATCCGAGTACAGATTCGTACCTTATACCTAATATCTTTGAAGCTTGTGACATCGATTCAAATACTTGACCTGTTTCAACAACTCGTATTCTTCTTTTCTTCGTATTTCCAGATTGTTTTCGTCTAACTGCACTTCTTCTACAATTCTCTCTGTGAGACACCCATTCTAAGTTAGAAACAAAATTATTTTGAATGTCAGAATCTAAATGATCTACATCAGTTAAATTTTCAGGGTTAGACAAGAATGTTTTTGCAACAAGTCTGTGAACTCCTACCCAGGAAGGCTTTCCGTATTTAAGAACTACAGAAACGTATCCGTCTGTAGTCAAGTTAGCAACAACTGGCTGAAATTTTCCAAACTTTATCACTTCTCGAACATGCCCGTATACATCTATCTGATATTTATTTTGATACCCAGGAATAAATCTGTAAGAGGTATCATACATGTTTGCTCATCTCCTGTCTGTATATATTTTTAACGGAATCTACAGTTCTATCAAGTTCTTTTGCTATCTGTTTGTGCGTATAGCCTTGACGTCTAAGTTTCATAACCAGCGCTTTATCATGAACAGAAATAGGAAGACGATGATTTAGATTTTTTTGAGATTTAATTGCTTGCTCAATCCAAGAAGGTTCTGGTAAAATAGAATATCGGTGATATCTCCTCCAATCTATTTCATCTTTATGGCTTTCTGCCCATATCCATATATCATCTGGGTGTATAAGATAAAATGGATGAGAATTACGATAAACCACCTTGTAAGGTAAATTACATTCTTCCATCCATCGTCTAATGACTCTCATATCTCTCCCAAAGCAAGTGCTAAGAGTTTTAGCATGCAGATATTCTCCAGCTTTTGTAGAAAGACCTAAATCTAAAGCTTTGTGTTTTATGCTTCTAGGTGATCTTTGCAATTTTTTAGATATGTGATCTATATTCATTACTTCATATTTGTTTTCTAAATATCGGATTTCCTTATCTGTCCATCTTAATTTCTTATCGCTGCGTTCATACAACTTCAATCCCCTCCGAAACACAATCAATGATAGAATAATAGTAATATTGAGCATCTGGTCTTCTTTCAAGAGCTCTTACAGTTCTATTTGCTTTTGAAATACTGTCAAATGCATAGTACTTAGAAACTTTCTTAGCATTTGAAGTTAATTCTGAATGTCCTTGACATATAAATTTGTAATTCTTAGATTCTTTGTGCTCTTGTTTAATTAGATACATGGAGTACTTCCTCCTTTATGTAAATGTTTTCTGTTCTTCAAGCGATTAAACATAATGAATACCTCTTTCTAGGTGAACTACTCGGACATCGAATGACCGGGAATTCCCGCTTAGGGTCTTAAAAATCTACCTGTTTGAGTATTTATCTAATATAGAAAATAGTGTTTTTGTTATCATCTGTTTATCTAATTTTTTATTAGCTACAAATATTGGTATCATGGTTTCTTTTATTTCTTTACAAGCATTATAACAATCTGTAATCATTTTATCGTCTACCACTACTTTAGGATAAGGAACTTCTTTGTTTTGATTATTTACATTCTCAATATTTAGATTATGTTCTGCATCGTCTTTTGTAGTCCCAAAATGACCAAACAGCGTATCTTCATAAACCTTTTTCTTAGGCTTTTTGTTTCCTTTTTCAAGCAAAGATCCTCCATCAGTCATCCAAGTAGCTAATTCATCTTTTATCCAATGACCATAATCTTTGTAATTTTTACCATACATGACACAATCTGCAATATGCTCCATAACTTCCTTACTGAAAGATTTCATCTTATCTTCAACAACAGATTTAGGAAATGCTTGTACATTTATTGGAACTTTTATACAAACTAATTTCATTTAATTAAGACCTCCTCTATTTATTAACGAATTACAGTAAAATAGCATATATATGATATATGAAATCATGTATATGCTATCCTACTTATTAAAAGAAAAGAGAACGTTTACAAATTTTCGATAATGTCTTCTAATTCGTCTTTCAAGTACTCTTTCATACCATCTACATCATTCAATTCTTCATCATCTGAACCATAGGTATCTGGATCATACAATCCTAGTTGAATATCTGAACCATTGCTGAATTCAAAAACTAATACACAATATCCATAATAATCTTCATCTTCTAAGCATTCAAACCTAAGTTGTTCTTCAAGATTTGCATCTTTGATTAGATCAGAAACAAATGTGCATAATTCATCTTTGATTAGATCTTCTTTGTTTAGTAAATTAGAAAAAATTTTCATTCTATTGACCTTTTTAGCTATTTTCATAGGATTACTTCATAGTCTATCGAATCTATCTTAGATATTTTAGAAAGCATATTTGAAGTATTACCTGTAGTTGTTTCTTTTACATACAGCGTTTTATTTCCTTCTAGAATCTCGTCTGTTGTTGCAGGTCTATATTTATATCGTTTCACTTGTCGTTTTTCAGACTCTGTAGGATAGAAAATAAGTACAAGATTATTATTTACATCATCACATCAACTGTCCATCTATCATAATTAGGTGTAACAGAATACATTGGACTTTTATATATTTCAGATACATCTTGTGCTATTTTATCTATAGCTTGTTTCTTATTTCTGGCTCCATATACTTTAACTCGTTTCATAATCGTATCCTATATATGTATATATTCCTATATAATTACAGTATAGGTTAATATGAAAATTAAAATATAGTTTCACCAAAAACGATCTGATATAAATTTTGTCTAAATCAGAAAATATTTACAAAATTTCAAGAAAAATGGATTCTAGACCCCTGCTAGATCTCATTGATCATGAAATTTTTGTCTAAATTTATTGAATTTTGTCTTTAATAGATATAATTTATTATCTAGCAATTACTTTACATCTTGTAAGATATGTACACTTAATGTCTCGATAATATGTAATAAACTATCTTAATTATATCTACGCTCAAAATGTAATCCATTGACAGATTTTCCAGTCTGTAAACATCCTCTAATACTCTCGTATCGCATACCTAGTTTTTTAGATGCACCAGATATTGAATCGTAGACTGTATTATTTTCTATGCACAGTATCTTAGTAGATAATGGGATTAGTCCTCTTTCTCTAGCTCTTCTTACATTTTCTTTCTGTGTTACCCACTCCAGATTATCTACTCTATTGTTTAATTTATTTCCATCCTTATGGTCTACAATTCTTTTAGTAGAAGGATCTGAATTAACACAAAATGTAGAAGCAATTATTCTGTGAACTTGATTAAATTTATTATTAGGAATTGACGCAAGAAGATATCCATCCTGTGAATATTCTTTGACCTGCTTATAATCAAAATTATCTTTCTTATAAATATGACCATCGTCACACGCAACGAAACCATCATATCCTTGTAATGGTATCTCTTTATACATTGTATATCACTCCGTTATAACTCTGTTAGTTTATTAGTAGATAATAAATATTTTACATCACTTCTTTCAACAGTACTTATCTAAGATACTGTGTAATTTTGATTTTGCCTCATCCTTTGATACTTCATCTTTCGAATTCAAAATCAAATCAATCATCGATTCTTTTATCTCCTTACAAGCAAGGAACATTTTTGATACTAGATCATCTGTTATTTTTACAGCTGGAAATGGTGGCTTTTTCTTTTGATTATCTAGATTTTCAATCTCAAGGTTGTACTTTGCGTCTTCTTTCGTTGTTCCTAGATCTCCAAAAAGTGTATCTTCGTAATCTTGTCGCTTTAGTTTCTTATTGTTTTTACTTTTAAGCGACCCGAGCAAAGATATCCATCCAGCAAGTTCTGTATCTATCCAGGAATTGTAATCTCTATGGTTTTTACCATACAAAACACATTTTGCAATATGTTCTAAAATAACTTTACTATGCGAATTTAGTCTAGATTTTATCTTATCTCTGCTAAATGATTGACCTAATATTAGAAAGTAGTACACGGTTTTCATCACATTCTTCTCCTTCTATGTTTTCAATTTTTAACGATCAGGTAAAAAATCTCACCAATATCAACTCGTGAAAGATAAGAGATCTAATACTTTTGATGTCTACAAAAAAATAAGAGCTAGTATGGCTAGCCCTTAGATTTACAGTATAGACTCAAGATCAAATATTCTCAATGATCTCTTCTAATTCAGATTTTACGTATGACTTTAACTCCTCTACACCATACAAATTAGCATTTTCTCCTCTGACATCTGAATTATAAAGATTGACTTCTAACTCGTCTCCAGTGTTGAATACAAAGAAAACAACACGATGTCCATATTCATCTTCCGATTCTTCTACTTTAAATGTCAAATCTACATTAAGACGAGCATCTTCAATGAGTTCTTTTACAAAAGTAGTGAGCTCATCAATCAAAAGATCTTCATTCTTCTTTTGTTCAGACTTTTCATCAGAGTCTTCAGGTTTGACTGCCTCTCCAGTTATCCAGTCATATACAGATACATTCGATTTCTCACATTCTTTCAAAAAATCATTCAAATCAATACTGTAGTTTTCTATCACTGAATCAAATAACTTATCGCTTTTACAGATAGCCACATTATCAATGTAATTGCAAAAGTTCGGAATTCCGTCTGGGCAGATGACTCTATATTCATTTTCAGAATTCACTGCGTCATTATTTCCAATAGACTTAGCATATTCTTCAGTATAATGAATAATTTCAAATCCTGAAGATATAAGTTTATCTACATCTATTTTTAATCGAACATTCTGGGGATTTTTAAATAGATCTTTATCAGAAGTCATAGAAAGATTATTCCAAGAACCTGGTATATATTCATTACTATCTAAAATAGATTTAAATTTTGTAAGCTTAGTTACATGATAAAGTTCTGGAAGCTTCTCTTCTAGTTGAGACGCAAATATCACTCGTTTCATAAGGTTGACCTTCTTTCCATTTTATCTTATTTAAAGGTGTTAACTGCGTTATCAGGGTCATGTCTATTTTCGTTTAAACTATCAATTACTACAACATACTCTTTTGCTTTACTGAAGTGAGATGAATTTTGTATAGTTTCTACAACATTATCTTTGTATTCAATAGTTGAGTCTACTACAAACACATATCGTTTGCATTTGTATCGTTTAATGCACTCATCTATCCATTCATCACAAGATTTACAATATTGACCCTGTAAATAGATTTCTTTGTCCTCATATGGTGGGCAAGTAAGCATTCCGTATTTGAAATATTCATCTGTATAAGATGTCATTAGAAGGTCTTGCTCCTTTACAAAGCAATTTTTTAAATTTAAAAAGTTTATCAGTTCTTTTGATTCATTTATCACCTCTTTTCGAATATCGAATCCAATATATTGTTTATTAGAAGCAATTGTTCCTAATAATCTTCCAGAAAACCCAGAAAACGGATCTACTATAGTAGAAAACTCTGAAAGATATTTCGTACAGATATGCTTAGCTAATACTGGATTGAATACACTTACTTTAGGTGCAACTTTAGCTACATTGAATCCTTGAAGGACTTTAGACGGATCTACATTATTTTGATAAATGTATCTGTTTGCTATCACTTTCTTAAGCAATTCGTCATCATTCCAACCGTCATAAGGAGATAAGAATTTGCCACAAGAGCAATGATATATAGATTTGTGGAAATTGTTTATTATACTCATTCCAAGTTTACAATAAGGGTTGTAGCTGCTCACATCGCATTTAAACAGACCATTATAGTCCTTGATCATACGATCTTTTGAATAAGTAGGATAAGGAAATCTGATACTTCTGCACCATGTAAATAGATCAGTATTATAATCAAATGTATTGTTTTCTATTTTTTGTATCATCTTTTGTAAATTTCTCAAATCTCGTTCAAAGTTATTTTCGACTATAAGGTGAAATATATGATCTTTAGGAACAAGATACAATCTAACATCGTCGTAATCATCTCTAACTCGATCTCCATCGGGATCTGAAATATAGGAATGCCAGTACTCTCCATCGCAATCAATCAATATTTTATATCTAGGTAGATAAAAGTCATACGAATGCATCAGACTATCTTCAGTCACAACATGTTCTTGAAAGTATTCGATCTTGTACGCATCTAACATGTTTTTAAGCCTGATTTCTAGACTGCTTTTCTTCTGTTTATTTGTAAACGCCTTTCTTCTGATATCGGGATTATAGATCACATTTTCAAACCCAAATCTGGATTTCATATCCTCTTTGAACTTCTGAGTTTTAAAGATGCAATCTTCTCCATATCTCTCCTTAACTGTTGATGCTCTATGTGATTTAGCTAATTCTTTACCTTGAGGAATATCAGAAATACACGTGACCCTATATTTATCGAATAAAGATTTCCTAATTGATTGTTTAGTGGATTCTAATTTAGGAATATCGTCAATATGATGTTCTTGGCGAAACTGTTTACTCGAAAATACATGGTCGGCACCATAATGCTTTTGAAATGTCCGTCTAACTTTATCTCTAACTTCAGGTGACTTTAAAGCTTCTGAAATTTTCTTTCTAACATCAGGTGATTGATTAGCTCTTTCGACTCCATATCGTTCGAGACAAGTCTTTCGCATCTTATCCTGAGATGATGCACTCGCGTTAGACACCTTTTTCTTCTCACGTACCTCAGGAATTTGCGAAACATTTCTAACACCATATTTATCTTGCAAGCATTTAACACGATAAAGTTTTCGACATTCTTTACTACATGTATTAGGTTTCTCAGTAGGGATACATGTGTATTCAAAAGATTTTCCGCAGACTTTACACACAGTTGAGTGTGGACCCTTACAGAATCTTTGATCTTTTCGTCTAGGCTGATAAAGTTTACCACACTCTTCACAAATTTTCATATTTATCATAGCTATCACCTCGTATACGTTATAACGATCATACGATCCAGATACTAAAAACAAAAAAAGGCATGCTTGAATGCATGCCTTTCATGGAATATTTATACTTGTATTTATAACGTTGCTCACAGAATTTTATCTACAAAAATATAACCTTCCGAAAGAGAATCAGTTTGAAGTGGTGATATTAGAACTACAGATTCCAGGAACACATAAAACATACTCCTTATTATCACCAAAATGACTCCTATTATGAATAGTATCTACTATGTATTGTTCAAACCCTTCATCAACTATTTTACACACCATTACATATTCATTTGCGTTAGGTACATTTTTCATGACTACTTTGAGCCAATCACATTGACTCATGGATTTAGCAGATTCATCAAATCCTTCAAAGTTATAATCTTCGAAGCATCTTCCAGTTTTTGGATCAGAATATGGGGGGCATATTAGAACAGAACAATTTTTCGTATAAATAAAATCTAATGCATTTCCTAACGAAATATTGGTTCTTCCTTTTTCATGATGCCATTGTACAAGTTCTTTATTTAAATCTATTCCTACGTATACTCTATGAAGTTCATTAGTTGCTTGACACCTTGCTCCCCAACCTGCAAATGAGTCTACAATCACATCCGACGTACAATACTTTGTTATTATATCTATAGCACGCTGCTTAGAAAACCATGAAGGCTGTTTACACGTTCTAGTAACATTTAATGCAGTCAGTACTTGTTTACTGCCAATGAACCCTCCAGAATATTGGATTCTGTTTAAAATCATATTCCACCTGATGAATTCGTCATAGAAAGCTTCGAATGAACTCTTCTTTCCGTCCACAGACACGTCATAAAAACATTTAGGTCGGTCTTTCCTGTATGGAAATTCTGGTGTGTCTGTAAAGAGTGAGATATCAACCCCAATAAGCGGGTACGGACATTTATCAGCATACTTCAATCCATTAGAAACAGATGAATTAGGTTCACCAAACATATTAACAGCATAATCGTCTGTTAAAAGTATAACATGATGTTTCTTATAAACATCAATCTTTGCAGCAATAGGTACGCCCTCATGATCAAAACAACCCGATAGCAAATGAGAGCCTTTACACTCAAATAACATACCATCAACTTCAAAATCTATAAAAGTTCTATGTGTCTTTCCATTATATTCGTATTCTATAGAGCTACACTGATATCTAAATTCTATATTGTTTCTAATAAGGAAATCGTAAAATATTTTTTCATACGAGCTATCTACCGAAGTGCCGTCACATGCTACAATCTGTGATCGCGTGAATGCATTTTTCCTTTGAGTATCAGGATTCTGAGAAGCATGTCTAACTCCGTACCTAGACAAACATGTTTTACTGATTCTATCTTGACAGCTTGCTGAGGATACAGTCTGACGTATTTTATCTCGAATATTTCTATCCTGACATGCATATGGAACTCCATACCGCTCTAAACATGTTTGAATCTTTGCTTCTTCGGCTGCAATACTAGCTTGAGACAACTTGTGTCTTACATCATCACATTGTGATACTACACGAGTACCGAATCTGTCAAAGCATGTCTTCTCTCTAAGCTTTGTTGCACATGCAGAACTACATGTAGTAATAGGATCACTTAACGAATGAAATTCTACAGGTTCTCCACAGATTGGACAGCTTCTATAATGAGGACCTTCGCAATACTTAGCAGTATTGCTAGAAGAGTAAAATATTTTACCACATATCTCACAGGTATGTTTGTGTTTAGCTAATGTAATTTTACGAAGTTGAGCGCTACATTCGCGTGAACATGTAGATGAGGGCTGTCTAGGGTCTACTTCAAAGTCTTTGCCACACACTTTACACGTAGCATAATGAGGACCCTCACAATAAACTTGTGTACCATTACTTACAAACAGTTTACCACAACATTTACACTGCTTATAATTAACTTGTCGAGATTTAGGCAACACAATACCATGTTTAGACTTAGATATTCTATCTCGTACACTATCAAGCTGAGAAACATTCTCAACACCATATTTTTCAACATTATGCTTCTTAACACCTTCAGTTCTACAAGTTTTACAGCAATACCTAGGTTTCTCTTTCGGAGAGCATGTATACTCAATATCCTTACCACATGTTTCACAGTATGTAATATGAGGACCACTACAATACACCTGAGTTCCACATCTCGGTGTAAACATCTTTCCACATTCTTTGCAAGCTTTAGGTTTGAATTTCATGTACCCTACCTCCTGTACATATCATAACGATTTTAGACAAACTCAAATAACTATCACACAGCAATTCTACAAAAACAAAAAAAGGCATGCACTCAAGCATGCCTTTCGTAGTGTAATTATGCTAGTATCTTACTGAATATCAGATGATGTTAGATAAATTGCTCTAGAAATGATAAACGAACAACTTAGTTTGACTACATCTCCACCTTGTTGACTCATCTCACCATTTCCAATAGCTCCTGGCCATGTTCCAGGACACTTGATAACGTCCCGTACGTTTCCTTGCCCATCATATTTTATGAAGTAGACCTGCCTCATATATTCAGATGGTAGTCCCATTCTTTCTGTATCGGGATCGTATACCTGTTTCCTCCAAGCTCTGAGCTGTTCTGCTACATTAGGAGAACAATAGCAATTAAGCGTCCAATCTACATCTGAAAATGTTACTTTGCTTGGGAATTTAATGACACCATTCCCATAGTGTACAGTTATTACATCTTGTTCTTCTTTGATTTCTCCGATACTATCAGTAGATAGTGTCAACAGGTCACTGTATTCTGTCGGAGAACTTCCGTCCATGTTGTAAATACGCACTTCAAACCAATTTCTTCAATATGATGACCTAATGTTACATCATACCCGCTAATCTGTTTATTAGCTGCACTATCTTTCGATAGTAGTGGAGACTATATCACATCCTAAAAAGAATAATTTTAGGAGCTGTGCACTACCTGAGGGTTTTCAGGATTGTAGTCGTTGAACCCTCCTCTATTCGAGGCGAAGGCTGCCGATTCCCGATTCTTATAGGCTTTAGCGTCTATTGCTATTTCAAGTCAATAGATTTGTATTGCAGCTTGACCCATCCTTGCAATTTTTTCTGCTTTCGCCGCATTCATCACTTATGCATATTTCATCATTATGATTGTAGCTTGCAAGGCTTTACGGTACGTCGTGTAACGCTTAATTCCGGCAATTCACACAGTTGCTATCACATGTTACCATATGAAAGAACCTAAAGTTGATTGTTTGTAGTAAGGGGCACATACCATTTCTTCGTAAGCTCACGGATGAAAGCTTACCGCAGTGTTATCTGCTGCTATATCCTTTCGAATATAAGTAGAGAGTACATCACATCTCAAAGTTGAGAGTCGTGCGCTACTAGTCCGATTTTCTAGATTATACTCGTTGAACCCTCCTCTGTTCGAGGCGAAGGCTGCTGGTTGCTGATTATTACAGGCCTTAGCGTCTAGTCCCCTCTAGATTTGTATTGCAGCATAGCCTATCTTTGCAATTTTTTCTACTTTCGTCGCATTCAGCTCTTGAGCTTATTTCATCTCTAAGCTTGTAGCTTGCAAAGCTTTACAGAGTTCTTCCCAGCAATTCACACGATGGCGACCACATATCACTATGTGGAAGAACTATTTTACTAATTGTCAACCCCTAACATATGGTTTGTTCCTAGATATAATGGGGAGAAAATTGTTCTCACATCCTTTCTCTTTTATGAAATATTAGTTAAGTTACATCTATATTTTAGGTCAATACCATTGACAAACTTGAATAAATATAATATATTTAGTATATCAAATGATCGTAATTGATGTACCTACAATAATGAAAAAGGACAAATACAATGATTGAAAAAATATGCGAAATATGTGGTAAAAAATATCTAGGATCTGAAAAACCTAATAGTAGTAAGATATGCAGATCTTGTGTACAAAAAAATGCAAATAATAAGAGAAGATCAACCATGATAAAAAAATATGGTGTTGATAATGTAATGAAACTTCCAAATGCATATGAAGAGTTTGTAAAAGCAGGATTCAATAAAAAATATGGAAAAAATATAAATTCTGCTATGGATATTCCAGAAGCTCGAGAAAAATTCAAACATACAATGATGGAAAGGTATGGTGTTCACTATTATATTCAAACAGATGAGTGGAAAAGTAATGCTAATTTCAAAATTTCAAAAATAAATAAATCAATATCAAATTTTTTACAGGCTAACGGATACCAATGTGAACTTGAATTTAATGTTGAAGACAAACTGTATGATATTCACATAATGAATACAAATATACTCATAGAAATTGATCCATCTTATACACATTCTGTCGTTGCGAATCACTGGAATAAACATGGCATAGAAGAAAAATATCATGTTGAAAAATCTATATTAGCAGAGATACATGGTTACAGATGTATTCATATTTTTGATTGGGATAATTGGAAAGCTGATATATTACAACTGATAAAAAATCCTACCCCTAATAGCGGTGAAAGTATTTTAACATTAGATAGATCTAAATATAGTTATAACGACTATTCAAAATTAGGCTACATACCAATAGAATTTACGCCTGTTAAACTTCATTACTCCTCAGGTTCTCACGAGATATCTGGAACAGAATATGAAAAATTGCGAGATGATGAAAAATTCAAATATCTTCCTGTATATGATTGTGGACATGTTATAATTAAAAAATCTGATGTAGATATTCCAGTCATAGATAATACATTGAACGAAGCTATATTTTCAAATAAAGAGATGTACGAAAAAAATGAAGAAAACAGAAGGATAAAAAATAAAGAAAGAGCATGTAAATTTTGCGGGAAGATGTTTATACCTAAAAGCAATAATCAGTGGTATTGCAAAAATGTTCATATACGAATTTGTCCAGTATGTGGAAAAGACTACATAGAAGATAATGTTGAAAATCTAAAGCGACCTCCTGTTGCGTGTTCATACGAATGTAGAAAAGTTCGTAGAGAGCAGACAAGTCTTGAAAAGTATGGTAGAAAAGATCCAGGGAACAACCCAAATGCTAGAAAAAAGGCGAAAGAAACGATGAAACAAAAATTTGGAGTTGATTACGCCATGCAGTCTCAAAAAATACAAGAGAAGTCTCGAAATACGTATAAAATGAATCACAAAAATAAGCGTCTATTTAGTAGCAATCAAACTGTAGAAATACCAGAAAATGAAAATGATAGAGGCTCTAAGATAACTCAAAGATTTGCAAAGAAGTTGAACGACGTAGGATTAGAAACTTCATTCGAGTTCAAATTAGACACTAAATTCTATGACATTCATATACTGGGCACCAATACACTTATTGAGATTGATCCTACTTATACGCATAATATTATTGGAAATCCTTGGAGAGATACTGGTGTAGATAAGTATTACCATAGAGATAAATCTAAACTTGCTGAAAAGCACGATTATAGATGTATACATATATTTGACTGGGATGATTCAGATAAAATAGTTGATATGCTCAAACCTAGAAAAAAGATTTATGCTAGGAACTGTTCTATTTACAAGATAAATAAAGATATTGGAGATAAGTTCTTGAATAGCTATCACTTGCAAGGAACCTGTAAAGGACAGATCTTATACTTAGGGCTTGTATATCAAAATGAGTTACTAGAACTGATGACTTTTGGAAAACCTCGATACAATAAAAACTACCCAGTAGAATTGCTTAGACTATGTACCAAAAGTGGATATTCTGTAATTGGAGGTGCGTCCAAACTTTTCAAATACGTTGTTAATGTCTATGAACTAGACTCTATATTATCGTACTGTGATATATCTAAGTTTGATGGTTCTGTATATGAAAAACTTGGCATGAAGTATCATCATGCTACGCCGCCTCAGGAAATATGGTCAAAACGAAGCGATAAGATAACCGCCAATCTCCTACGTCAGAGAGGTTTTGATCAGCTGTTTGGTACCAATTATGGAAAAGGGACAGATAACAATGAACTTATGATTGAAAATGGTTGGCTTCCTGTATATGATTGTGGACAAAAAGTGTTTGTCTATGAGTAAAATTTTATCTGTAAAGGACAAAATTTAAAGTGTGCTAGATTTGTACAAATATTACAAAAAAATAGAGCAGAAACTCATCTGCTCTATGAAAATCTCTGATAAAGTGTCTACTCACTCTGGTTCACAAATTCCTTGAAAGCTTTTCCTGGTTTAAATTTAGGAATCTGGCAAGCTTCCTTATGAACTATTTCTCCAGTTTTCAAATTTCTGTAATCTCTTTCTGCTCTCTGCGAGCTTTCAAACGTACCAAACCCGATAATCTGAACACCCTCGCCTCTACGAACAGACTCTTTTACAACGTTTACAAATTCTTCAACTACACATGTACAATCTGTTTTTGATAACTGAGTGCTTTCTGAGATCTTTGAGATCAATTCTTTCTTTGTTAACATTTAAGTTACCTCCTTAGAAAAATGTATGTATATATGTATTTCTTAACGATACTTACTTATACTTTACAAACCTATTAGACTGACCGTATTTTCTTACTTCATCCATCGTCAACCTTGCGGTGAAATCTGAAAGTTTTCTAGTCCAAAGAATGTCTGAATCTGCATGCTGATAAGTGATAAGAAAATCTTCGCTATCTGATGTCGCGTCCACGCTTATGGATTGAACTCTAACAAGAGACCCTTTAAAATGTTTGTAAAAATCTCCTAACATTTCGTGAATTAAAGGATCTAGTTTCGACTGTATTTCTTCTAATGTTAGTTTCTTTGTTGAATAGGTTTCCCTTTTACTGTACTTAGAAAATCTGTATATATCTTGTCCGTCAAAGTAGCTATCTAACAGATTTTGAATGCATTTGATTCCAGAATCTTCGTCATCAAAAGAACAGAGCGGTATTTCTCCTGTAGAAGTGACTCCTTTCACAATGTATCTGTAGAGCTCTTTGACAAGCTTCAAATATACGACACCATCTGGGAATGAAACTATTGTCTTGCTATCTTCACTTTGTAGAATCATTTTTCTTTCCTCCTTATTTGGTAATCTATTCATTCAACAATTTGCATGTTACAAGTGCAAATTGTACTTTGAATCTTTTCTCCTATATAGTTCAACGGTTCATAATCAAAAAATACAATAAGGTTCCGTATATATTAACGATCTTTAATTAAGATCGTTAAACAATAATATAAAAATAAAAACTGGTTAGAATACTGATTATATTTTTAATTACTTGAAAAAAAACAGCTGAATCTGACGTTTAAGTTTGTAATAGGAGACATTATTTTTGAAAACATATTATTTGAGTTATTTTGTATAGCATATAGGAGGTAACATAATGAAAACAATCACAATTCCATTGAATTTTGAAATTGATGTATACGAAGTTGTTGAATGTAGTGTAGAGCTTAATTTAGAAGATAGTGAATTCATTGACTTTGAAGAATCTATGGATCTGATATTTCAAATAAGAGGATATAAATTACAAGAAAGTTATGATAGCGATAGAAAAGATTCGATAACACGATATTATGTTTACACTAAGATAGAAGACGACGTCCGCTTAAAAGCACTTGTAAGTGTACGAGTATCTGACCATTACAGTCCAGATCGAAAGATAGGAGATAAGACAGTTAAAGAATATCAGCTTAGAAATAAATATGTAGCTAAACAAGCAAAGAAATTAGCTCAAAGTTTGGATTCTAAAGATGGATATCTTGCAAGATCAATAAACATCGTCTTTAACAAGAATAGATATGAAACTTACGATGATGCTCTAAACGAATTTACTAAACGACTCGATCGATATGAGAAGCAGATTCAGACAATGTAACATAAATTTAGTAAATTTTGGCTTAGATATGTAAAATTTCAATACATGAAAATAGGGCAGAACCATATCTGCCCTATATTTATAGTATCTTATCCTTTACTCTAATGAACTTCCTTGCGGCAATGCGATAAGGTCTACTGTGATGTTGTTTACAACACCTGTCACGATTAGATAAATCTTACCTATCACAGAGTTTGCGTTTACAGAATCTAGCCCATTGATGTCAGCAGACATTTCAATTCGGTATCCTTCGATTGCTCCTACATTCTGCATGGTATCCAGTAACGGGGAAACTCCTGCATAAAAGCTGTTGTAACTGTCGGCGTTGTTGTAACGGAATGTGATTGCCACACCGCATTTCCAAACTAGATTTTCAACTGCGTTTACTAGATAACGAGTCGACAGATTTGCAAGTGCTTGATAAGTAGCAGGTGGAGTTTCAAACAGCGTTGAGTTGCCCCATAAACTTGTTCCAATATCCGGGATATGTGTGATAACGTTTACGCCTACCCCTTCAAGTGTCTGCCATTCATCTAAGATCTTCTTCGGTACCTTGTAGTCCATCTTTCCAATATTCAGTGAATGTTTTCTTGATGTTGGAAGTGCCCACTCATATTGAATACTCTGACCTAAGATCATAGATCTTTGGATCATCATAGCTAAGAAAGACGGAGGAGCAATGTTTGTCTTAGAGGTTCCTGAATACTTATACTGTCCCCAAGGAGCGAACAATGCACAATGTGTTGCGTACAGACCATCTAAATCAGTGTTATTAGACGGCTCATATCTTGAAAGTTTTTGAGCATATCCGCATTCTGTTGCATTTTCTGATTCATTGTATACTCCCGATCGTTTAAGCGACCTTGGAATATCGATCATACCTGTTGCACATCTACTGTTATATGCTACATCTAATAACTTAATATGGAATGGGGATAACTCTTGGATCTTTCCTACATATTCATCTGTCAAGAATAAGAAATCTTGATCGTCCCAGCCAGATAAGAAAATACGATTATGATTGTATGTAAGCTTATCTTTAAGAATATCAAGTGCATAAAGTGTATCATGATAAATATGACTTCTGTAAGAAATCATGTGAGCTGTGAGTGAGTCTAAATTACTCAAACCTTCCAAAACTCCTAAATATGCAGGTTTCTCATTTAGTTCAACTTCTGCACCTGGATCTGCATTTGTTTTTGTTTTATATCCTACTTCGATGTATCCAGCTTTTACATACTTGACAGCATCTGCGATATAGTCTTCAGGAGTCGCATCAGCTTTGCTCAATGCATTCAAATCTGAACCGCCCTCTAACTTGATGATATCCGCTGTGTCAGCTTCTGCAGATGCTTCAGAATATGTGATAGTTAAGAAATTAGATTCTAACTCACTAATGTAAAGAATATTATCAGAGGCACTTGACTCATCAAATGTGCAGAGAAGATTCTCGACTGCGGTTCTGATTCCAGATGAGTCTACTACATATGTGATAATATTTGTTTTATAGTTAGACTTTTCAACAGATCCTGTTGTTTTGAAAACGACTTGGATGTTATTTCCAAACGTTCCAGGATATTTTGCTTTTATAGAATATTTCTTTTTGTTTATAATGACAGAGCTCTCAGCAGACTGCCCTAAAGACATTCTACATACCAGAATGTCATATCCTGCTGTAAGAAGTGTCACAGCCATCTGATAAGAAAAGTCTTTCGCTAGTCTATAACAAGAAGACGGTCCCCTATAAGTAGATACAAAAGACTCAAGACCTGTTTGATTAGCAGAAAATCTTTGCCATTGTGTTTTCTCTAGTACATCATCAATAGTTTCGTCATCTGATTTTGTTGAGAGATCTAAATATGGTCCCCAACATGCTGTGATCGGCATTGCAATACAAGCATAAGATGAGTTTCCAATACTATAAGAATAGTTTTGAGAAATCTCATTGATAACTATATTTGCCATACAGTTCATTCCTCCTTTATTTTTTCAGATTTAAGATTAGTAGGTTCTTCTTTGACCTGCGTAGTCGTTTCCTCTGAAGTATCAACTGTATCATCTACTGAGATATTCTCTGAAGTAGAAATCTTAAAGTCATTATTGATTTTACTTTGAGATATTTGCTTCTTTTTAGGTGATTTAGTTGACTCAGAAGTTTTTGATTCTTCTTTTGTATCAGTTACTACTTCAAAATATCTACTATGGATATATCCAGGAACTTCTTTTACTTCTCCTGGACGAAAAGTAACTCCGTAGTATGATTTAGAAACTACGGAAAGATTTCTATATCGTATCAAGGTTTTTACCTCCTAATTCTACAGAACTCTTGTTATTAACTAAGGTGTTTCTGCTACTATGTCAGAAGTTATTCGTCTTAGATGTTGTGGAACATAATCAACTAACACACATCCTTCTGTATTGAGAGTTATTGTGCTTCTGTATACTTGACCCTCTGTCAAATACTCCATTGTTCCAGACCCACGTTCAATACCACTGTCTACGTCTAGCACAAGACCAAATCTTACTTTTCTATCCGCTTCATATGGAAGATCTATCGTTAGATAATACATATATGAGTATTTGAATATGAGCTCTCGTATCAACTCGTCAATATCTGCTGTATTTGATGCCATCACAGATATCTCATATGACAACTTTATGGGAATAGATCTTTCATTGTATATGTTATTTGTTTTGTGATCTATGACTGCTTGAACACCTTTATGCAGTCTAGAAAAATTCCATCTGTCAGAATCTATGTCCATATTAGATTTTCTGTATACTGTTACAAGTGGAAATTGAATCACATCATTTTCCATCTGTGCTGCTATCATAATTGACGCGTTTGGATCAGAAGAATCAGACCCCGAAGCATTGACAATGGTGGCTACTTCTTCGTTATGGTTTATAGAATTCTTTAAATCATTTACGATTGCTTCGTCATATAGGTATATCACGTTCGATTCACCTCCTTCTCGCCAGTTTCTTCCTTTGTAGTATAAACATCTCCGCGATAGTCAAAATCCTTCTGTATGAATGTATTTGACTTATTGAATCTATGTTTAATCTCTTGTTTGGTCCTTCCTACAGTCTGATGTTTATCATACACAGGAATAACTTGACAAATTAAATGATCTGGAGCTTGTAAATCATAAGTTATTTCTGTCACTCTAAATATTCTGTCAGGCAATCCTGTATATTGTCCTGAAAATGCGAACATACAATCTTTTTGTACGTTTGGAAGATTAAAACTGCAATGTAACAAAAATGGAAGATCTGAACTGTTTTCTACTACCCACCCATATCTCTTATATGTTTTTATCTTCGGATTGCTATCTAGAAATATGTTAGTATCTATTGCAGATGACATATGATCAATTATGGATTCTCCTTGAGCGTTATGTTCTACGTAAATCGGATACTGATATTTTGTAGGTATCCCCTGTAAACATAATGCTTCATCGTATCTATCACGCATCAGCTTTATATCTTCACCAATCAAATTCATGATAATCCTCCATCGTAATGATGAATCGAATTTGCTTCTAGTAGATCATCGATATTCATTACTTTATTATAGAGCCAAGTCCAGTCATAATGTTTCTTATCACGCTTTGTTATGTTTGTTATGGATAACGCCCACCCTGATTTAATTGCTTCGTCAAATTCAGAATCAGTGCATGCGTAGCCTGGATTGATCCAATCTACTAAATGTTCTGTATTGAATAAAACAGCATCTGTGACAAATTCTTTCTGTGTATCTTGATTATAATGATAGTGATTCATGAGACGCAATTTGTCGTAATTCAAATGAGATAATGTCATAAGTAAATCAAGCAAACTGCCAGATATATGTTCCTCTTGTACAAACTCTACTAAGAATCCAAATCGTTTGAGCTCTGTTAATATAAGATCTTTAGAAAAATTATCGGTTATGCTAGAATACTCTGTTATGATATCACCTGTCAATCCAATACAATATGAAAACAATATTCCATATCTATCATCTTCAACAGATATATTAAGACCATTAAGATGTTTGTTATTTAGATATGTTTTTGTCGATATGTGTAAATGTTTACTATTGTTAGAAAGACACCCTTTAAGCTGTCTCCAATCAGATATTTTATATCTAAGAGGCGGATTCGTACATAGAACCATGTTTACCTAGTTCCTCCTTTCGTTGTTTTACATATCGTTTCATTTCAAACTGAAACGGCAATAAATCTTCATATGACGCAGAAGGATATTCTGAAAAATATCCTGCTATGCGATCTATACTCAAGTTATAATACAGTAGTTTCATATCTATATCAGATATATCTCTGTGCTTATCTCGGAATATAAAAAATCTAGTTATTACGCTACTACATGCCTTATAAGTCACTATATCTTCGTCAATAGTTGTTAGATCTGCAGTACAAAGTATGTTAAATTGACTAGGATTGAATTGCTTTAGATCATGAAAGAATAAATTGGTTAATTCGGATATTTTCATATTACCCCTCCTTCTGTGCAAGATCCATACTCCAAGAATTAACATCAGCAGAAGTAACTGGCAAAGTTTCAAGCAAAATTTCTGTAAGTGCTGTTTTATAGGTATCAGCGTTTGCAACTCCAAGATCTTTTAGTAAATTCACAATGGCGCTTGCTTGACTCACTGCGGAATCTCTTTTTTCAAATTGCAAGGTAGATTGATCTGTTATGATATCGGTCATGTGTAATTCATAGTTACCTGCAACTCCTGAAAATCCTCTTCGAATACAATATGTGTCGATAGCACATTTCCAGCCCTCTATGAAGGAAGATTTAAGACGTTGTAGTGCATTGGCATACAGTGAAGATCTTTGAGAAAGAACAGAACCTGCACCTCCTAACCCCTCATTCGATGAATAATTGAGAGCTTCTTTTGGAATACCTAATACAGATAATTTTTTGTTTTGATAATAATCAAGCAGTTTATTATCACTATCAGAAGTATCTGCCATGTTGAGGTCTGTTACAGAAACTGCATCCTCTCCTTTTACTCTTGGAAGATAAATCAAGTTATTAGGGCTTTGAGGATTTACATAACTTTGAGCATCTCCAGACCCTGTGTGCAATGACATTGTCTGTTCTATTACATTTTTTATATCCATTAAAATTTGACTAATTTCATCGTCTTCTGCGTTACCACATTCTACATTGATGAATTTTATTGTTCTAGCAAGTGAGGAAAGAATAGATGCATCTTCGAGTAGACTGAGTGTTTGTGTAGGTTGTGTTGCTTTTGCCATGAGCGGGTTTGCAAAACTCACATCATATTCTTCATCTTCTCCATCTTTGTTTCTCAAGGATAATTTATAATCTCCTAACAACCCACCTAATGAAAAATGGATGCATGCACTTTCTGGATAGAGTGCAGTTTCTCCTGTTTCAGATTGCCGGATATATCCTTGAGGCTCCCCCTTCAAATATAGATGAAGTATGTCTTCTGGATCTAATTTGTAAGATGGAATCAGATCAAAATCAGATTCGCTTAATGTGTTATCTGGCAATGAAACCACCCCTCTTCCACCACTACTATCTAATCTATACATATCAGTAGTAGGCATATAAAAATTACCAATGGTGGCAAGTTCTAAAATCTGATCTCTGGCATATTTATTTACATTCCATTTATTTTTTATAAGACCATTCACAACCTCTGCTACTTTTGTGTTCTCTGAATCTATAGATGTTGCCCAAAGAATCTGTCCTTGTGTATTTCGAAGAGTAGAATCTGTAGCATAATATTCAAGAGTTGTACTCACTTGTGAATCTTCTGCGAGTGCTCTCATTGTCGTGATCAATGTTTTTATAGTATCTCTGCATGAATTAGATCTCATATCAGATAATTTAAATAATGATCCAGACACTAAAGATCTAATCCAGGATGTTTTATTTGTATTACCTCGAAAAAGCTTTCGAATCCAATACCGTTGTTGTGCCATGTATAATCACTCCCTTCTCATGTTCTCACCCTAATCGATGAGATTTTAAATCGTCATCTATTCCATATTTCTTAAAAAAATAAGATTCTTCGAATATATCAATCCTATGCTTACGAGCTTTCTTTATAGCTACTCCTGATACATTTTCAAGTATATCTCCAATGAGGATACAATCTACATCTAGATCGAAATCTACACATACTTCACATTCGTAACTATTCAAGATTGCTATGATGTCAGAATAATTACCGTGAGAAAAACAACCAGTTATGTAAATCTTTTTGTTTCGGAATATTGGGTCTCCTATAAACTTTTTATTGAGACCTTTAAGCTTCAACCCTTTAAAATTAAGAACAGTGGAAACATCTAATGCTAAACTTGAAGATAGGCAAGACGATAAGATAGAATATTCGGTATTTGATAACATATGATCTTCTACTATTTTTTGAGGGTCGGATAGATAATATCGTAATGTTATAGGATCATTAGAACATTTGTTGATGAACAGAGATAATAGTTCTCGGTTTCTACAAAGTTCTGGAGAAATGAGCCCATCTATCAGCTGAAATAATGTAAGTTCTAATGTATTAGGTCTTATACCATCTAAGTACAGCACATCGGTTAAGGTTGTTATATTACCAGTCTTCACACCTGATAAATATTCTTCATAGGTCATATGAGGTAGTTGATAAGTGGTACAGAGATGTTTCACTAAAGGATAAAGTTGAGAAACACATTCTGTATTTGAACATTTACAATACTTATCGCATGTACTCAAATCTAGTAATCTACCGCAATCTTTACACTTATACATCCTTGATACTTTATGTTTGCTGTATTTGTCACACTTTATCACTCTATCGTCTTTAACATATATCTTATCACCTTCTGTGATTTGATAGTCAAACAATTCTTTTAGAGTCAAAGTAAATTTCTTATCTTTACAAATGATATCAGATATTATGTATCCATCTTTGTCTGTATGTGTAAAGACATTGGTCACGAAATATGTCTGAATAGTTGTGGGAATAACTTCTACTTCGTTTTTATTAAAGATCACTAAATGAGATACAATTGGAAATTTGAAGTTGTATTGATCTTTGATCATATCAATCATACCTGTATAAGACATCTTCTTAGATAAGATATAACCCGGAACTAATTTAAATCCTGATAATTTCAGCCAGTTTCTAGTATTTACATGTCCAGATATGTTAGAAGCAAAGCTCTTTACATGACTTGCAAAGAAGTTGAATCTAGAAGGATCTTGATGAAATAAACGCAAACACTCTTTTATGTGATCGTATGTTACAAATCCTTCTGATTTCAATTTAATGTCTGTATACAGAACACCATATACATAAGTGTTACCGTCTTTTATATTTATAGTTGACGGTATTTTATTGAATGATAATAAATCAGTCACAGAAGATTGCGGTAATTCTGATGTATTTGCTATGTACTGAAAGGCAGTTATGAGCTCTCCAGATTTCCCATAACTTAGAGCAATAGGTATTCCATAAGGACAAAACTCTATGAAATTTCCAGGTCGTATTGAATCCATGATGTTCATAATAATTCCTCCATAAACAGTTTTTATGTTTCAAATATATTAGTTTAGACAACAGAGTTGTAAACTATCTGATTATTATCGTATCATCCTAGTGAACATACTACCTGAAGATCTTCCAGATCTAGTATTATGCGCATTATTAACAGATGATATAACATTTGTTATCTTCTTTCTATCTAATGTAACAGTACCTCCATATTTTACCGCAGACCAAACAGATCCTGCGAAGCCATCTGACATATCCTTTGATTGACCTACTTCATGATCTACTTTACCTGAATAGCTATCACGTTTCAATCGTGTAAGCTCTCGTTCTAGTAATTCTATATGTAACATATCTATTCGCTCCTCTAATAATACAGATCTAAGAACTTTGTATCCTTCAGGTGTTCTATCCAAAGAAATTTTACCAGTATTGAACCCTTGAGCTTCTAATAGCTGTGACATATATTCACTTTGGTATTGATCTCGTGTTATTAGTTCTATATGAAATCCTGACTTTCTAAGCCAACAAATAAAGTCTGTTATCTTTGCATAAGGTATTTTGTCTCCTTTAGGAGATTCTATATCAATAGAAAATACATGACTTATGAATGGGAGAGATAACATAGAATTATCGTCTTGTAACACATCTTTTCTACCAGTTATACAACAGCACCCAATACCTGATTTGTCATCATTTAATGATAAATCTAGATGTATGAACCAATCCTTGCTTTTTAAGCTTGGATCTAATTTACTTATATCAAAAAACTCTTGTATAGTGAGCGAATCTTTTGTACCAATTGATAGTATGTCGCTAGGAAACGGATTCTTTCTATTGCCAATACAGCGATCCAATGTATCTTGAGATATGAAAGACAGAGATCCTTGTACTGCGATACCTGCTATATCTCTCAAGGCAACATCAAAGTCAGATAAGAACCTGGTTTTGTTGTCTTCAGGAACAGCTATGATCTCGTACCCTTGTTCTCTAATAGCATTCAAGCTTGCTTCGTCCTCGTGATCATCTGGAATGACATAGCTCTTAAGTGATTTACCTCCAATTGCAATATAGAACTTTTTATCTGATGAATATTTAGATTTAGGCCATACTTCCCATTGCGGTTTGTCAAAGACGTACATGTGTTTATTTCCAGCATTTCGTTGTTTAGATATATACTCTTCCATGAAATCTGAATCTGATTTCTTTGAACTGATTACATATAACTTACCAAATACTTCACCATTTTTGACAAAAGTACCTGTTACACGAGCGACAAGCGTATCATACTTTTCTTTCATACGCTTTTTTGACTTTTCTACATCCTGTATTCCAGCTGCCGCGAAGTTACACTCATCAAATATGACACAATACGTAGCTTTTCCAAGTGCATGAGAAGCTTCACTACCGTATGTGACTTCTATTAGACCACCTTCTGGTATATAAGTAGGGTTTGATTCACTTCTTGACATCTTACCATGACTCATGAACCATTTAGATGTTGATAAGGTATCATTGAATTCTTTAAAAGCTACACCTTTTGCAAGTGTCTGTGTTATATTGAAGAAGAACATAGATATACTAGTCACAGCTTTTAGACTAAAGTACTCTTGAGGATTTCGTAGACACATTATCCGGTAGAGTTGATAAGCAGCATCGGATACAGCGGTAGATGTTTTACCGGTTCTAGTTGCCCCTGTGAATACAATTTCGTAATACTGATTACCTGTATCTTCTAACTCTTTCATGGTATCCATCCAGGCAGGATATATACTCTTTCCGTTATTATTTGACGCTCCTAAATATTCCGTTGAAGTGAGAAACGTTTCTTTGTCAACGGGTATCTCTTTGTAATCTGATAACCAAATATTTTGATATGTTTCAGAATATCCATATTCTGCTAACTCATTCAATATCTGTAACAGTATCTTCTGCTCTTCGCTGTCAACGGAAGTGTATATATTCTTTATTCGGTCTACCAGTTCCATAGATGTATTCATTAGCTATCACCCCGCATTTAATTGTAAAAGAACTTCTCTAGCAGATGTACGAAGTTTTTCGCGTCTAGATGCATCAAGTGATAAAGATGTAGAAGATGAATTATCTTCATCTATTATAGTGTATTCGGAAAGATCTATGACAGGTTGTAAAAGTTTTTGAGATTGTAGCATATTGTCCATGAGTCTTTCCTGCATTGTGATTAGAGTCATCCATGCGCTAGAATTAGATACATCAATGGAATCTAATCTGTTTTCAATAGATTCATAAAGTTTTTCCTCTATTTTATCCATCATTTCTGTATATCGAATTATACGGGAAAGCTGATGATATGCTCTTAGAAGTGTTATATTTTTTAAAGATGTAGAAGCGTCTTTAGGGTTCAACTTACTGTATAATAGTTGATCCCGCATCTGCTCTACATCTTTATGTTGTTCTTGTATTAAATTTTGTTGTATCGACATTGAATTCTCAACAGTTTTGAGATTATTCATCATGTTGTCTCCTTACGTCTGTTCAATTTGAGAGTAACGCAAAAAAGATCATTTAAGATCTGCAAGTATGACTGCAAGATTAGCAATATTTTCTTTCACAATATCTAATCTATCGCAATCTTCAGTACAATTTATTGTGAATTCACCTAAACAGTCGATAGCAGATTGAATATGCCCTACAGCTTCTTTTATATAATCTGTCATATAATCTGTATCCCCTACCAAGACTTCATCTGTTATCACGTCCTGATCTGTCATGTTATCTACTACTGTATCTTCTACGATCACTTCTTCTGAAGCTTTTACTTTTTTGTTCTTTGAAATAATCATTTTATTGAAATACCTCCTTGTTTATAGTTAATCGCATACAAACATCGTTGTTAGAAGAATTCTCTATGTAATTACACATACTTTCGTATGCATTTCTTAACTCTTCATCGTCCTTTAACTCTTGAGCACATCCCTTTTTGACCTTTTCTAAGTAGATTCGTATATTCTCTATACTAGGAATCGCTTTATAGCATTCCATCTCTAAATATGCTATGTTCTCTACTACCTGAAAAGACCAGAAATATTTTCGTAATTGTTTGTATAACTTATTGTAATAAGATTGAATATGTGTCGAAAGTATCATATGTTATCTCCTTTACAGCAGATACTAGCTCCCTATCTATATATAATCTATCTGTTATATTATTATGCATCATGTACCTTAATTCTCGATAGATAAGTTCATCTTGTAATTCAAATATATATTTGTGATAATATTGATTGAATGATATTTTTGAGTCATTGAGATGCTTTATCTCTTCTCTGATCTTGTTTAGCATCTTCTTTCTGTCTTTCTTCATATATGTTAACTATCCGGAAGAATGTAGGTAAGACTTTCAGCGGCACTTCTGTTATATCTTTTGTTTTTGCTATGTACACATCATAAAAATATTGAAGTCCATCTATTGCTTGATCTAATTCGTCAAGCGTTGGTATCTTAAAATATTCTCCCCCTGCGTATTTGCAAAGGGTCAATAATTTTTCGTGACCTATTATAGAGAACAGCTCAGCTAGTCCTTCGAATCCATCTGTATTGTACAAAGGCGGAAGCAATTCTAATAAGTAGGCAAAGTCTAATTCTTCTCGAACAGGAATTTTATCATCCATACTATCACCTTTATGTCAATAGTTAAACTAGTTTATTTATTTCAAATACAATAGCATTATTACTTCTTGCTATTCTATTGAATTCAAGCATATTGTACCCACAAGATTTAAGTCTATTGATTATGTTTATCATAAGCTTTGATAAATTCTTATCGTCTTTATAATAGATCCATAACTCTGTGTTATCTATTACTTGATATCTTAAAGCTCCCGATGTCAACTCTTCTGCATTGAGAACTCCTAAGATAGCATCTGTTAGGAATCTGTTGTCTTCTTTTACATATGTTGTTGCGGTTACAGATTCTTTGTTATCTTCTTCACCTTCATTTTTTGATTGAGTAACTGTTTCTTGTTTGTCTTCGTCATTATCTTCAAGATCTAATCTTTTATCTTGCTCAGCTATGTCTTTATCTTCTGATATATTTATCTCGTTATCATCTGCATTGAGTTCTTTGTTGTCTATAGGTTGAATATTGTTATCTTCTAAAGTAGAGTTTTCTTCTTTATCGTCTACTTCTTGAATGATTTCTGTATTATCAACAGCTTCAGTCTCAGCGTCTTCGTTATCTTTTTGATCATCTAAATCTAGATAATTACTTAGCTGTAATACTAATTCTTTATTTATCGGATCTAATAGTGTTGACAAAATAATAGATTTTCTATTGCTATACTTATATTGTCTACAACTTTTTATAGCTTTCATTTATGTTTATCACCTCTGTTTTTTGTATCCTATTAGAATATTCATTTTCGACTAACTCGAAAGTTTTAGATAAAGATAGGGCTTTTCTGGTTCATCATTTTGAATTGTGTATGAAAAATACAGATTAGCTGTATCATTTGTATGAATGTTTACAAGTCGTACTGTATAAAGATGGTACCCGATACTTAAATCTAAAGAAGTAACAGGAACATCTATCCAAGCTCTACACAAACACATATTGTATTCTTCTTTAAACAACTTGAAATTCATAGGATTCAATGAATAGATGGAAACAAATTTATAGTCTCTTACATCTATATTTAAGTGTATAGGAAGGTATCCTATGCTGTCAAATTCAGACCGTCTGAATACTTTATTTACACTTGATATTTTGTCTCTACAAATTGTTTCTAAATATAAATTAGGATTCGGATTCATTTCAGTATCTTCCTCACTTCTACTTCCAAGAAATTAACCACTGTGAGTTTGATTTAGCAGTTCTTGCTATTTCTGTTAAAGAGTATCCTAACCCTGTAAGATATGATTTTAACTCGTCTGTCATTGGTCTCATCCAAAGTACTTCATATTGATTACATGCGGATGCAGTATTTATGATAAGTGTTACTTGTTCTTTAAGCTCGTTCTCAATATTCTTCTTTGTTATATCTTTGGATTCTACGGATGTATGTTCTTTATCATATCCATTGTAATTTTGATTGAATTCCATAAAATTTACCTCTATACTTTATTACAGAGATACAAGGTCCTACAGATTACATAACGTATTGCTTACTTTCTTGCTTAGCGGATGTATCTACTGAAGACCTCAAGCAGAGGAATAAATCTAATAGATCTGGAAAAACATCATTCAAGAAACAATCAGATACAAACTGTTTGTTATATTTAGTTTCTTTCTGTGGTTGTAAATACTTCGAGTACAAAGAAATAAATTGAAATAACGAATTGTGCACGTATTCAAATGCGCAAGATTCTGAAATATTTACAATCTCGGTACACTTAGAAGACAACGAGTCAAGAATCTTCAAACTGACATCTTTTCCATAGCTAAAAGCATTTACGAAAAAAAGAATGAGTGATTTTATTGCTTTTAACTTAGAAGACAAATCCTCAGAATTTTGATAAGCTTTGAAAAACTTAAGAATTGAATCTAGCACAGTAAGATCTTCTTTGTTGATATTCTTTTTGAACGAATCACACGTTAATGAAGATTCTAATAATTCTGTATGACCTATCAGATCAGATTTACAAAATCTATAAGATTTAGTTGTGTACGAAATACTTTTTTGTTTGTTTGAAAAATTAAGTACGTCAATGTCCATGTTTATGCTCCCCTTATCTCTCTAGGTTGTGTTATTTTTCTTCTAATCTAAAAGTATGGCCTTCAAAGAAAATCTCATTTTTATGCTGTGTATAAAATGAATTGTAGAATTTATCATAGTTGAATCCAAAGTATTTTGCAGCTTTAGAAACAGATGTAAATAACAAATTCAAATCTGTGCACAGAATGCATTTCTTTTTCTTTTTTACAGGCCGATTCAATGACCCTTTTAAGGAATTAAGTTCATTCTCAGTATGACGAAGCAATTCATCTCTTGCTTCAATAGATTGTTTAAGGGCAGAGATTTCTTCTTCTTTCTCTTTCTTGTATCTTTCAAAAGATTGACAATCATCTAACTTATCTTCATCAGAGATAGGAATGCCAAATGTTTTATTAAGCAATTCAAATACATACTCACAGATCATAGGTCCTTCGGTAGAAGGTAGAACAACAATACCCCTACCCTTAGTGTCTCTATAGATAGATTTGTACTTTTTTGTAAGGATCTTTCGTACATGTCCTTCTTCATCAATTTCATACTCTGGATACTTTTCTAACTGAACATATTCTTTCATCATCAATTCTCCCCTTCTTCTATAAACTCTAAATTATATCTACAATGTATTTAACGATTC